CTAAAGAATAAACAAAAAAACCCACCAATTGGTGGGTTTCTTTTTTGTGGAGGTGGCGGGTTTCGAACCCGCGTCTTGCTCGCAATACCATAAATGGACTACACGTTTATTCGATTATTCATAACCGACAAATAGGTGGTTCCTATTTTGACATCGTTACCATCAACTGTGTCGAGTTCACTTTAATAGGTAGCACTCTGAACGAGACCTTTGACACTCTAAGGTGGTATCACACCGTAAGGACTTCTGTTCCAAGGTTATGTGTCCATCGACCCGTCAGTTACGACCAATTAGGCCGCAACTTTAGAAGTTGCAAGAAGACCTGCTACTTCCATGTTGTTGTAAACGTTGCCGCTTAAAAATTTCCACCATGGATTAAAGTCATAGATGAAGTCTGACTACGTGCCCATTTACCATATGTACGCCAATCGATTCCATACACCCCCATAAGTCAAAGAACAGGACAAAGATAGTTAATTTTCTTCGTCTATAAAATTTATTGTAAATATACCATCAATTTCTGTTAAATCAAAAACCCATGGTTTATTTATTGGTTGATACCTTTCAGTACACGTTGATGCATTTACAAATACAGTATCATTCATTTCCACAATACCATAAGCACCATGTATATGACCAAAAACATGTAAAAGTGGTTTTAAAACTTCAACACGTTCTCTTAATAATTCACATCCAACCTGTAAGTTATTAGGTGTAAAATCTCTAATTCCATGTGGTGGACCGTGAGTAATTAATATGTCAGTATTGTTAGGTATGTCATCCCATCTCGATTTCAAGACATCCCCATTTCTTGGTAAGTTGAATGCCCAATCAAAAAATTCAGGTTGCCATGGTGAACCATATATTTTTATAGGTCTTGAAAATTCCGAACTAACTATTTCTAATTCACCGTCTTCCAAATATGTAACATTATGTTCCGCCAATATGTTTGGGTCCAAATATAAATTTAACCATGTTGGTTCCCTTTCAAACGCAAAATCATGATTACCCGCAATGAAAATTTTATAGGTAAAACCTTCAATGTTTTGAAACCATTCAATAAACTCTCTCACCTCGTTTTGTCGACCGACGTTTGTACAATCACCAGCATGGATTAATATATCCCCATTTGGGATGTTATATAACATTCCTTCATGTAAGGAATGGGTGTCGGATATACAAACAATTCTCATATATGTAAATATACTAAAAAATATTCAAAAAAAGAAAGGGTCGGTTACCCAACCCTTCCTCGGGACGACCGGTTTTACGGTTCGACTCCACCACTTGGTTTCAAAAAACCAAGAAATTACTTTTCGTTAAGTAACTCTGTAATTGCTTCCAATTCCATTTGAGCTTTTAATTCTGGTGAAATTAATGAGTTCAAACGAGATTCGATTTCAGAAAGTTCTTTACGTTTTTCTTGAATTGAAATTTGATTAACTCTTGTTTGAAAATCGTCTTTCCACTCATCGACAGTAAATCCTAACCAAGTGAATTTATAATTCACACCAAGTTCTTTGGCTGCAGATTCGGATTTATCTTTTCTTTCCATAAGAAATGCGTACATCTCTACGATTTTACGTACATCTGTAATAGTTGGAATCGATGTTCTGTCATGTGCGGAATTTGCTGAGTAACCGAAGTTACCACTGGTTTTCCAACAAGGCCTTTCGGCTTTTTCAATTGCTAATTTTTTACTTTGAACTAAATCAAATAGTTCTTTTACTTTTTCATCGGTGGTCTTTGTTGACATAATTGTTGTTTTAAATGTTGTTTATTTTGTTGTTTTTAAAAAATGGAAACTGTGTCAGTAATTGGTTTTGATTAATAGTCAAAGTAGAAGTAACTGAACACATAGCCATGTGTATTTTAAAAGTGGAAAGACTACAACTGATTTTTGATTTTTAGCTTAAATTTTAGAAGTAAGTTGATAGATAGCCACTTAAGATGATTAACGGAAAGAGTGCGGGTGGTTTAACATCCAATTGTTTGATAGAAGTAACCCAATACATAGCCGTCTAAGAAGTTATGTGGAGATTGTGTGTCTAACGATGTATCTGATAGTTGTGTGTTAGAAGTAAGACGTTTGCATTGATACTTTTGTCACCGCTAAGGTCCAAAACAGAACCACTCCGTGGTTTGATGTAATGGACAGTTGACTATCCTCTCAATGGCTCACATAGCCACATATAATATTTCAAAGAACTGATGGGTGGGTTTAGACACCCATCAATTTACCTGTCTCTTCATAAGAGTAACAGAAGTCCTCGTACTTGAAATGTGTATCCACATTCTCGTCAAGAGTAACTTGTTTTCCTCGACCTTCTACGTGTAGAAGAATAAGGTCATAAACACTTACTTTTGGTAACTCAGCGTATTGTTGAATTACTTTAAGGGTGTTTTTGAAGTCGCTCCTGGCGGTTACAAAACCACTTGAATCAATGTCCAACATGATGTACTCTTTGGTTTCAAAGTCAATAATCGCAATCAAAGTGTTTGATGACTCAGATTCTAATGATTGACAATTTGAAATTGTCTCAGGTAACCACGTTTTATTTGATTCAGGGTGTTCTCTCTCCATGATACCAAAGGATGTTTCAAGTGAACTTAATGTACCTCCATTGTAGTTTCTCACATCAATGACTCCGTACTTGAATCCACGACTTAACGCATCTTTAATGTCGATGTCGATGTACTCCGCACAAGGACCCTGTCTGTGTCTCACATCCCCCGAGTGACAAGAATTACCGACTCTCAAATTACTGAAAGATAGTACTTCTGACACTTTCTCACCAACAAATGTAACACTCAAATCCAAGTCTTCAGAACCACGCTTGTCCATCCAATGAACAAATGGTCTAATAACTTTTGCATCAGGGTTATCGAGTGGAACTCGCTGACCTCTAATGATGGGTTTGGTTGAGAAGTTCATACTTCTCATGTTGGTTGGGAGAGGAATCTTTTTTAATTCCTCATCAATCCAACAGTTACCCAAAGATTCCATTAATGAAAACTTATCTCTAAGTGTTTCAAATAATTTAGAGTGGATGGTTTCCACAATCTCTTTAGGGATTGCTGGTAGTGATGGTAATTCGGTACGTTTTCTCGCTCCTTTAATCATAACCGACCTATTTGTTTTAGGTTCAGTACGACCTTCAAAGTGAGTGTAAACTTCAAACAATACTTTGTTCGATGTACCTTTTACCGCTTCTCCGAAGAATTTCATGATTGTTTCAATATCTTGTGGATATGTACGAACCAACCAATCTAATCGACGAGAGAATTCACCGGGTCTTTGAGACAATACTCTCAAACCATTCTCTATACCTTTATTGAAACCTTCATTTACAAGAGAGAACCAAGATTTAACTTTCTCGTTTCTAATCTTATTGAACGCGTCAAAAGATTTAGGGAATTGGTTTTTATACTCACCCGGGTGTAAGATTTCACCTAAACGAACCCATCGTTGGTCTCTTAAAACCATTTCTCTTGGGTCACAGTTTGTGTTCTCAAGTAAACCCAAGATGTATTTTCTCTCTTTACGAGTGAATTTCTTGAATTTGAACTTTTCTCTTTCAGGATTTACTCCTTTGGTAGAAGACCATCTGTTTAGTCTAATTTCCTTTTCAGGAACTTTAGGTAAACTGATGTCTCCACCTGAAAGATGAACGGCTATTCTTAAAACGTCGGTTGAAGTCTTTACTGGTAATCCCTCGATTCCCATTCCCGCGAGTGTACACAAATTCTCTTTGAAAGGAATTGTGTCAGGAAAAATCAATGTTTCACCACTTGATACAAACCATTTAACAATCTCAAGGTCTTGAGGTGTTAATGATGTGTTGATTGATACCAAGTCAGTGAAGATTTTTGAGAATCTTTCAGAAGTACCATACTTAATCAAGTTGTATTTGATTTTCTCAAACTTGATTTCTTTTTCATAAGTATGAGTTGATGGTTCCCATTGACCGTTACTCCAATAGTGTATAATTGCGTTCATATACAATTCGAAGTCGGACATAACCATCACTTCTTGTGGGAAATTCTTATATAGTGGTTGGTAATTACGATTACCCCCCATTACATTTTTCAAATGATTCAATACCTCGTCATTGAAGTTTTGAATAAACGATAAATCTGATTTGGATAACGCGAAGAAAGCATCTTCGTCTAACATGTAACCCCATTGCATTAAGTGGGATTGTACGGTCGCTACAGCGATTCTATTATCTTGACCGTCGTTTGGTGAACATACCAAACCTTTTTGAAATGCTGCTAAATTCCTTGTTGTCATAATGTCGTATTAATGTTGTAATTTATTGTAGTGGTACAAAGATATGCACACTTTTTCTAAAAACAAAGTTTTTTTTAAAAAAAATCAAAAAAAATTTTTAAATCCTTACTAAATGGTTGGCACTGTAAGTAACCATAGCGCCCGCATGTTTGTATCTAACCTTGTACCCCATGCCCTCAACCAAACCAACGGCTTGTCTCAAAACCTTATTTGATTTGTATTTGGGGTCAGGATTAAGGTCAATATCAATCCAAGTGGCTTTTGGTAAACCATTGTTTCTCAAGTGTTCAGCAACTTCAACCGCCTTCCACACTTCAGTCATTAGTCTACTTGATGTATCTTTTTCAAATGGTGTTGTGTCTTTAGTGCACAATACGTGTGCACCCTTACCTTTTGTGTAAAGTGCAATAACCACCCCGTAAACCGTTTTGGAATTACTAAACGATTGTGAATCTGAACCAATCAGTATCTCCACATCAGATTTATCCACCAAATAATCTTTGATGTAATCTATAACGTCGGTTATAGGTGTTCCGTACAATGTTCTAAATTTTTGCATACCATTCTATATTCTATAAGTACTCTGCGGAAGGTGAGGGGCTCGAACCCTCGCGGCTGTGACACCCTATCAGTTTAGCAAACTGACCCCTTCACCAACTTGGGTAACCTTCCTGTTATATTGGAATTGATTAGTTGCCCCTGAAGGATTCGAACCTCCACACTGTGGACCAAAACCACATGTCCTGCCATTAGACGAAAGGGCAATATGAGCGAATAGCCAGAATCGAACTGGCATCTTCAGATTGGAAGTCTGAAGTAATGACCGTTATACGATATTCGCTTAAAAGGTAGACCCGGGCCCAACAAGCCGTTTTCGTACGCAACGGAAGGGCCCTTTTTAAGGTCTACTTACTTTGATATCTCCATTTCCTACCCTTACCTCTTCGACCAAAAAATTCTGTTAAAGAATGACAGTTAGGACAGAGTAACTCAACATTTGATAAATCATGATTATGTGGGTTACCATCTATATGATTAATTTGGATTGGGACTATCCCTGTATGTTCATTCACTTTATCCCATTCACAAACCATACATTTTTCACCAAATTTTTCTATCAAATATTTTTTTGTTATCTCGTGGATTGTGTCACATCTTGTATATCTTTCAAAATTATTTTCCTCTAAAGATTTGAAAATATTTTTTCTTTGATATTCGAATTGACACTTATTATTACAGTAAAGATTCCTATTAGGAATTTCACAACCACAATTCAAACATTGTTTTTCTTTTTTTTCTCTATTTCTCATTGGACAACCATTATGTAATAATAAATATTGGTTGTCCGATAAAAGTGAGCGACAGAATGGAATTGAACCATCGTCCCCACCTTGGCAAGGTGGTATAATAACCGTTATACGACTATCGCGTGGAGTGGTCTTCCCATAACGATTTCCTTAACAGGTTTTGGAGTTAAGGGTGCGACCACATGATGATATTATTTTTGATTTTTTTGTTGCCACTCATATGACACCGTATTTTCGGTAATCGGACCACCTTTTGCCCATGTTTTACATGTTCTTGCGGAGTGACATTTAAAGTGATGCATCCAACAGTATCCTAATCTACCACTATCATCAGAAACCGAACCTGGCATACATTCATCCATTCTTGGTGATATATCAAATGCAACACAATTACCACATAGTGATTTTTTAGCGGCTTCAACAGTCGTATTCCAATCGGATGCAACCATTTCCCAATAATCACCGGGTTCATCAATATTAAGTGGACCATATTTTATATAATCCGCTTTTATTGATTTGTCTCTATTATTAGTGTTCAACTCTAAATCTTGAGTTGCTTTAGGACACTCCATTTCGGCTTCAGATAATAATCTTTTGTTTAATCTTTCGATAAGTTGTTTTTTCTTTTTTAATTCAATTCCCATGATTTTTTTATATATAAATATCTCGTGGTCCCTCACGGGCTTGAACCGTGGACCTACCGATTATGAGTCGGGTGCTCTAACCAACTGAGCTAAGGGACCAATGGTAGTGGTGACGGGATTTGAACCCATAACCTTGACGGTATAAGCGTCCTGCTCTCACCAATTGAGCTACACCACCAAATCCAACGAAAACTCTATAATCGTACTCATTAAATGTTCTTCGTCATAGATTTTTATGTTCTCAAGTTCGATGTTATAAGAACACATATCACAATCCCATAATGCAAATCTTAAACCTTTTTTGAAATCATCCATATCTCGAATGTTCAAAACACCCATGTGACAATAAAGAGGATTGGGTAGGTATTTCCTTTCCAACATTTTATTGTGTTGGTGGTATAAGTCCCATTTTTCTTTATTGCCACTTTCATCCTTACCATTCCATTCCCCACCATGTTGTGTTGTTACATACCATTCGGTGTCCAATCTTTCATTCTCTAATGAATCTTCTTCAGATACCTCAATGACATTACGAGTTTGTAACATATCAGTTGATAGGGTTGGGAGATAATTGTGAACGATTTCCAAACCAACATAATGACCAAGTTGATATTCTGCGGTTAAACTATTTTTCCACTCGATTCTTTCTTGTTTGAACCTTTCCTCCATTTCAGGAGTGATTGAATCCATCATACTTTTAATAATGTTATTTCTTTCCATACTATTACTTTTTGTTGAAAGGGAGGGATTCGAACCCCCGTACCCCGAAGAGAGCAAATTTACAGTCTGCCGGTTTTAACCACTCACCCACCTTTCATTGTTGTACCGAAGAAGGGACTCGAACCCCCACGCAATTACGCGCGACATCCTAAGTGTCGTGTGTCTACCATTCCACCACTTCGGCAAAGTGTAGGACATCGCTTAACCTACGGTGTTGCTAGCATTACACACCTTCGATGTTTCCATCAGCGATTTTTTTGCTCCCCGACCAAGATTCGAACTTGGGACCCAACGGTTAACAGCCGTTTGCTCTACCACTGAGCTATCAAGGAATTTGTAGGGAAAACAGGACTCGAACCTGCGACCCCCTGGTCCCAAACCAGGTGCGCTAACCAACTGCGCTACTTCCCTATTAAAAAAGATAGTGATGGAGTACCCGTCTCGCTCCAATCTTAACGGCTTCTTCTGAGTTTTATCAGTGCACCGGCCGAGGGTGATGAACACTATGAACCTTACAACTACTTTGTCGACTTTCATTGTAAGAGTGACCACTATCTTAGTAGGCCCACCAAGACTCGAACTTGGAACATCTCATTAGAAGTGAGAAGTTATATCCCTTTAACTATGGGCCCATTAAAATGAAAACCTCCTTCTACGCTCACCGTAGTTGTAGATTTGATTGGACATAGTTTACTGTCCACCTGTTGACGTGCACATCAGAGCAGGGTCCATCACAGTTCACTTTGGGTCATGTAACTCATTTGGGTAGCTAATCCCAAGAGCCAAAGTTTCTTTCAACGGTGCTAATCCGTCCTCTGTAAGGAGTTTTTCATTTTTGTACCGAGGATGGGAGTCGAACCCACACGAACATTACTGTCCAAGGGATTTTAAGTCCCTCATGTCTACCATTCCATCACCTCGGCATTTACCAATTCCAATATGTCAAAGAACAAATCTAATCAAAATATAAACAACAAAATCTTAAAAACAAAAAACCCGAACTTTTTTTGAGTTCGGGTCTTCTTATTAGTAGGTTAAGTTCCTTACACTTTTAAAAACTCCGAACATGGGTCACATAAATATATACCTCTCCCATTACCACTTAGTGGGTTGTTCAAGGGTTGTTGTATGTAAACCATTTTCATCATTTTGTTTATAACTATCACAAAGATACAAAAAGTTTTTTAATTTCCAAGTTTTTTTAAAAAAAAATTAAAATAAATCTTCACACCATATTGGAGTCTTTTCACCAACGTAAGAACCGGAAACATTAAATTCAAAATATTCTACCGCTTCTGTCATATCCATTCCTTGATTCATAAGTATAGTGATACACTTCTCAACAGAATAGATTAATCTCATTGAAGATGTTTCAATTCCTATTACCGCATCATCAAATCCATCAGCAATTAAGATTTGTTCATCTTCGTATTGTTCTAAAATTTTTTCTAACATATTGGTTTTTTTTAATTTAATTTCAGTGTAGCCCGACGGGGAATCGAACCCCGCTTTCATCCGTGAAAGGGACGTGTCCTAACCGATAGACGACCGGGCCAATTTGAGGAGAGTGAGGGATTCGAACCCCCGGAACCCTCACGAGTTCTCCTGATTTCAAGTCAGGTGCAATAAACCAACTCTACCAACTCTCCAATTACCCCACCTGAGATTACGGTGAGTAGTCATTTCGGTTTATTTTCTTTCAAACAACCTGAAGGGCGTCCCCGTTAAAAAAAGTCAACACTACTGGGAGGAGGTGTGTCGCTCTCCTTTGTTCCCATGAAGTCCCACTCGCGCCGTAGACTTTCTGCGGAATCATTCTTAAAGTCTTGATTCGAAGACTCTGAGTATCTCTTACTCATTGCGGTCCCACCGGGAATCGAACCCGGCACTTCGCCGTGACAGGGCGATATTATAGCCGATTAACTATGAGACCAATCGGAGCCTCCTGTCGGATTCGAACCAACGACCCGCTGATTACAAATCAGCTGCTCTGGCCAACTGAGCTAAGGAGGCAATAGTGGGTCAGAGTAGTCACGGCCACCTCTGTTCCTTCTGACCCTTGTCATAACCGTGGCAAGATGTGGCTCGACCCTAATTATGACCATTTGTTGCGGGGGTCGGATTCGAACCGACGACCTTTAGGTTATGAGCCTAACGAGCTACCACTGCTCTACCCCACGATATATTTCAAAGAACAAATAAAATATAAGAAGTAAATTCCATATTTCAAAATGTTTGGTTGCGGGACCCGGACTCGAACCGGGAACTTCAGCTTATGAGACTGACGAGATGACCACTTTCTACGCATCCCGCAATGTTTGGTTGGAATAATAGGAATCGAACCTATAACCTTTCGCGTATCAGACGAATGCTCTAACCAATTGAGCTATATTCCAATTTGGGGTAAATAATCGGATTCGAACCGACGACCTTCTGGACCACAATCAGACGTTCTAACCAACTGAACTATATCTACCATTTATAAATTATAAGGTTCAAACCTTATAATGAACCATTATAAGTCTCACACCTTATATTGAGGTCCCGAGTGGATTCGAACCACCGAATAAGAGTTTTGCAGACTCCCCCCTTAAGCCACTTGGGTACAGGACCGTGGTGATTCCTAAAGGACTCGAACCCTTACTTCAACGTCCGTAGCGTTGCGTGCTATCCATTACACCAAAGAACCATTACTTAATTCGTTCATCCCATTCTTCTTGGGTCCCCAATCTAATTGGAACGAACAATGCAAATCCATCATCATCTTCAAAATGGTTACAATCATCCTCTCTCCAACCAAACTTATATCTCATGTGTATAAATTTGTTTGTCTCTTGATTCCATCTTGCGATTGTGGTATTTCTATGTTCACCAATATAAATTTGACCATTTACTAAATCTTTTTTAGGAATCGCACCTGCGTCAATTAGTTTCGGAACATAGAACTCTCTCCATTCTTTTTCATCCACTCTTGGAAGAGTTGGGACATCTTCGGGATTATTAATCTTTGGTAAATTCTCCCAATGATTCCTAATCATTCTTTCCCTCTCTTCTTTTAGTTTCATTTTCTCCGCTTCAAATTTCATTTTGACGGCGTTGATGTTATCATTTCTTTCCATGTCGTTTATTTTTAAAAGTTTGCACAGGTGGAGAGATTCGAACTCCCAACAACGGTTTTGGAGACCGGTATGATACCCTTTCACTACACCTGTGTATTGTGTAGTCCCTGTCGGATTCGAACCGACGACCCTCTGCATGTAAGGCAGACGCTCTCCCAACTGAGCTAAGGAACTATGAAAGGAAAGAGGAAGATGGTTCAGTGGACATCCTCTTTTACGATTGGCGTTACTTCAGGTGAATATCTGCAAACTCCGAATACATCATCCAATATTCACTCTCGAGATATTGATGTATCATTCCCCAATCAACCTTTGTGTCCCCGATGCGACTCGAACGCATAACCCCCACATTAAAAGTGTGGTGCTCTAACCAATTGAGCTACGAAGACAAATGTGGTACCGACAGGAATTGAACCTGTGACACCCAGATTTGTGGACACTGTGGGAATCGAACCCAATCGTTCTGATTGCAAATCAGACGGTCTGCCGTTGACATCAGGCCCATAAAACAAAAAAACCTCGAGATTTCTCCCGAGGTTCCTTTATATCGTTTTAAACTAAACAACTTACAAGACACCTCGGGACATGCAAATATCAGCCACCTCCGCCCATTTTGAACAGATTGTAAATGACATTGTATGTGTAAAGCGTCTCATTGAAGTTTTATTTAATTTTAAAATCTTTTACAAAGATAATAATAAGTATGCTGAAAAACAAGAAAAGTTTGAAATTTTTTTAAAAAAATATATATAACAATCTCGATTGCCGAGGTATTTATAGTAAACCAAATAAATAAACTAAACTAAATTACAACTATGAACTTCAAAAAATGGATTATTGACCTTTTCAAAGATGAAAGAGGGTCAACTTCAATCAAACCGGTAATCGCCCTTTTAGGTGCATTATTCCTTTGCGGAACCATGATGGCAAATTCTTTTACACATGGTGACATTAAACCATCAGAAGAATTGGTAAACGCGGTGATGGTCATTACCGCTATTGGAATGGGTGCAGATACTTTAGATAAGTTCTCACATAAAAAGAAATCAGACGACGAAGTTTCTGAGTAAAAATTATGGGGTTAGATAACCCCATTTTTTCTTTTTTGTGATGAAGAGACTGCCCATCATATTATTATTATTTCTAATATCATTTGGATTTTCGAATCTGAATGCCCAAACTATTGTTGTTGATACGGTAATCAATAACATTAAAATTGGTCCGTTCACCGAAAATAAGAATTTGGCTTTCGGTGTTAAAAATATAATTGAAGAAATCATCAATGAACAGGATAGTTTAATTCTGATTACAGATAAAAATAAAGCAGACTACAAAATTAAAGTTGAACTCATATTTTTTGACATTGTAACGACTAACTCGGGGGTTAGTATTTTTCACGAAGACAAAACAACCACCGTCATAAGAATGAAAGGTGTATTGTACAAAGGTGATAAAAAAATTAAACAGGAATTTTCGGAAGGTAAATCAACCGAAATTTCAACCTCAACCATAATGATTGATGAGGGTGGTAAATTCAATCAACAATCTGCTAGTTCGGCATTAAAGAAAACAACTCAAAACCTAATAAACAAACTAATACTATGAAAAAATTATTATTTATCCTAACCGCGTTAATTTTTACGACGACCGCGTTTTCTCAAACTACGCCACAGATTGGTAATCCTGTTGCGTATAAAACAATCAAAAGGGGTGACACCCTTGATGTTGTGTTTAAATACACACCAGCATCTTCTGTTGATGTTAGAACTTTCCAAGTTGATTTTCAATATAGAAAACAACTTTTCACTCACGTATCAACAACTGTCGACCCAACTGTGAGTACTATGACACCAGCACTTTCGATTAAGTTCTTTAACAACTACAAATACTCAAGCTACAGTTCGGGAACTGGTTTGTACTCATATTCAACGGATACAAATTACACTGTGGCAAGAAACTTTTTGGTTTTGTCAAGTGGTTCTCAAATCACCCAAGACACCTTTTTGATTCACAACAAATTTATCATCAACGATGTTGAATCGAACTTCGACGCGGACAGTGTTGAAATAAACTGGGCTCGAATGTTCAAATATGACGGTACTACAATAGGTGATAACATTGCAATCTTAGATGTTCAAGACATGCATCTTGAACTTTTGGGTAACTTGGTTATCAGTGGTGTTGTTGAATTACCGCCAACAATGAAACTAAATGGTAGAAGACCAACAGTTATATGTACAAAATACAACACAGGTACATTTGTATCATCAGCACTTTGTGACACTGCGGGTTTCTACTCACTTAACAACGTAGATAAAAATACTAAGTATAAATTACTTGTAAGATTCCCCGCGGATAGTATGGAAGTTTTCAGAGATTACGCAGTGACAATATCAGACGCGGTAAAAACATATGATGAATATACAGTAACTGATGTAAACCAAGGATTTGGTCAACAATATTTGAAAAATGGCTTGGCTTATCTAATAGGTGATATGAACCAAAACGGAAAGTTAGATGGTGGTGACCCATACTTGATTTATGCAAACGTTAGTGGTATGAAAAAAATTGACACCACAACCATGATTAGAACATTCCACGCTGATGTTTATGATTCATTAGTGTTAGGTTCAACACAATGGAATGATTGGCCAAATCATTTAACCGCCACCAATTTTATTACTGATAGTGTTGGATTAACTAATAAGACAGTAAACATTAAGTACTTTATTCAAGGTGATGTTGACAGAACTTACTCATCGAGAGTATGGAACTCATCAGGTGTATTAGTAGCTAAGGCGGTGTTTAAAGGTAAATTAGATGTTGAGATACCTAATACCGCATCATCAGGTAATCAACCAATATACGTACCATTTAATGTAAACACTAATGGTGATAATAATTATGGTCTACAGTTTGAAATGAAATATGATAAAAACAAGGTTAAATTTGAAGAAATCATATCTAATTTTAACGGAGGTCCATGGTTACAGTACGTTACACATGACGCAACTGCTGGTACAATTAGATTTGGTGGTATGAATAACCAATTTAAAGATGGTTTAATTGGTCAAGCAACACCATTTAAATTAAAATTTTCACCTATTGGAAATAATGATATTGTGAGTAATATTTACGTTAGACAATTAATGGACGCATCCGATGAAAGAGGTGACCACTTGAATATTGACTTAGTTAGTAGTGTTGCTGTTATTATGTACAAAATGGCACCACCTATGAATCAAGACATTGATGAAATTACAGCATCAATTCGTCCAAACCCAACTGGTGGTTGGTTTGAATTAGAAGTAAAATTTCCCAACCCAAACATGTCAATGAATGTTTCCATCTATGATAATAGAGGTCAACTAATTAAACAAGTTGGTTCTGTTACCACTAACTATATGGAAACAACTGCCTACAAACAAATTGATATGAGTTCTGCATCATCAGGTAATTATTATCTGATTTTGAATAATTATAATAAACAATTAACAAGACAATTTATAAAAGTTTAAAACTATGAGCGACGAAACAAACGTACCAGAATCTGACGGAACATGGTCAGGCCTTAAGAAAACATTAATCGGAACTATTTCAACCGCAATTTTAGCTGGTGGTACATGGTTTACTACTACTCTTATGGGTGGTGGTGAAGAAAAAAATGAACCCACACCAACTCAACAATCGGCACCTGTTATTAATTTAAATGTAGATAATTCTTCTAAGAACACATCATCAAGTGGTGGGGGAAATACTACAATTATAAAAGAAAGAGTGGTTGAAAAACCATCCAAATCAGAACCTTCTAAACCTAAAAAAGAAGGTGATGAATTTAAAGAAAAAGAACCACAATGGTAAATAATCAACCAACCGGATTTAAAGACCTTCTTAATTCAATGATGAAAAGAAGGTGGTTTATTACCGCGATTGTTTTAGGTGGATTTATGTTTATTATGGCTGGAATATTTGCCGCCATAATTGGTAAAAATGAAATAGGTGGAGAATGGAAAGAACTTCTTCTTTTACTTCTTGGTGCTTTCATTGGTTCTTATGGTAAAATCATTGACTATTGGTTCAGTGATACCGATAAAGATAAAATGTTAGTACAAAAAATGGATGAGGAAGATGGTACATCTTTGTCAAACACCGCCGATATGAAAACACCAATCAATCAAAGTTTAGATGAATCTACCCCTCAAGTCACTCCTCAAGTCACCCCCCAAGTTGGTGTGGAAATAGACGAAGATGGTGATGGTGTAATGGATGGTTTAGATTTTGATAATGATGGTATCATAGATGAATATTTTGAACATCGTCAATGTGAGCACGTTTGGGGCGACCAAGATAATGACGGTGATTTAGAATGTTTGAAATGTGGTAAGATTAAAGACCCTGAGTAATATGAAAAATTTCTTATTTAAGAAAATTTTATCTCCAATTGTTTTAGTAATACTATGGTTTTTGGCGATGTTACTATTTGCTAATACGGTAAGTGCTCAAGTTGTGGGTAAGACACAAACAGAACAATATAAAGCGTCTTTTGAAACAAATGTGTCTATAGATTCTCTTATGGATTATGATGGCCCTCAAATCCCAATACAAATTTTGAAAATTGGTATTAGTGATGAGGTGTATGAACAATATCCCGAACTAAAAGAAAAAAAAGTTGGTTTGGGTGTTGCCAATATTACACTTGAATATTTGGAGAATTTAAATAGATTCACATTTACCGAAGACAAAACTGAAATCAAAAATCGTATGGTGAAACAATACCAAGCATCTCAAGCCGGTATTAGTTATGACACATTAAATGGTAGAGGTAAGATAAGATTGGCACATTATTTTGTGACAATTGAAGTTTATGAATTTTCAGTGAGTGAGGATGAAACCGTAAATCTTAGTAATGGTGTTAAAAATACCGTTGTAACTAGATTAGGTTTACAGGTTAGATTTACAGACGCAGAAACCGGTCAAATAATCGCCGCAAGTGGTTTAGGTGAAGCGGTAACAGTAAGAGAACTCAGTCTTTTGAATGATGATAATTTAAGTGAAGTGAAGTTTAATCAATCAACAATAGGTATTAGTACAAAAAAAGCATTAGATATTGCTTGTTCAAGAATTCTATTAAGAATGATAAAAAAGGGTGTATTCCCAAAATAACTTCATAATGTTTAAAAGTTAATAAAAGGGGGGTTAAACCCCCTTTTTAATATGGTTATGAATTTTAAAACGTTAATATTAAGTTTTTTTCTTATTTTCGTATGTAACATATCGAAAGCACAGGTATCAACATATACCTTTATCGACCCTTGTACAAAAGAGGTAACTATGTTTAGTGTACCAATACAGGGTGGTAAAACAATGATTATTTTTTTAGATAATGTTGGTTACTTTGATGCTAATGATTTGTCAAATGGTAATTTTTCAAATTGGGTAAATCAGGTTTACACAAAATACAGACAGACCAATCCCTGTTCACAACAACAAGGTCAGGTAATTCAAAATCAGATAACCGCACAAATAATTGGAGGTACGATTCAGTCAGTTGTTAGTTCTATTTTGTCAAGCAGTCAATCACAATCAACAAGTTTAGAAAGTGGTTCGTCAAGTAGTGATGCTGGTGGAAAAGACAATAAAAATTCTGAAAAAAAGAAAAATAATAATTCATCCCAAACAAATGGAAATAATTCATCTCAATCAAATACAACGAGTACTACTTCAACTCAAACTGGAGGACAATCCCAAACGAATTCAGGAACTAATAACTCAAATGGAGGAAGTGGTTCAACATCAGGAAATGGGAATACAACGAATGGTGGAGGGACATCAGGTTCAGGTAACACAACTCAAGGTGGAAATTCAACGACTCAACCGTCTGTAGGAACAAACACGTCTACTAACAACAATTCAGGTTCAACCAATAGTGGTGGTTCTGGTGGTACTAACAATAGTTCGTCTAATAATACGAACACAACAACCGGTAACAATGGAACATCTACAAATACTTCGGGTGGTTCAACAACTAATACAAACGGTTCGGCAACCACAAGTGGTAGTGGTGGTAGTAATACCAACAATTCAAATAGTGGAGGTTCTAATACAAACGGTTCTAATGGTAATACCACAGGTGGTTCTACAAATGGTAATAGTGGGGGTTCTAATGGTGGTACCACTAGTGGTACAAATACAACAGGTGGAAGCGGTTCAAGTAATACTAATAACACCAACACAAATAATCAAAAGGGTGAGGAAGTTGGTGCCACAACACAAATGAATAATGATGCACACAATGATAATAATGCGGGTGGAGGTTCTAATAGTGGTGGTAAAGGTAAATCAGGGGGTAGTGGTAGTGCGAGGTCAAACCCTATAATAGTTTCTTCTGATATTACCTCAGCACAAAACTTGAATAGAACATTTACACCTATTGTTAATATAGGTACAAGTAAATCGTCAATGACGGGTTTATCAAGTTATGGTGTTACTGGTATGGTATGGTTAAACTTTAAACAGTTTGCTGTTTCGGCTAAATACACTAAAATACATTACAGTAAATCAAAAAAATTAAAATTCATACATAATTTAAATTTAACGGGTGTATATACTTACGGAAACTACTTGGGTTTTGTTGGTTATAGTGGGATTTTAAATGGTGGAAAATACGGTGTAACAGGTTTTAATATAAGTGGTGCAGCCACGATAATATCAGAAGAAAAAAGTGGTTATTATTCACCATCAATTACCGCTTTTTATACAAGACCAATTAAGGTTAGTAAAAAAATGATAGTTAGTCCTGAATTATATGTTATTTCTACACCATTGGTTTATTCAACCAAAGACAAAGTATCAATAAGTGATAGATACGTGAGTGGGTTTATTGGGACGGGTATTGATTATCAAATATCAAAAAGATTTAAGTTAAATGTCAACTATAAAGCAAATATGAGTACAAATCCGGAATTTCCGATTTTGTCATTCTTTTTAATTGGTAGTAAGATAAATTTATGAGAAATGTACTATTTTTTATATTGTTTTTGTTGTTACCTGTCTTAGCTTTTTCACAAGCAACAACAATGTCATTGGGTACAAGTAGTACGGGTGTGGTATCATCTACTTACAATACATGGACCAAGGTTGACCCTAATTTAACAATTACAGCAAATGGGACAATAAATGGATTTAGAGTTCAAATATCTCAAACGTACACAAGTGGCGACCAATTGAGGTCAACATCAACTTTACCAACAGGTGTGAGTGCTTCTTTTAATACTACCACAGGTATATTAGTATTTTCGGGCACAGCAAGTGCAAGTGATTGGCAAACAGTATTGAGAGGTGTTGAATTTAAATCAACAACATCAACTTGTTACCCACTACAAAGGAGAGTCACATTTGTTGCTGGTTTAGTTTTTTACAACCCATTAACTGAACATTTTTATGAATATGTTTCATCATCAGGTTCATGGACAACCGCAAAAACTAATTCTGAGTTAAGGTCTTATTTTGGTAGAGCCGGTTATTTAGCGACCATGTCTTCTGAAGCTGAAAATAATTTTATTTGGAAATTAATGTCATCAGATGGTTGGTTTGGGGCGTCGGATGAGATGAGTCAGGTTAATACCGCTAAGGGTTCTACCGTTTATACTTCACAAGCGGCGGTAGAACAAAAATGGCATTGGGTGTCAGGTCCTGAGAAGGGGACACAGTTTTCTAACGGTAGTACCGCGGTAACGGGTCAATACTCAAAATGGGCTGGTGGTGAACCAAATAATGCGGGTGGTGAACATTATGCACAATTTTATTCCGCGAACAGTGGACAATGGAATGATTTACCTAACACTAACTTACCCGGTTATATTTGTGAATATGGAGACATGCCAAACGACCAAACATCAAGTATCACAATATTAACAAGGAATGTTGAAATCAGTAACGCTTCAAGTGGTTACATAAGTGGTGGTAACATAAATGTTTGTTCGGGTAGTAACAGCACAACTTTAACGTTAAATGGGTATACAGGTAGTATTGTTAGATGGGAATCTTCTTTTGATAACTTTTTTACCGCAGCAACCACAATATCGAGTACATCTTCAAGTATAACAGTAACCAACTTAACTAAAACCACATACTACAGAGCGGTAATAAATTCAACAAGTCCTGTGAGTTGTACAGGTTTAGTAACATCAAGTGTTTATCTGTCTGTAAAACCAACAAAATCAGGTTCAGTATTTGCGGTAAATAATAGTATATGTGCGGGAGGGCAATCCGAATTAACATTATCTGGTCAACAAGGTAATGTAAATAAATGGCAACGCTCAACTAATGGAACAACATGGACCGATATATCAAATACAACCACAAGTCTTACCGAAACAATTAGTAGCGCCGGAACTTATTATTATAGGGTAGAAGTTCAAACTCCAAATTGTGGTAGTGCGGTCTTTTCTGATTCTAAAATAATCACAGTTACATCGGGAACACCTCCTGTTGGTGGTTCTATATCTTCATCAACACATACTTCTACAACAAACTCAGGAACACTTACACTAAGTAGTTACACGGGTACAATTGTTAAATGGCAACGTTCAACAAATGATGGTGTAACATGGACTGACATTGTAAACACATCGACAACTTATTCATACACAAATATAACCGTCAAAACATTGTTCAGAGCTCAATTACAAAGTGGTACTTGTGGTTTCGCTTATAGTTCATCAGGTTCTGTAACGATTATAACTGAAACAATAATCGGTACAATTACGATACCTACAGGTTTATCGGTAAGACCACAAGTAAAATTATATTTGGTTGAAAATGGTGTTGAGACACTGTTACAAACTGTCACGGTTGGTACAACAGGTACTTACACTTTAAACCCAACAAAATATAACTCAACTTATAAAATAGTTCCTTCGTTTTCATCATCATTAACGTCCGCAGATTTTGATAATGTTTTTAATGAGTCACAAAACGAAAATACACCGAGTTTATTACAACCCGGTGTAGTATTGAATAATGGCCCGAAAATGAAAGCTGGCGATATTAATAAAGATGGTAAGGTAACAATATCGGATGCGTACTTATTAGGTGCTAATTTAACAAGTATGATAACATTTGATGAGGTTTATTGGTACACCGCGAATGATTTTAATTCGTTAACAATATCAAACTTCAATACAGTCACTCCATCAAATAATTTCTCAATAAATTTTACAAATACATCAGTTACTTTTAACATCAAGTATATTGTAAAAGGAGATGCTAACTTATCTTCTTCGTCTTATTGAATTTGAATTATTTTATTGTAAGTGTCGGTAATCTCACCACATGTTTCATAATCTTCATTGGTTTCAAAGAAAGGTAAGATATCTCTAACTAATACTATTGATTCTTGTCTCTTAAATTTTAATTCGGTCTCCCACTGTAAACCATTTATCTTAGCGCCCAAGACTAAAGTTACATTGTTTTTATCTTTTCTTTTGAGACTTTTAAATAGATTCGCTAAGGTGCGATAAATAAGTTCTTTATTGACGTTGTAAAAATCACCAAAACTTTTATAGTCTTGTTTTAGTATTAACTTCTTGATTACGGTGTCATTTGGTTTTTTAGGTAGTTTTGTTGACATTGTCGATTTAATTATTGGTTCATCACAAATATGAACAATAAAGTCGACATAAACAAACTTTACCCCAAATTGTTTAAAGTATTTTATACAGTATGTTCAATCTGAACCCGTACACAATTTTGTGGTAATCTATGGATGTGTCTGTAATTGTTGATGTAACCCATCATATTGGCACTACCAATCGCGTTAGCTGAATGTATAACAACATCAACAACTGGTTTACCATCCAACCATTGTTCCACTAACCACTTGGTACAATCCATACCTGTTTTTTCTTTGATGTTGTTGTAGTCTAATTCGTAATTATGATAAACATTACGATGCCATTCAGCCATTGCGGTATCACCTAAATCATGGTCAAGAGAAATTAAACTAATATTCTCCAATCCAATTTCTGATACTTTCTCAACAAACTCCTCATATGTTCGAACAATGACCCATTCGTCCTTTAGTACTGGTGTTCTAACGTCATCTAAATAAATTCTTTTTTTCATTGTATGATTTTTCTTACTAATTCTCTTCATCTTTTTTAAATGGTTTTGAATATGGTGGATATAATATTTTCCATATTATATTTTTATATGATTTACCATCCAACATATTAAACAGTATTGAAGGGTGGGAATATCTTTTAGCTAATTCAGCAAACTCCGCTCGGGTAAATTCTTTTTGGTATGATTCAAAATAAACGTTACGAATTTTGTTGAATATCCATTTATATTCCTTTTCGATATTTTCAAATCGAATCACAAAGTCCTTTACCGTTTCTTTCACCCAACTATTAAATTCATCTGGTACCTTCTCAAGTAACTCATCAAATGGTTTATCTTCTTTAAGATATTCCCAAATATCTCTACTTGACACATTAGTTAGTATTCTATGTAAACGAACATACTCTTCGAATTTTATTTTCATTCTAAAGTTCGATGGGTAGAAACGAATAACAAACCCTTCACTATTTGGGGTGTTTAGTTTTTTATAGTTGTCAAATGTTTCCTTGTTGAAGGTTACCATAGTGCTATCGACAATATCTTTCTCTTCAATATCCGATGAATGAAAAATTGCTCGAGCGGTGTGCCAGTTTAATTCTCCTATGGGTGTTGTTACAGATAAAAAGGTAATCTTATCACAACCATAGTTCACTACTATCCTATTTTCGGGATAAATAATTTCACATAAATAGGTAACTTCCTTCATGAATTTACTTAAATCATATTTTGATTTAAGAATTTCTAAACCACGAATGGATTGTTCCGAGGTAAAAGAACCTCTTGTTGACATAATCCATTCACCATCATAAAAGAAAAGGATTCCAAGAGAACCATCCATTTTATCTTGGATGTGAGTATACTCACTATCCCAAGGAATTAAATTTTTATCAATAACCTCTTCGTAGTTGAAAAATTTACCAAATGGTTTTGATATTACTTCTCCTGAATGGGTTGTAATAAGACCACGACATTGCATAGTAATATCATCCCACAAAGATTCATATTGTACTCTTGGTGTGTAATTCCATATGTACAAATCTTTGGTTGGGTGAGTTTGTTTCATTAACAAACCATCCTTATGATATCTCTCTAAAACTTCAATCACAACTTAATTTCAAAACGATTTTTCATAATCTCTAATTTGTCTTCAGGAACTCCATGTATGTTCTCACCACCGTGTCTGTTTTCAACCACAATAGTGTGAACTCTGTAACCATATCTTTTAGCCATTTCAAAATATGGCTCCATTTCCCATTCTTGTGTAAAAGTGTTTGAAACAACAACCCTAACAACACTATTCATCATTAAATTGGCACATCTTTGTTGACAATCATTATGTGCTTCCCTTAATTTTGTTGGGTCGAAATTATAATTACCCTCTTTATCTGTAAAGTAATCGTCCGCAGACAATGGTTTCAACGGGTTATTTGGAGTGTATAAAATTATCTCCCCTAAAGTAGATTTACCCGAACCAGGTAACCCTCTCACTAAAATCAAATCTTTTGTATATTCCATGATAAATTAGATTTATCACAAATATACGTATTAATTTTTAGAATACCAAAAAAAATAAAAACCCCCAACGGTGAGTCGGGGGTTTGCGGTCATTTTGTGGATTCAACACCACGGACTATAAAACGAGAGGAAATCGGCAAAGATATCCTGTGTGAATATAAATATATATGTTTTTTTAAAAAGTCTGAATATTTACCCCTTTTTTTTAAAAATTTTTATTTCTCCGTCTTTAATTTTCAAATTAATTGTTTCGTTTTCTTTGATTTCACCTCTTAAAATTGAATCACTTAAATAATCTTCACACATATTTTGGATAATTCTTTTAATAGGTCTCGCACCAAAATCTTCTTGTGTATTCAATTCAGATATCCTTTCTACAATTGTTTTATCAAAAGAAACTTTAAAATTCTTTTCTTTAAGTCGGATTACTAATTTATTCAATTCAATCTCAATAATCTTTTTAATCACATCTTTATCTAAAGAATTAAAACTGATTATATCATCTACTCGATTTAAAAACTCAGGATTAAAATGTTGTTTGAGTGATTTTTGAACAATTGACTTTTTGACTTCATAGTTTTGAGACGTTGATGACGACGAACTAAACCCAACACCCTTACCGAATTCGGATACTTTTTTAGCACCGATGTTAGATGTCATAATCACAATAGTGTTGGTAAAATTCACTTTTCTTCCAAAAGAATCTGTCAAGTGCCCCTCATCCAATATTTGAAGTAGAATGTTGAACACATCTTTATGTGCTTTTTCAACCTCATCAAATAGAACTACTGAGAATGGATTATTTTTGATTTTTTCAGTGAGTTGTCCACCTTCATCATAACCAACATATCCTGGAGGTGACCCGATTAATTTAGCAACATTGTGTTTTTCCATGTACTCACTCATGTCAACACGAATTACTTTTTCAGCATCCCCAAAAAGTAGTTCGGCGATACTTTTAGCGAGATACGTTTTACCAACACCTGTTGAACCTAAGAAAATAAAAGAACCGATTGGTTTATTGGTATCTTTGATACCAACTCTATTTCTTCTAATGGCTTTAGAGATGATTGATATTGCCTCGTCCTGTCCAATCACTTTAGATTTTAATTTTTCTTCTAAATTTAATAGATTTGTTGTTTCTCTGTCATCAATTTTAGAAAGAGGTACTCCAGTTATTTGTGATATTATCTCGTAAACATCAGCAATTGTTACTGGTGTTTTATTGTCTTTTTGTTTATCTAACCATTTCTTTTTCTCTTCATCTAACTTACTTAATAACTTTCTTTCTTCATCACGTAACTTAGCTGCCTGTTCGTAGTTTTGACTTTTAACGACTTGTATTTTTTTATCCTTCAAATCATCAGATTCCTTTTTAAGTTTTTCAATAATTTCGGGAATCTTTGTGTTGATTTTTTTATCAGAACCTAATTCGTCCATTACGTCAATCGCCTTATCGGGGAACTGACGGTCCGTGATAAATCTAGATGAGAGACTAACAATAGTTTCAAAAACTTCCGGTTCGTAAAAAACTTTATGGAAGTTTTGATAAGAATCTCTTAGGTTATTTAGAATTTGTACGGTTTCTTCTTTAGTTGGTTCTTTAAGGATTATCTTTTGGAATCTACGAACCAACGCACCATCTTTTTCGATATGTTTTTTAAATTCGTCAAATGTTGTTGCACCAATACATTGAATTTCACCCCTTGCTAAAGCGGGTTTCATAATATTAGCAGCATCCATTGAACCACTAGCATTACCCGCTCCAACCATAGTGTGAATCTCATCTATGAATACAATTACGTTTGGTTCGTTCTGTAATTCATTTAGAATAGCTTTAATCCTTTCTTCAAACTGTCCTCTATATTTCGTGCCAGCAACTAAGGATGTTAAATCTAACGAGACTATTCTCTTATCTAAAAGATTTGATGGACAATCTCCCTTGACAATCATTTGTGCTAATTTTTCAACCAACGCTGATTTACCAACACCCGCATCACCAACTATTACTACGTTGTTTTTCTTTTTTCGAGATAATATCTGTGCAATTCTCTTGACCTCACTATCTCGACCTATAACGGGGTCTACTTTACCCTCTTCAACCATTTTATTCAAATCTCTTGAAAAGTTATCAAGGATAGGGGTGGTTGAACCCTTCCTTGTTTTCTTTGGGTTGGTTGTGTTTCCTTCTTCGAAAAAATCTACTGACATACGAAATAATTTTCTTTAAGTATACAAAAAGAATCCCGTAAAAACAAATGTTGACTCCGAGAAGTTGTTTTTAGGAATATCAGTTTCTACAAACATAAATAAAAAATGACACCCCTACAAGGGGTTTTTTATTTGATATTTATTATGTATACTAATATCTAAAAAAAAATTATGTCAATTATTTTAGAAAAAACAGAAGGTAACATTACAGAGGTTGTGGTTTCATCATCAAATCTGAATCGAGCGATTTATAATTCCTCTGAAAACCATTTATCGATTGAATTTAATAATGGCTCTATTTATGAGTATGAAAATGTGCCGCTAGAGATTTTTGAAAATTTTAAAAAATCGGAATCTCAAGGTAAATTTTTTAATTCGAATATATCGAGAACGTACAAATATAAAAAAATCAAATGAGTGTAATTGATGAAATAATTGAAGATATGGAAAAGGACCAAGAGATTGTAAAGTCTTTTGTTCCAAAAGAGACATTACCAAAAAATATCTTTGATATTAATAATGGTAAATCTATTTTAAATTCTGAAGTCAGAAAAAAAATGTTAGAAATAACAGAAGAATTTATTGACTTTGTTGGAGTTAATTTTTTCATTTACGATATTATTTTTATTGGTTCATTAGCAAACTATAATTGGTCTGAATATTCAGACGTTGATATTCACATATTAATCGATTATGACGAATTTGATGAGTCCGAAAACAAAGACTTGGTCGTTTATCATCAAATTGTGCAAGAGTTTTTTGATGTCAAAAGAAGATTGTGGAATGAAACCACAGACATTAAAATAAAAGGATACGAGGTCGAAATGTACGTTCAAGACGTAGATGACAAATATGTTGCTACGGGTGTTTATTCAATTTTAAATAACGAATGGATTGTTGAACCTAAAAAAATTGAGTCGGCTTTCGATATAGATGAGAAGAAAATTTTAGAAAAGTCTGAAGAATATGCGAAAGAGGTAGAACGTTTAGAAGACTTAAACAACAAAGGTCAAGACGTTTCAAAAGAAATAAAAACCCTAAAAGATAAACTTAAAAAATTCAGACAGTCGGGATTAGAAAAAGGAGGTGAGTATTCTTATGAAAATTTAACCTTCAAATTATTAAGAAGAAATGGGTTTATCGAAAAACTTTTTAATATCAAAAGTTCAATACGAAATAAAAAATTGTCCTTACCGCAATAGAAACAATAAATTTTTTATCTATATGCATGTATTTATAGGATACAAGAATAATATAATTATCAACATTTAAAGAAATGGCAGATTTAAAACCATTAGGAAGCGAAAAACTTAACGGAGACGACAAACTAAGACGTATCCTCGAGTTGACCTATTACGGTAATGATAAAAAATCATCTACCCCTAACCAATCACCAGTATCTAAAACTGAATATCTTTCTGAATCCGTAAGTGGTTTCAGATTTGGTATTGTAAGAGAAAAAGATGGATACTACGTAAAAAAAGGTTTAAACGAAAATTCATTAGACTACATTGGTGGTCTTTTCATGAAAAATAAAAACAGATTTAATTCATATGCTGAAGCACTAAAAAGATTAGAGTTATTATCGGGAGGTGAATTAAATGAAGCGACTAAGTACGTTTTAAAACAAAAACCAACTTCAGAACCCGCTAACGAAGCTCCTGTTCCATCACCAGAAATGGGTGAGGTTCCGCCAGCTCCCGTAGCTCCTGAGGGTGACGTACCACCATCACCCGAAATGGGTGGTGATGTTCCGATGGCACCTGAAGGGGATGTTCCGATGTCACCTGAAGGAGATGAAATGGGTGATGATTTACCATCTGATGAATCAGGTAAACCTTCTGATTATATGGCCGAAATCCAAAAATTTGCTGGAAAATTGGGTCAAGAATTGAGAGACCAAAAAGATAAAATGGAAAGTGACGATATTAAATACGTACTTAACATGATTATCTCGGCTGTTGATTTAGACAAATTAGAAGATGATGATATTGAAGAAATTGGTAAAAAATTTGATAGAGACATAGAAGATGATGTTGCGTTATCTGACGAACCTTCTGATGATATGTCTGACGTTCCTTCTGATGATGAAACAACACCAGCTGAACCAACCGCAGATGATGATTTAGGTGAAATGCACGCAATGGACAAATTGGAAAGTTTTATAAACACACCAATGTCAACCGATGAAGAAATTGATTTATCTAAATACGCAGATTTGGGTGGTGATGATGTTAAAGAAATTGATTTAGATGAAATAAAAAAAGAAATCAACAAAACTATATCTGATACTTTAGGTAAATACTTTAAGTAAAATGCGTCTTATCTATGTCAACGAAATCGGAACCGATTATAAGGGTCAAAAACAGTATGAATTCATCTTTAGTGAATCAACTGAAATAGACATGGACGAATGGTTTGACGTACCCGCATCATCGACCTCAACATCTAAATCACCAAACATAGAATATATAGACCAAGTAGGTCTCCTTCAAGACACCGATATAGTTTTTGAATTAATACAAAATTCAGACTATTTCGGTGTTATTGATGCTGTGGACGGTATAATAGCCATGGCTTGGGAAAAATCTAATTTTGATTTAGAAGAAGACAGATTGTTTTTTCGATTTGGTGAATCATATGAAAACGTTTCAAAAAAATTAAAAGAAAGGGGAATATCCCTTGAAAAAAAATCAATAAAATTCAAAGAATCATGAATAGAAAATTAATCATTGAAAAATTAATAATAGAAGGGTTTTCAGAGAGAACTCTTTCTCGTTTAAATGATAACGAATTATCTACCCTATCAAAAACAGTTCTTAAAGAAGCTGTTATGATTAAAAAAGATAATTTAAAAGATATTGCAGCAGCTAAAGCCGCTGGTAAAACTATTGAAACTTACGAATCAAAAGTTTGTCCAAAATGTGGTATGAAAAACTGTAAGTGTAAGGATAAGAAACATCAAGACGTTAATGAAATTGAAGAGTGGGTGTTAGATTTAGCTGAATCAAAATATTCACAATTCACATCTAAAAACGATATCATGAGTATTATTAGTGAGAAAATAGAAACAACGTTCCAACCTATGCCAAAAACTAAAGCAAAAAAAGGTCACAATGGTGTACCTGAGTTTATGACATATGATTCTATCATGGCCGCAGCGCAACCCGCACCTGTTGAAACACCTGTTGAAACCCCAACAAAACCAAAAACACCAACAAGACCTCAAGAAGACGAACCATTTGACCCGTTTGAACCACAACCAGGTCCCGATACTAAACCAAAGGCGTTAGCCGAAAAGAAAAAAATCAAAAAATGAAATTCAAAAAGAAAGATTTAATATCTTTACTGGAAGATATTAACGAAATGCCAATGGATTTTGATTCGGAAGATAGACCGAATATAGACATACAAAGGGCACTATCCACAGGTGATACTCCTCTTAAGAAAGTCCCACTACCTCAATCAGGTCAAGAACCTAATAAAAACTTTCAGGAATTATTAGCCTCCGAAAGATATAGACAAGTTGTTGCGAGATTAAGGGAACTTACAGGTTCTAATGTTAGATTAACAGATGATGAAGGCGGAATTATGCCGTTGGTTCAGATGATGATGACGGCACATAATGAAATTGTTCAAACAGAACAAAACCATAGACCCGAATTAATCGCATTAGGTGTTAAATTGGCTGTTGATGAGATACCTGTTTTATCAAGAAAAGAAATTGCAACCTTAAGTGAGGGTGACAATGGAGGAATTGAATTTGATAATGGAATTTATAAAGTTTTTTATAGATTACCCGACGGTAGTAAAAAATATAAAATACAATACGACGCCAAACTTGTTAGTCAAGGTCAAGTAAATCCTGAAGGTTTTAACCGAGAAATGCAAAATCAACCAAACATCGACCCTGTTGATGTTGAGAAGGATTTAGCAACCGATTTGGAAAAAATGGATTTTGAAAAAGCTAAGAGAAGGATGATTAACGCGATGATTCAAGGTGTATCAAAAAAAGGTCACTACATGTATTCATACGTCGCGGATAAACTCGCAGAAATTACTGGTTCTAATAATATAGTTAATAACTATGGTATTTTAATGTCAATAAATGACACATTATATTGGCAATTAAGTGATAATCAAATGAAAGGTATGATGGGGGGTGCTGGTATGGGTGGAAAAGAACAAGTTAAACGTAGTACAACACCACCAACAGTTTATGTAGAAGCGGTAAATTTTCCAATTTTAGTACATGAATTAATTAAGGGTACTTATGAATTATTCGGTATTCAAGGAAGACCAAAAGATGATGAGGGTAAAGAAGACCCAAGATTCGCTGAAATTGAACAATCGGAAGATACTCTTGAAAAAGAGGTTTGGGATTTAAGATTAGGTCCCGCCATTTATGATAGAATCAGACAACAATTTCCCGATGAAATTTTTAATGAGGAAGAGTCATATTATCTTCAAAACTACCTAATCACAAGTATTTTTAGATTACCAGCAAAAGAGTTCTTGGTTTTCACTAAAGAAGTTGTATCGGGTTCTCGTGAAGGTAAAAGATTAATGGGTGTTTTACTTCAAGGAATTAGTCAAATGTTACAAGACAAAGATTATAACGAAGCAATTAATAGATTTAACCAAGAATTGGAACAAGTTACCGATAAAATAGATGATGATGATTTAAGAGATTTCTTAGGAGATATTGGTATACGATTATCGGATGACGATGGTCCACAAGGTCCTACGGTATAAAAGTTTTAAGGGTGGTTTTTAACCACCCTTTTTCATATTTATATATATGAGTAATCAAAAAATAGAACAATTAAAAGAGTATGCCCGTATTTTAAAAGATACACCATATGCTTTAAGAACATATCTACAGACTTACGATAACACTCAGAAAAGATACGTCCCGTTAGAACTTTTTCCTGACCAAATTCAATTGTTAAAAGACTACGAATCGTACAATGAAAATATCACAAGAAAGTATAGACAGGCAGGTGTAACAACTGTTACCGCGGCTTGGATTTCTAAAAAGTTACAATTAGCAAAACCTGAAAATCCTGAAAGGGTTCTTGTTATTGCGAACAAAAAAGATACTGCGGTAGAAATGGCTAATAAGATTAGAAATTTCTTAGACCAATGGCCTGATTGGATTAATGTTGGGTTTTCACCCGATAAAAACTCAGAAAGTAGATTTAGATTAAACAATGGATGTGAGGTAAAAGCTGTAGCAACTTCTGCGGATGCGTTACGTGGTTATACACCAACTATACTTGTATTTGACGAAGCTGCGTACATTGAAGCCGGTGAAGACTTTTGGGCTGCATCTATGGCGTCTCTATCTACGGGTGGTAAGATTATTCTTATTTCGACACCAAACGGTTTTGACCCAATTTATTACGGTGTTTACGACCAAGCGATTAGAGGTGTAAACGATTTTCATATTACCGATTTAAGATGGTTTAAAGACCCGAGATACACAAAAGATTTAAGATGGGTTAAGTGTAGTGATATAGTCCATTACATGTTGAATAGAGAGCAATACGATGATGACGAAGTTGTAATGACCGACTTTGAAATTCAAAACTATAAACAATACGAAGAAGAAGGTTATAAACCTTTATCTTCTTGGTTTGAATCAATGTCAAAAAAATTCAAATTTGATAGAAGAAAAATTGCACAGGAATTAGAGTGTGACTTTCTTGGTTCAGGTGATGGTGTAATTCCTTCAGATGTTCAAGACAATATTGTAAAAAATATGTTGAGAGACCCTAAGGAAAAATACATGCAAGGAACATTTTGGCAATGGAAAGAACCAATTCAAGGACACAAATACATAATGGGTGTTGATGTTTCTCGTGGGGATAGTGAAGACTTTTCATCAATAAACATAATTGACTTTGATGAGAGGGAACAAGTGGCTGAATACATTGGTAAAATACCACCTGACGATTTGGCGTCCGTCGCATACAAATGGGGTGTTCTTTATGAAGCATTTATTGTTGTTGATATCACTGGTGGAATGGGTGTTGCAACATCAAGAAAACTACAAGAATTGAACTACAAAAATCTCTATATTGATGGTATCAACACAAAGAATATTTGGGAATATAATTCCAAAGCGATGGAGAAAATCCCCGGTATTAATTTCAATAATAAGAGGACTCAAATCGTTGCGGCATTTGAAGAACAATTAAGAAAAGGATTTCAGGTTAGGTCCGCAAGGTTAATGAATGAATTAAACACATTTGTTTACATCAATGGTAGACCAGACCACATGAAAGGAGCTCACGATGATGCTATCATGAGTATGTCTATGGCTCTATATGTTGGGGACATTTCTTTCTCTCAACTAAGTAAAAATGAAAACGCAAATAAAGCGATGTTAGAATCGTGGACAATATCTGAAAGGACGTATGAACCAAATAAATCTTTTTATTCATATGGTACCGCATTTGACCAAATAGGTTCAATGTCTATGGATAATGACCCAAATGTCCCAAGACACAACAACAATGCAACAAAAGAACAATACGCACAGTATTCTTGGTTATTTGGTAAAAAAAGATAATCCTTTATTATAAAAATAAAATTAATTATATTCTCTTAAACTATTTATATACATGGCGGAAAGTAATTTGACGGTATTTCAGAGATTGACAAAAATGTTTGGGTTTCCTGGTAAGGTAACTCCTGAAGAAGCTCCGTCTTTCAATTTTGACAAAGAACAAATTTTAAAAACAAGTAGTAGAGAGGAATACGAAAAGGCGATGTTACAAGCTCAACAGAGCCAGTACGTTGCGGATAAGTGGACAAAACTTGACCAATCTCTTTATAATCAATCTGTATACTATGAACCAAATAGGATATCAGCTTACTACGATTATGAATCAATGGAGTTTACTCCTGAAATTTCAGCAGCGTTAGACATTTATGCGGAAGAATCAACAACACTATCAGAAAAGGGTGAAATATTAACTATTTTTTCAGAATCGACAAGAATTAAATCCATTCTTGAAGATTTGTTTATGAATAGATTGGATTTGAATACCAATCTACAGATGTGGACAAGAGGTGTTTGTAAATATGGTGATAATTTTGTTTACCTTAAAATAGACCCCGAAAGAGGTATAATTGGGTGTCAACAATTACCAAATATTGAAATAGAAAGACACGAAGGAAAAGAGAGTAAAACTTCTAATCAACAAAACACAATGCAACTTCCTACAAGGGAATTGAGATTCCAATGGAAGAACAAAGATTTAGAATTTCAAGCTTGGGAAATTGCACATTTTAGGTTATTAGGTGATGATAGAAAACTTCCTTATGGTACATCTATGTTAGATAAAATCAGAAGGATTTGGAAACAGTTACTTTTAGCTGAAGACGCTATGTTGATTTACAGAACAACAAGAGCACCTGAAAGAAGAGTCTTTAAAATATTTGTTGGAAACATGGACGATAAAGATATCGAAGCTTATGTTCAACGTGTGGCAAATAAATTTAAAAGAGACCAAATTGTTGATTCAAGAAACGGCCAGGTTGATATGAGGTATAACCAAATGGCGGTTGACCAAGATTATTTTATTCCTGTTCGTGACCCTGCTCAAACAAACCCGATTGAAACATTAGCGGGAGCACAGAACTTAGGTGAGATTGCGGATATTGAATATATCCAAAAGAAAATGTTAGCGGCTCTTCGTATACCAAAAGCTTTCTTAGGGTTTGAAGAGGTTGTAGGTGATGGTAAAACTCTCGCGTTAATGGATATACGTTTTGCGAGAACAATTAATAGAATTCAAAAATCAATTATTCAAGAATTAAATAAAATTGCACTAATACACCTTTATTTACTTGGATTAGAAGATGAGTTGGATAATTTTACATTGTCTTTAACTAATCCGTCGGCACAGTCTGACTTATTAAGAATTGAACAATGGAAAGAAAAAATTACACTATATAAAGACGCAACTTCAGACCAATCTCAGATTGGTATTCTTCCTGTTTCACATACTTGGGCTAAGAAAAATATTCTTGGTATGAGTGATAGTGAAGTAATTCTTGATTTACAACAACAAAGAATTGAAAGAGCAATTGGATTTGAATTGACAAATACACAAAACGTTATTAAACGAAGTGGTGTATTTGATGATGTTGATTCCAAATATGGTGTTCCTGAAGAAGAAAGACAAGAGGGTGGTGAAACTGCCGGTGGTGAAGCTGGTGGAATGGATATGGGTGCGGGTGCACCACCACCTCCGCCACCAGCCGGTGGAGGGGAAGCTCCATTAAGCGAAAACGAAACAAAAAAACATAATATTTTAAGTATGTTGAGTGAAAACAATAAATTGGAAGATTTATTTGATATGAATAGAGCTCAACAGAATATTTATGAAATAGAAAATAAACTAAAAGACTTCTTAAACGAATAATAAAAATGACAAACTTTGGTGAATTAAAAACAAAACTGTTAACAAAACTTACCGAATCTTACACCTCAAATAATAAAGGTGAAATTAAAGATTTAGTAAATAAACTAAAATCAAATAAATCTTTATCTGAAATGTATATGTTTTATGAAAATATTGAAAACTTAAACATTTCATCAAAAGATAAAGCCAAATTATATGTGGAATCTATTGAACCTATTTTGATTGAAAAAACAAAATCTTTGAAAAAAGAAATGAAGGAGTTTGGTAAATCACTCAAAGACGTTGTGGTGGAATCAAATTCACTTTATAATGATTTGGATGTTCTTTCAGAAGAGACTAATATGCACAATATCGCGTCTAAGATTGACGCTAGAGAAAACTTAATGTCTCATTTAATTAAAGAAAAGAAAAAAGAGGTTTTTGAAAAACCTTCAGTTCAAATTGAAAACCATTCTTTATTGAATACGGTATTGGTAAATAATTTCAATATTAAGTATGGTGATTTTTTAAATGAGGAACAAAAAGAAACTTTTAATAAGATTGTATCAATGACTAACGAGGAGTTGATTAGTGAAATGAACTCTGTTAAAAAAGAACTCAATAACAAATTAGATTCACTCTTAAAAGAATCTACTGAAGATTCTGTAGTTAGTAAACTTACGAATGTAAAATCGGAAGTGGAAAAATCGGAAATTTCAAAATTCAATTACTATAAATTAATTGAATTAAAGAACGGTTTAATTTGATTTTTCTTCGTCGGTAAACAATTGTTGCTTATAAATCGCCTTTAATTTTTTACCCCTTCTTTCAACCGATGGTTTAGTGTATTCTTGTTTTTCTCTAAGTTTTTCGGTTTGTTTAGTTTTCTGAACCTTGTATTTGTATTTTTTTAATGCAGATTCAAGGTTCTTTTCTTTACTGACGTTTACTATTATCATAATCTTTTTTTGAAATATAAATGAAAAGTTTTGATTTGTTAAGTTTATTTTGTATATTTTAAATACACCATAAAATATATAAGTATGATATTATTAAATGAAAAAAGGAAAGTTTATTTCAATCGGTGTACACAATAATGTAAAAATTGGATACGGTACGGTTGATTATAAGAACTTAAAAACAATCTACGTCCAATTAAACTCATGGACTCAACCACTAATAAATGACCACGATTTTGAAAAATTGATTTCAAAAACAAGAAGACAGATAAAAGAAAAAGTATATTCTTTAAATTCTGATTTATTCAAAAAAGAATCAATTGTTGACTTGGATATTAAAACTAGTGGTATAAAGACAAACAAAAGGTCTTTTATGGACCTTGAAATTACCTTGTACGTTGATAAATTTTTTGATGTGCGTTCTAAAGAGGTTAAAAGTATTATCACCAACTTATCAGAATCTATAGTAGATACCGTTCTGACAGACGAAACTTTATTTAATTTCTTTGAAAAAAAGAATTAATTCAGTATTCGGGGTATTTATTATAAAAAAGTTGGATGAAAATACTCGGCCCAAATGAAACCGGTAAAGGTATATTAATAGAATACGACGCTGGTTATATATCACCAAAAGAAAATCAGAAAATTATTTCTGAAATGAAAGACGTGGACTACTCTCAGGATGTAGTTCTTTACGCTGTTTTACAAAAATACGATACACCGAATAAAAACGGTAGAATCTACCCTGAAAGTATTCTTAAGAGAGAGAATGAAAAATATCAATCTCTTATAAAGAAGGGTAGTGCGTTAAATGAATTAAATCACCCAACTTCTTCCCTAATAGATTTAGATAGAGTTTCACATTCAATTTTAGAAACTTGGTGGGATGGTAAAATCCTAATGGGTAAAATCAAATTGTTCACATCTCCCGCTTGGAAAAAAATGGGTATTGTTAGTACTAAAGGCGACCAAGCCGCCATGTTATTAATGAATGGTGCAACACTTGGTATATCATCAAGAGGTGTTGGTTCCTTAAAAAATATTAAAGGTCAAAACATTGTTCAAGAAGATTTTGAATTAGTTTGTTTTGATTTGGTGTCATCCCCAAGTACACCAGGTGCCTATGTATTCTCCGATTTAAAAGACAGGGACCAATACCAAGAATCAATTCAAGAAAACCCAACAGACGCAAATAGAATGAAAAATCTAATGTCTAAGTTGGATAGTTATTTAGGTAAATAATAATTTATTATTGGTTATCATACTATAATCAGTATTTTTTTACATTATCAGCATATTTATAGGTAAATATATTTAATAAAATGAGCGAAAAATCCATTCTAGAACAAGCATTACTTCAAGTACAGACTCTTGAAGAGGCAGTAAAGGCAAACGCAAAAGGTATACTTGCTTCAACTATGAAGCAAGAAATCGGCGATTTGTTGAAAGAATCAATGGAAGATGAGGAAGAAGTTGTTAAAGAACAACCTAATCCTGAAGAAGACCCCGCAGACGATGTATCAGCTGATGCTGACGATAACACAGGGGATGATAAATCGGACGAAGATGATGATTCATCTGACGAACTATCTAAGGGCATCGACTCAAAAGATTCATCTGATGACGACTTTGGCGACATGGGTAACATGAACGACTTTGGCGATATGGGTGATGACGTGGTTGATATGACCAACGCCGATGAAGACGAAATTTTAAAGGTTTTCAAAGCAATGAGTCCTGAGGATGGTGTAATCGTTAAGAAAGATGATGACCACATTGAATTGTCTGATGGTGATGATGAGTATATCATTAAGTTAGGTGAGGAAGATTTGGATGAAACCATGATGTCTGAAGATGATTACTATGAAGGTCACGACGAAGACCACTCTGATAAAGATTTAGAAGAGGGTGATGAGTCTGAATATTCAAATGAAGAATTGGAAGAAATGATGGATGACACTGAAGAAACTGTTTACGAAATCGAACTTGATGATGTTGATGAAGACATGATGAGTGATGAAGACCCTAATATGGGAGATGAATCACTTGAAGAATATGTCGACGAGACTTACGAAGGTGATGAGCCTGTAGAAGGTGATGTTGAAGAATCTGCTCGTACTAAAGGTTACGGTTACCATGGAGGTCTTAAAAGTAAAAATGTATTTAAGGCCGGTAATAAAAGAGAAGAAATCAACGAAGAAGTTAGCAAACTTAGAAAACAAAATGATGAGTATAAGAAAGCTCTTGTATTATTCAAAGAAAAGTTAAATGAGGTTGCTGTATTTAACGCCAACTTAGCTTACGCTACTCGTTTGTTTACTGAACACTCAACCACCAAACAAGAGAAGTTAAACATCTTAAAAAGATTCGATTCAATTTCAACCTTGAAAGAGTCTAAGAACTTATATAGTTCTATAAAAACTGAATTAGATACTAAAAAACCTGTAACTGAATCAGTGGTTGATAAAATAACAACGTCACAAACATCTTCTTCTTCAAAAGTATTGTCGGAATCAAAAGCATATGAGAATCCACAATTCAAGAGAATGAAAGATTTAATGACAGAAGATACCATCAAAAAATGGGACGACTTAGGATTCCTTGAGGGTCTTAACGGTCACCAAAAAGACAACATCGCACAATTGTATGAAAACCAAGCTTCATACCTAATCAACGAATCGGCTGTGGCTGATGCTTCAGGTTCATTTGAAACTGTAGTATTCCCTATCATCCGTCGTGTTTTCTCTAAATTGTTAGCGAACGACATCGTATCTGTACAAGCAATGAACTTACCTATCGGTAAATTGTTCTACTTCGTACCTAAAATCCAAGACAGAACTGCAGGAGGTGCACACCGTCAACCATACGGTTTCCCTTCTTCTGAAACTGACCCAGCTGCCGGTTACACTGGTAACAACTTGTATGACCGTTTCTACGAAGCTGATGATTCAGTTGATTCTGGTTTGTTTGACTACTCAAAAGGTGCTTACACAACAATTACTGGTGTAACATCTGAATTTGTTACTTTCAGTAACGGTGTTGCTTCAACTCAATCAGCTATCGCTTCAGGTACCTCAGTATCAAGTGTGATTGCTAAAATTACAGGTTTCACAACTTACGAAGGTGCTGGTAAACTTGCGGGTCCTAACGGTCATGTTATGGATACTGAAGAGTTCTTAGCATCATTAACTGTTTATACCCTATCAGGTCTTGATAGTTCATTGTATAGTCACTTAGGTGCTACAGTAGCTGCTAACATTCCTTTTAACGTAGTAACTCAAAAATACGGTAAAGGTATCGTTGAGTACGGTTCTAAAGACAGTGGTAGAACAGGTAAATATGCTAACATTTGTGACGCCGAAGGAGTTATCTACTTATCTATCGACTTACAAAAGTATAACGGTACAACAACAGGTTTCACAAACTATACAGTTGCCGCTAATACATCATTAGCATCAACTGACATTAAGGTAAGTTGGAGAGAATATAGTTCATTAGAATTCGAAGAAGAAATCGGTGAAGTATCTTTCGACCTTGAGTCAGTAACAGTTTCTGTAACTGAAAGAAAGTTGAGAGCTAGCTGGTCTCCTGAATTGGCACAAGACGTAAGTGCATTCCACAACATCGATGCTGAAGCCGAATTGACAGCTTTATTGTCTGAGCAAATCGCAGCAGAAATCGACCGTGAAATCCTTCGTGACCTTCGTAAAGGTGCGGCTTGGACAGCTAAGTGGGACTACAACGAATGGAGATACGGTAACAACGGTTCATCATTCGAATCTCAGCTCAAATCCACAAAACTACCTTAAGAGGTGGAGCTAACTGGATTGTTGTATCTTCTGAGGTATCTGCAGTATTTGATGACTTGGAATACTTCCACGTTTCAAACGCAAATCCTGAGCAAGACCAATACAACATGGGTATCGAGAAAATCGGTTCATTAGCAGGTCGTTACCAAGTGTTCAGAGACCCGTATTTACCAGCAGGTAAAATCATCATTGGACACAAAGGTAAATCATTGTTGGACGCTGGTTACATCTACGCACCATACGTTCCATTACAATTGACACCTACAATGTACAATCCATTCAACTTTACACCAATCAAAGGTATCATGACCAGATACGCTAAGAAAATGGTTAACAACCGTTACTTTGGTGTGGTAAACGTAAGTGGTTTGTCTACATTCAGTCTTGACACCTTGAGATAATTTTAAAAAATCTCATAATAGAAAGGGGGACATTAGTCCCCCTTTTTTATTGCGGTGTTTTTTACGTATATTTGTAATATGGGAAAAATATCAAAAAAAGATATACAAAAAACCATCAATTCCAACGAACCGTTTGATTATGAAAAATTAAGATTGGATGTATTAAAAGGTTTGATAGAAAGTAGGAATATTGAGTGTAAACAAACAAAAGATGAGATGGTTAAACATCTTACCATGGACGACCAAGGTAAGTACATTAGACCTGTCACATATCAAAAGGCACCTGACGGTAAATTTATTGTTGGTATTGATATTGGTGATTCAGATAATTGTAGAGAGATGGGTAAATTAGTAGAAAAGGGTCTCGCTGAAAATCTTAGATTATATTACGATAACAGAGTACATTTTATTTCAAACCAAAAATTAATATGAATTGGACAGATTATTTCTTAAACATTGCTGAACAGGTAAAATTAAAATCTAAAGACGAATCCACACAAATAGGTGCGGTAGTTGTTGGATTGGATAATGAGGTACTTTCTACGGGTTATAATTCCTTTCCGAGAGGTTTAGATGACACAAAACAAGAACGTCAGGAAAGACCTGAAAAGTACTTTTGGTTTGAACATGCTGAACGTAACGCGATTTATAATGCAGCGAGAATAGGGGTATCTTTGAAGAATTCGAAAATTTATTTAACTTCAGGAATACCTTGTATGGACTGTGCTAGAGGTATAGTAAATAGTGGGATTAAAACTGTTTACTGTAAAGAGGTGTGTACCACAAAAAATAAGGAAAAGTGGGAAGAGTCTCAAAAGAAATCACTCCAACTTCTCCTCGAATGTGGGGTTGTTGTTAATTATTATTAATTACCAAGTTTTACAAGCCCAATATCTCGCTTTCCATCTTGGTCCAGGATTATTACAATTGTGTCTGGCTCTAAATGATTTTCTTCTTTCGGGATTATTTTTTTTAATTCTCATTACTTTACCCTTAGCGGATTTGCCACCAAATCCAAAGTTTACTTTAACAACCTTTCCTTTATCGTTTTTAACGTAAACTTTAAATTTCTTTATATCACCTTGCATAATTTTACCAAGTTCTACCTTTCTTCCTTGGTATTCCGCCTCGTTTAAAACGTTAATGACTTCATAATTAGTTTCTTCAATTGGACCATATTCGTTTTCGTAAATGAATGTAATTTCTTCATCTGATAAATCTATATAACCACTCAGATATAATTCTTTACATTCTTCTAATAATTGAAAAAAACTATCGGTACCTAATTTGTACACATTTTCTAATAATGATTTTTTTGAAGTAACATGATACTTCAAAGCGTTTGAAATTTCCACATTTTCAGTAATCAATTTTGGATATTGAATTGATTCTCGTATCAAAGATAAATCCAATTTAATATTGTTTTCCATATTTTCATCAAATCTTGTCATTGTCGGTTTATTACCTTTACCAATTTTGGGCTCTTTTTTTTCTGCCCTTCTCTTTTGAGAAGTCATAGATTTTTTTTCTTTTTTACTATATGAGGAAGCTATTTTTGGAGTTTCTTTTGAAACCTTTTTTTGTGGCCTACATTTTGGGTAACCCTTTCTACCTTCTTCACCGTTGGCAGATTTTCTACCACAAGGTGGATGTTTACCATCAATCTTACGGGAAACATCGACCCATTTTTCTTTGAACCATCTGGATAAATCTTCTTTTATCACCTCACCAGATTCAATAGATTCATTTACATAAGATAAATCTTCTTCACTAATATAAATCTTCATTGTGTACTTATCTGTATTATCATGACCACATTTATGACATGTATATGGGTCATCTCCACCATCAGATAGAGACCAATTCCAACCACATTCACAAACGATTTTTTTATCCATTATTTTTTACCTGAACAATATGAGCCAGAACATTTTTTCTTTCCGTCGAGACCTTTTATTTTACCTTTACAAACTTGAACAGCGTATCCATTTGCGTATGCACTTGGATAAACTTTAAATTTTGATTTAGCGGCCGATACACCTCTTGCACATAATTTGTTTGATTTTGCCTCGTTTATTGATTCTTTGGTTGTGTTCATCATAAAATCAAAAACTTGGTCAATATTTTCTTTTGCAACTGCGACATGGTCGTCAGCCCAATCGTGACCATTTTGTATAATAGATTCAACCACAGATGGGTCTAATTCCAACAACATTTGACACTGTCTATGTAATTGTTTTAAGTTACTGAAAAACATATAGTTTTCAGTGATATTACCATCTTTGAAACTATCAAGTTGGTTTTTGATTAAATTATCTAAATTATCCATAGTTATAAATATTTTTAAATCTCTGATAATATTTCAAACTTCACGTAGTCATTGTAAAATATTTCCTCAGTATATGTCTTGGATTTAAACTCCATAAAGTATTCTCTTGGAATCATGTAGGATGTATCCAAATAGAAAGAGTTTTCGTTTGTCACATCAACCTTTGTCCAATCGTAAACAATTACATTTGTTTTACCTTCTTTTATAAAGATTCGGTAATAAACTTCATCAAACAATATTGTTTTTGACTGTTCAATAGATTTGAGATAAAGTACAATTTTCTTTAATTCACCTCTTATTATTTTTTCGTTCTGTTTTATGCCTGAGAACTGAATTTTGTAGTTTTGAGTTTCAGTTGGGTTCGTACCAATACTATATCCTGATGTGTATGGTTTTGGTACAAATTTTTGAGTAACGTCACTTACGGATATACCGTCAACTGATAGTCCTTTCCATTTATCATAGAAAAATCTTTTACCGTCACATAGTTGTCCTGTCAATCCAAATCTAACTTTGTATACCCCTTTTCTAACTCTTGTTGTTGTAAGACCTGTGAGACCTGAAATTGGGGTACTACTTGAGTTGAGAATGTCAACGGTTGGGTTGCTTGTTAAATTGTAATAATTAGAACCTTTTGTTACATACAAATAAAGGTTATTGTACCTCTCTTCTATAAAATTGTGTCGGTTATCATCAATTCTATCATCAAAAGTTGATTCAACAAATGGTTCAAAAAAAGTTTGTGTATATTTTGAGAAGAATGCAACAGATTGTTGTGTTTCACCAGTCGTGATTGTTTCGTAAGCTGATGTAAATGCTAAACCCAATCCGTGGTCGGTGTTTCCTGATACAATAATACCATTTACATAATTCGTGATATCAACGTCAATGTCTTCATTACCATTATTAAAATGGATTGTACTTAAGACGGTTGCACCTGTATAAATACCCGGATACGTCCATCCTGAAGTGGTTGTCCTGTCGTACCAATTAGATGGTCTTGTATCGTACAATTTGTTTCCTAAACTATCGTCATATGTTGTGAATTCGTAATCGTATCCAACACCCTCATCCCAAGATTGTGGTATAGAAAATAATATTAAATCAAAAGAAGTTGCACGGTCTTTTCCGTTAGATTTACTGTCCCCTATTAATTTAGGGTCACCAACGACCGTGTTAGTCATTTTAAGATGATGAGTAGTTCCTGTGGTGATAACTAAATCACCATTAGATATTTTACTTTGTAAATCTGTAAAATCAACTTTAAATATGAATCTGGAAAACCCATCCCCATAATAAATCTCAGTTGTTGGATTTTTTGCGGTGTTGACCCTACTATTTTCTATGATAGTATTGTTCTTTGAAAAATATGAGCGATAGTACGACATTCCTTTTATAGTATAAATATCGTTTTAGTTGATTTTAATAGATTTATTTGTTAACTCATCCCTTAATTTATTATATAGTATTTCCAATTTTGCGTGGTCAGAGTATCCATTTTTAACATACTCTTTATTGATATTGTGAACATGACCAGTTAAAACATTGTAAAGAGCGTCAATAAAATCTAATAGTATTTCACCTCTAACTAAAGAATATGTGTTTGGTTCTATCTTTTCAATATAATCAGACTGTTCATATTCATAAGTGTTTAAAACAGGGAAATCAATTTTCTTATCAGTAAAATTGGTATCCGTTGAAAGTAAATAAATTTTATCCGCGGTTATATTTCCAAAAGTTTGTTCAAAAGACGTGGTATCTGTTTTTAAAACTTTTACCGTTCTGTCTACTGTTCTTGTGTTAGGATTTACTTTGTCTTTACTATAAACCAAACTAGATTTAGATGTTGAACCCGGTAATTTAATGTTATTAAATAACGTTAATCTATCAGATTGTTCTGTTGTAGTAACACTTCGGTTTTCAAATTCACTTGTTGGTCTATAAAAAAACGGATAGATGTTAGAATCTGATTGTGTAACTATTAAATCAGTCAAAATTTTAAATGAAACAATACCATTAAATCCATTACTTTGAATTTGAGTTAATTTGTTTCTAATTTCTTGGTAAATTAATTTTATTTTATTTGTTAATGTTGACCCACTATAATCTGTTATTGTGTTTAACTCACTTCTAAAAGTATATGTGTTACCCGACTCGTATAAAAATACGGATTCACCAGCCAATATTTGTGTTGATTCAGTAAAGTTACTTGAATTGTACTTTTTTGTTACATTTGGTTTTATTTGGTACAAATAAAAATTTACATAGTTTGGATTTGAAAGATTATCAACATCGTATTCTATTATGAATTTTAAATTTGAATTTTCAGTGATACTTTCTTTTTTTGTCTCTTCTGTTACAAATTGTTTTGGTCCGAATTTTTTTAAATGAAGTTTTGCAACTTTATCGGAAACAATCGGAAATCCTTTTGTTAGGAGTTCTCTGTTTTGGTCACTGGTAACATCCTTTTGAACTAATTTACCACCTCTTAACACTAATCCGTCTTGTGTGAATAGAGCATCAGAGCCGTATTTTCCACCAACAGAGTAGTCTTTATATTTTGATAATGCATTTTTACAATTTTCGGGTAGTGTACCTTCTTCATTTTTTATAATATCCACTTTATCCTCCACAGATACACCATATGATGTTAAAGATATTTGGGTGTTAAATTCTTGAGAATTAAAATCGTACCTTGTTGAGAATGGTCCAGCGATGTATTCTTGGTTTACTGTTGTTTTATTCGTATCATAACGAATTATTTTTACCGCTTGTTTAAATTCAGGTATAAAATTTATGTTGTTAGGTAAAAATGGTGCAGCAACAAAAGGGTCATCCTTACTCCAATGTTGTATACCCTCTTTAATGTTTGATTTACCACCAATATAATCATCATAATCAACTACACGAATTCTACCTAACCCTTTAGGGTCGTTATTATCTAAACAAACACCAATGTCAACTATTTTCATTATATTTTTCTATTTTCAATCTCTGTTGTTATCGTTTCATGTAGATTCTCAATAAACTCTAATTTTTTTGTCAATTCAACGATGTATAATTTTAATTCCTCGTGTTGTTTAAAAAGAAACTCCTCAGCATCAAATAAATCTTTATTTGATTTATCTTTAGCATTTTCTACAATGTTTTGTAATTTTTCAATATTCATATTATTGTTTTTTACCTACGCCCGTTATAAAACCAGGTGGTATTACCGCCCCCCCTGCAAGTGGCGGTCCGGGTAACGTCCCACCTTTTAATACAATTTTTACAAATGAATTAGCGTCTTCTTCTTCGGTGTACCCATCAACAACAGATTTTACCAAATTACCTATGTCATTTGATTCACCATATAGTGGCCCTGTTGGTACTCCCGCAGCTTCTAGTTTATTCATAATGTTCATAAACGCCCTGTCTTGACTAAATCCGGGTAATGAATCTGAGAATAATAAAAGAATTGACGGTATTGTTATTGGTGCTTTTTGTGATAACGCAGCTTCAATTGTTGACAAAATTGTTTGAAACAAGTCATAACAATTATTAATTTCTGTTTCTAAAGCTTTTCTCAATAACGCAATTAATGATGTAATAATTAGTAGATATCTTTTATACTTATTTTTAATAATTCTTTGTACAATACTTTGAATAAAAGCCAATAAATCTACTTTTATCAATCTCCAAAATTCTCTTATAAATAACCAAAATAAATCTTTAATTATTGCACCTATAGCTTTGTAGAATTTCTTGGCTAGTTCTTTACTATTTAAATACACATTAGTCAATCCGGTTTTAAATATTTTATACAATACTATAATTGGTAAAAATATTTTAGCCGATAAAATTGACATTACCAAAGCCTTCGGTAAACTTATAATAAAATTGTTTAATAGGTTATTTAAAAATGCACTAATATCAAAAGAAGAATCAGATTGTGATAAAGCGTCTTTGGATAAATTTTCTAAAGTTTTATCAACCGCTTTATCTACACTCTGATTGTTTGTTAAGTAAATGAAATCTTCCACGTGCATATCATCCACAGGAATTTCAAAATTATAACAGTCTTTAAACCTTAATACTCTTTTAAATCTATTTTGTTCGTCATCTAAGTCAATACCTTCTACATCGTCGAAATCAAAATAAAATTCAATATCTTGGTCGTTTTCACTAAACATATCAACCGGTGTCTGATTCTTTAACTCATCTTTTTGAGTATTTGAACCACACACTTTGAATAATTTATCAATTAGTCTTAGAGATTTATTTAATGATACAGTAAATTTACTTGAGTCACTACAACTTGAACCACCTTGTATAGTTAACATCATAGCGGTCTTCATAATATCTTCAATATCAGGAAATTCCAAAGACTCATAATAATCTTTGATGAAGTCTTGTACTTTGGTTGTACCCGTTGTACCTTGAGTTAATCCTGTGATTAAAAATTGTTGTGTTGAAGCACTCCATTGAGTACTAAATAGGTTTTTACCATTGTTTGATGAGTAAGTGTATAAACCTCCTGAAGACATTAAATCATAAAATTTTCTATTCGCCTTTTGTTTGTTTTTATCCGGTGACTTTTTCTCATAAATTAATTGACCACAATCTGAATCGGGGTCAATTGTAAAAATATCTAAAAAGTCAAATTCATCGGGTTTTAAAACTATTGAATCTATGTTAAAAACAGACTGACTGCCACAAATTCCATCACCCATAAAAAGAGCTTCAGAAAAGTGTTTAATTGCTATTTGTTTTGCAGATTGTAAAGTTGTTTTTGCGGAAGAAACCGCATAACGTTTTATTTTTCCTTTTACAAGATTCTTATCAACGTTGACAGGTACACTGTCACTTTTTGTTGGTGTAGTATCGGTTTTTGTTTTTTTGTTACTGGTAATAAATTGTTCTGTAATTTCTAACAATTCTTTAAAGATGTCTTTATTATTTTCTACCTTGGATTTTAATTTGTTTTTTAAGTCCGCACTTTTTTTAGAAAATAACTCGTTTGGGTCCGGTATGTTTTTTTGATAAGAGTCAGCAACAGAACCCAATGAACCTTTTGGGTCGTCATTAATTTTTTTTATCGCCTCAATCGAAGCTTGAAGTTTTTTTTTGGGTTCTTTTGAATTAGCCATTAGTCTCTATATGTTCCTGACGACTCTCCCTCAGTATCATTCATCAGTTTTTCCAATATGACCCTATCTTCATCAGTAAGTTGTAATTTACCTCCACTTGAATTAGGTCCACTTCCTTGAGTTTGTTTTAATAAAGCACCTTGGAGTTTAACTAACGAAATCTTCTTTTCAGTACAATCGTTTAGTATTTTTTGTTGTTCTTTAATGACGGGACCAATAACACTCATGTCTTCAGCGTCTTTCATAAATGTTAACATTTTTTTAGTTATCATCGACGCGGTATTTTTCTGTTCAACAATATCATTGTAGATTTCTTGCATTAATGCCAATGCTGAGTCGGTGTCTAATGATATTATGTTTTTCTTTTCCCTCATAATATATAAATAGAGAAATAGTTAATTTATGAATCCTACCATGATTCCTTCGTAAACTTTTTTATATCTCTTTAAAGAAAGTCTAATTTCTTTTGTGGATAATGAAGTCATTTCTCTTAGTGACAAAAGAATTAAATTTTTATTGAATTTATTTCCCTCACCCACTTGAAATATTTTTTCAAAGTTGCTAAAAATCTCAATCAATGCATATCCTAATTTTTGTTCATTATCATTCAACTCTTCGACCTCCATAAAAGTTTCCAATTCAATTATAAATTTTATTATAACATCTTTATAATCAATATGATATTCATCAATTGAGTATGAGTGTTCCGCACTTTCTTCTAAATCAGATGATATGTCATCATATGAGACACTTCGATTCATTTCCTTAGTGTCTTTTTGAATAGCACCCATCAAATAATTTTTACAGATGGTCCCAAAATAAGAATAAGCTTTATGGTTTTTGGTGTGGTCGAATTTGTTAATTTTTGTCATAAGAAACGACATTGTATCTGCGTGTATGTCCACAAATTCAAAGTCTTTTCTATACAATTTATAACGTCGAATTATACTTTCGACCATTATTGTGAGAGGTTCTCTTAAATATTCGTTGAATATCTTATTCTTTTCTGTATCGGATTCGGATTCTAGGTATCTTACAACCGCTTGTTCTTGCTCCTCCCCAAAATATATTTTTTGGGTTCGTTTACGCGGCATATATTAATTTTCTACATAGTTTATGTCTCTGTTATTTTTAAAGAAAAACTCTTTTTTTGCAGTGTCTAACCAAAATTTAACCTCTTCTTGTGAGAGTCTCATTTTCTCTGAATTTTTATAATTCCAAAATAAAGAATCCTCTCTAAAGTTTACGTGTTGGTATCCTAATCTTGGAATCGTCATCACAATAACATTGTTATGTGTTAATCTTAATAAAAATTCATAACCAAACGTTAGTTTAATATTTGATTTTAATTTACCATACTCCGTTATAACAGAAGTTTTGTATAGACCACCATTAATTTGAAAGTTTTGATATTCTAATAAGGCTTCATTATCTAAGAATCCCTGTTTATCTGTGAATCCGTAAGCCCAAGTCGATTCATTGGTGTAACTTAAAAATTTACCTTCAACATTGATATCTTTTACTAAACTTAAAAAGGCACCGACTTCAGGGTTTTCATTTCTGTATGAGTTTACTAATGTTAACCAGTTTTTGTGGTACTCATCATCAACTTCCAAAATTGAAAACCACTCTGTGTCACAATTTGTGATACCAAGATTAATTTGTGAACAAAAATCATGTTCTCCACTGTTTTCGATTATTTTATATTCTAAATTAGATTGTTCAATGTTTATTTTTGAAACGACACTTGATGGTCCAACAATCAACAATTTCACATCGTTATAAAATTGTTCAACTGAACTGAATGCGTTTTTAAACATTGTTTCATATTCCTCGTCCCATTTATGAATGGGTAAAATTATTGATATGTCTTTCATGCTACTTCTTCTTTATTTTCTTCTTTTATTTTATTTAACGCCTTTTCTATTGCGTCAATTCTTTTATTTATGAATGAATCAAAAATATTTAATATGTTACTTTTTGTAATATCTGATTCATATGGTAACAATGTGTCTTTCATTTTCTTTTTGACATCATCATTAATTTCAACTCCCTCTAACCAAGCGTTGATATATGTTCCAAGGATTTCAACAATTTTTGAATCGTCATATGTCCACATTCCATTCTCACTTAACCAATCTGGTTCGTTCTTTGGTATTTTACCGATTACAGGTACTCCTGACTTCATCGATTCTAACGGGAAGGTTCCAAATGTGGAATCTTCATCTACCCATACCGAAACAACACATTCTCTTAGGTTATCGGCGAATTCTTGGTAAGACATATTAACCATGTCTCTAAAAGTCAACCATCTCAAATGTGGGTATCTAATATAAAATTCAGATATAATTCTCTTATTTGTTGACCTGTCTTTACACATTATTGCAATGATTGGTTTTGTGTTTTTATCACTAACCTTAAATTCATCACTAATAATTGGAGGAATAATATGCACTAAAGACTCAGGGAAAACCTCACTAATGTATTTTTTAGAAAATTCAGTAGTTGTGATTACTCTATCAAATCCGTAGTCAGACCATCTACTACCAATTGGTAATGTTTCAAAAATGTATTCTTTTTGTTGAACTAACATGACTTTTACACATCTAATATTTGTCATGGACTCCAAAACATTTGAATAGTACTCGGGAACAATAATAACGTCTTCAATTTTAATTTCAACTCGGTCGTCTTTAATTGTTACGATTTCCAATTCAGAGTATGTATCCCCTAACCAAGAGTTAACCCCTGAATATGTTTTATCTTCAACAAGTAATTTTGAATTATACCCATTTTGCTTTAAAGTTAAAGCAATGTCGTAAATGTGTTTTACTGACGCTCTTGGGTTGTTTTTGGTATCGTACACCAAAAAATATATGGTGTTAGTTTTGGTGTTTAGTTTTTCTAAAGCCACCGATAATTTTTCTATGTTTTCTTTGTTATTCATCTTCTGATATTAATATGTCATATTTTATTAGTGTGTTAAAAGCAATTTTAAAAGATATTGATAAACCGTTTTCACCGAATTCACCTAATCCTTCATCCACTTCTTCAAACTCATTTAGTATTCTTTCAATACAAGTTTTGATAATCTCATATTTGAATAGGTTTATTTCTAATGTTGTGGTTCCGTCTTCATTTTGGATTTGATTACCCGTTTGACATTTGTTACTGATTCCATCAACATCGATATAATAGTTTTTACCGAAAATTTCAACCATGTTTTATTTATTTCTGATAATTTATTTATTTGTAGTTTATTTGTAAAGTTATTATTATAAAAGGTATTAAATTTTATAACCTTTTTGTGTATTGGACATTGTGAAACAACATTTATATCATCTGTTATCCATAAATCACATTTTTTCCATAATTTTTTTATCTCATCAGGCGTTGAAAAAACGATATTATCAGCCATAATACCGTTTTTTGAAAGAAAGAAAAGTGTGGCAGGTTTTGCTTTACCTTTTTCACTTAAACCAACTAAAGTTATTTTAGCATTTTTGTTTTCAAAAATGAATGTGTTTAATTCAGTGGCGGCTTGATTATAACTTAAACCGGCGTGTCCATATATTTCAATTGGGAAATCGAAATATAAAAATTTATTAAATTCATCGATTGATTGAAACTTGTAGGTACTTAACAAATTTTCAATAGATATTGGTACACCATTTACACCATAATCAAACTTTTCTTCTTCGTCTGTTTCAGTGTTTAAGAAATAATCTTTATAATGGTAATCAAATTTCTGTATCGTGTTTCTTAAAACACCATCAATACTAACAAATATTTCCATATAGGAAATATAATAGATAAAATATTATAAGTAAAGTTTAATCGTACCTTTTTAAGATTTGAGTGATGATTGGATTTCTAACAATATCCTCATTACCAAATTCAAATACACCGACATTTTTTAAATCACCAAGTCTTACTTTTGCGTCGTATAATCCGGTTTTTGTTTTGTCTTTAAATTTGTCTGATTGTTCTAAATCTCCTGAAATAAAAAACTTTGAATTGAACCCAATACGGGTCAATAAAAGTTTCATTTGTGACGGGGTTGTGTTTTGAGCTTCTTCGAATACTAAAATTGTGTTGTCAACATTCCAACCTCTCATATAAGCCAATGCGGCAATTTCAATAAATCCTTCATCCTTTAATTTTTCTCTAGCATCTTTACCAATTATTTTATTTAGTAAATAATATGAAGGATAGATGTATGGGTCAAGTTTTTCTTCTAATCCACCGGGTAGTGAACCTAATTTTTCCTCAGCTTCAACCGCTGGTCTAACAATGATAATTTTTTCGTATTTATTACTGTCGTCCCAAAGTAAATCAACAGCCCTTTTCATTGCAATATATGATTTACCAACACCAGCAGGACCAAAACAAAGTGTTATTTCGTTTTCACCTAAAGTTCTCCAATAGTCTTCTTGATTCTTGGTTAGAAATTTTTCTTTAGGTTGTTTTATTATTTGCCTAATTCTATCTTTTTTAGGTGTTTTTTTATCTTCTACAAGATTTACGGTTTTTGTTGTTGATTTTCTCAATTGAGTGTTTTTTATTAATATAATTATTATGAACCTGTAGAACCAAATCCACCTTCACCCCTATCTGTTTGAGACAATTCGTCCACCTCTACAAAGGTTACAGAAGGATAAGGTATTATCATTATTTGAGCAATTCTATCACCCACTTTATAATCTAATTCATCTAATCTGACATCGTTTTTACCAAAGACTTTTTTAAATGTTGCTTGGATTTCACCTCTATATCCACTGTCAATAACCCCAACACAATTTGTAAGTGATAAATCGGTTTTTCTAATAGAAGAGCGAGGAAAAACTAAACCAACGTATCCTTTTGGTATTTCCATGGCGATTCCTGTACCATAAGTAACATCAAATGTGGTATTTGAAATTATTTCTGTTGCAACCAAATCCATACCAGCGTCCCCATCTTTTGCGTATTTGGGAATTACCGCTTTCGGATGTAATCTTTTAACTTTAACTTCAAAACGATTAACCTGTTCCTCAACTTGATTTTTAATATCATCACCGAGATTAAATAATAAATTATTTAAATCTCCCATAATTGATGTGTCGTCAGAATTATCACTAAGGATTTCTTTTTCTAATTCTTGTAGTCGTTTGATATACGACTCAATTTCATTTTTGTCCATTTTTTTCTTCTATGATTGATAGTTCAAAACCGATTCTTATTACGTTGGATAAAGTACCCGAACGATATTTCGCCATTTTATCATCAGATTCTTTATCTGAATTCATAATTGATTGAAATTCATCTTCTGATAATTTTACTCCATTGTTTACCGCATAATATACTGCTCGTTCTCCTGATTTCATTGAAACTTCTTGTTCATTGAATTCGTACATTTTACCAAGGTTTTTTCTATGCCATTCACTTGGGTTTGGTTTAAACATAAAAGTTTTACCAATCTGTGATAAAAATATACACTTCAAAATAGAAGAAGTTTCTACCCTCATTGTTTCAGGGAGTAGTTCATTGGTTTTAACCGAATACTTCGCAGCTTTAAAACAATGACTTAATAGACCACCCGGAAAACACCCATACATGTCTAAAGATGTGGATGCTGGTGCTAAAAAAAAGTCATTACCCAAAAAGTCTAACAACTCTTCTGTAAAAATTTTATATTTTGAGTTCGTTTCAAGAAACTTTTTCTTGTTTGACTCTATTTGTTCTGCGGTTAACATTTTAATTATTTTTTAAAGTACTCAGGAGTATTTTGTGGGTCAATAATACATTCGATTGGCATCTTTACAATCGCCAAACTTTCTGAAGACCTCATGTCTCCGGCTCTGTACTTTGAAACAACCAAAGTCGCTTCTTCAACCGACTCAGCTTCTACAATGTACTTAACTTTTTGTAATCTTGGATTACCGTTTCTGTCTAAATTTTCGGTTTCATAACCTACTGTTACTAAATAATGCATGGTTTTTTGTTTTTAAATTATTGATTTGAAAAATTCTGTTCTGTTTTTTGAAACTGTTACTAAAGAGTATTTGTCTTTCACTGTTTCGTATAATCTATTACCCAAGTCTTCAACCATATTTGGATTGTCTATTAATAATTTCATATACTTTGACCACAGTTTATGGTTTTTGTTTTCATGTACTAATAAAGCATTACCGTCATCTAATAACTTACCTTCTTTGTATGCAGTTTTTAAATCAATTGTATACGGCATTGTTTCACTTGCAATGATAGGTTTTTTATGGAAGCCCGCCTCAATTATTTTTAATTGTGATTTACAGGAATTGAATTCTGATGGTATGATTGGTGCTAAAGATACATCAAATAAGTTATAATTAGAACCATATCTACCAATTGGTTGTGTCCAAACTCTTCTATATTTTTTATCACTAACGTCAATTTCTGGTGTTTGTGTAAAATTCATTAAATATGATTTATACTCGGGGTCAACTGTTTTGTAATTGTCCGTAAATATTTGTTCGTATTTGTACCAAACCGTTTCGGTGGGTTGAATTTGTCTTGTTTTTCTTTCGCCTGTTTGTGGATTTACTTCCGTGATTGAACCCCTTAAATCGTAACCACACAAAACAAATTGAATATTATCGTATTGATTAGCAATCATTGAAATTCCACCTCTAATTTGTTCTAAATCATGTAAGTGAGTTGAACCTCCAAGCCACCCAAATCTAAGTCTATCTGACTCTGTGGGTTTAGGTTGGAATTGACTTTCATTCGGGTCAATTGCATTGGGGAATACTAAAACATTTTTTAAATTTAATCTTTTTCTTAAAGTTTCAGCAAAATATTCGGTCGTACACGTAACGTAGTCCGACTCTTTCATCATGTCGGCTTTTTTCTTCGGTAACTCGTTTTCTCTAATGTGAAAATACATTGGGTGTCTATGGTCGGGAGACCAATGGTCATCAATATCCATTACGATTTTAATACCTTGGGATTTTAACCACTTAATTCTTGAAATATTTTCTTCGTGACTTGTTTGATGGATAAAACTATGGAATACTACAATATCGTAGTTCTTAAAAAAATTATCACTGTTTTCAACAGATAATGCAATGTCGACATGAAATTCGTCGGCATAATGGTCTCCAATAAATTTATATGGGTCTAATATTCTATATTTACCCACACCATGTGTATCGGGGGGTATTGCTAAAATTCTAATTTTTGACATTCAAATTTTTCCTTTTTATAAATTATAAGAAAAAAAATTGAAAAGTCAAACTTACTTAGATTTATTTACGCCAGTAATTTTACCTTTAAAAACAGAATCACCAACCTTTAATACCAAATTTTCATTGATACTCATGGTTTGTTGTGCCGTTAAAATTTGATTGAGTTTGGAATCCATAATTTCGACTACAGTCTTTCTTACAATGTTTTCAATTATTGGTGTAAGTTGTTTAACTAAATCTGAACTATCCACTTGTGAACTCCTTTGTTGTGTAGATTTTTTTGTGGCGACACCTTCAGATTCCATTAGTTTTTTTGTTTTTTCAACAAAGTTTAAATCTAAAGAATCTGATAAACTAATTTGAGGTATCGGATTTTCAATCATCGCTCTTTTGATTGCTTCAGGTAATTTGGATTCTTGTATTTTTTGCAAATTAGGTTGTTGTGGTTGTCTAATTTGTGGATTTTGATTTGATGATGATAATACATCTTCAGGGTTACTTCTTAATATTTCTTCGTTTACATGGCCAGTTTCAAAGTCTCCAGTTTCAACTTTGTTCAATATTTTTTTGGCTTGTACTAGTCTTTGCATTAGGTCATTTTGTGATATCACCCCTTGTCCTGTTTTTTCCATATTGATTTTTTTATAAAATAAGTATTTTTAAAAGAAAATTAAAGTCTTGATTCTTTTTAATTGTTCTTGCAGTTCAACGGGTTCTTCCGATGACGGTTCAATAACTTTAATATTATCTTGTTTTAGTAGTCTATCTAAATCTGACTCAGAATCTTTTTCCATTCTTCTTCTTGTTCCCTCACCCGCATTTACATTTCCACCAATTTCTGTTTGTGATTTTTTCCAATCATCCATTTTCTTTTTGTATAAATCATCAATCGCGGTTTTAAAATCTTCAGGATTAATTTGTTTTATATTGTCAACAACTTTTACTTTAGTTTTTAAATCATTGAAAACTTCGACTTCTCTTTTTGGTGTTTCAACCGGAGTGACCGTTGGTTTTTCTTTTGGTTTTGGTTGAGGTAGTTCCTGTCTTCTTGGTTCTTCTTTACGTTTTGGTTCAGGTGATGGTGTTGGTTTTGTTTGTTGGGGTTGTTTCACGGCTCCCCAATCACTTGTTACATATGTTGTGGAAAAACTTTTATCATCACCTTCTTTATATCCGGGTCTTTTTTGTGTGAATTGTTCGTCCTCGTAAACTTGTACTGAACCAGATGATATTCTGTCTAAAATAAATGTTCTCCATCCATGCTCTCTAAATCCTTTTTTAGAAACTGACGGTGGTTGTACCCACCCTCTGACAGCTAAATTTCCTTTTTTAGTTAATCCCGATGCAACCAATTCGGCTTTAATTCTTCTACCAGGTAAAACTTCACCTTTTGGTCCTCTATAATCAAAAGAAACGGGCATCCTATTTTTAATAGCATATTCAAGAGTTTTTTGGGTACCCCTTGAAGGTGCCTCAGTAAGAATGTTTGTTAATATTGATTCAAAGTTTATCATTAAAAATCAGGATATGTTTTTGTACTACCGTATTTGTTTTTAGCGCCTAAAGTTGTCCTCTCATTTATGTCGGTAACAGTACCTACACCACCTGTATTATTTTCTCCTCTACCTCTTTCATCACCATCTGATATTGCATTTGGGTTAATGGTTGAGTACCCAAAATTATTATTGTAAATATTTTTAGCTAATAGAGTTGTCCTCTCATTTATGTCGGTAACAGTGCCTACACCACCTGTATTATTTTCTCCTCTACCTCTTTCATCACCATCTGACAAAGCGTTTGGATTACCTGAAGAATATTGAAAAGAGTTATTGTAAATATTTTTAGCTAAAAGACTATTTCTTTCCGCGATGTCGGTTTTAGAACCAATACTATTATTCAGTTCTCCTTTACCTTTTTCATCACCGTCTGACAGTGCGTTAGGATTACCACTGTTATACTGATTTGTTGGACCGTAAGGATTTTTTGCGACTAAAGAAGTTCTTTCCATGATATCAGTTTTAGAACCAATATTTCCGCTTAATTCACCTTTTCCTCTTTCATCACCGTCTGATAACGCACCAGTATTATTTGAACTGTACAAATCTCCAAGATTGTATTCGTTCCTTGACATGAGAATGTTTCTCTCTCTATCTCCGATTATTTCTAATTGTGTTGGCATATTAGTAACTAATTAATTTTTTTATTTTATCTATTTCTTCAAATAATTTCATTGATGTAAGTGGAGATACACTCGTCTTATGAGAATTACTCTTAATCAAATTTGTTGGAATTTTAAAACTAAATCTTTTTTTGTGTGATTTTAAATGACTGTTTTTTCTTTCCCCTGTCATTGACGTAATCTCATCGGCTCTTTTTTTGGAGTCTTTTCTATTACTTACTAAATCTCTTTCTCCTTGTAAAAATTGTTTAGCCCATTTTTCCATGAGGTCTCCGCCACATAAGTCGTACTTAGTTTTTTCTTGCATTTTATCCATATTTTGGATGTCATGGATAATTCTTTTAAGTTGACCGTATTTTACTTTTTTATCAATTAAAAGTTTTTTAGCTCTTTCAATACCTCGCACATTTTCACCGTTTAAACCAACTACAGTGTGGTTTATCTTGTCTAAAATATCTTGCGGGATATCAAAAATTCTACCTTTTAATTCTTTATTCATCGGAATCTTCTTCCTTTTTAAGGATATTAATTACATCTTCAACAGATACGTTATTTTTTACTAAAGTATTTTTTAAAGACATAACCTGTCTTTTAATAATTGGACTTAATTCTGTTTCAATATCTTCTGTTTGGTCTTTTTTTACTAAATCACTACTGTTAGATTTTTTATTAAGAACACTTTCAACATAATCATTTACAAATTTTTTAGGATTTTCAATAAGTCTGACCTTGTCTCCTTTTAATTTTTCATCATAACCATAGGAAGATAATCTTTCTTTGCTCTCATCATCACTCATACCTAAATCGTCTTCAAAATATTCATAAGCACCTTCAATGTCTTCGTCCTGACCTAAAGTTTTTTCATAACCTAAAGCTTTACTTAAATCAGACTCCGTCCAATATTTTATGGTTGTATTTGTCCCATGAGCAATACCATGTGTACCCATTTGACCAAAACCTGTTTTGACAACTTTATCGGTTATTGCGTGAGAACCACCTTTACTTGCTTTAGAAATTGGAATTTTTCTTCTTGCTACGTTACCTTTTTCATCAACAATTTCATCTACCTCAGTTTCAACCTTTTCTGGAATTTTCTCAAAGTCGGTATCATCAGAATATTCTTTGGCCCACTTTGACCATTTTTTTCTTTCTTTCTTTGGGATTGACTTATCGTTTGCTTTCGCGTAGAAATATCTTTGTTGTTTTTTGGACGCAAATGTCTCTTCAATTATATTTTTAACATATTTATCCATGCAATTATCTTTTTAATATAAATATCAAAAGAAAGGAAAGATATTTATAGAATATCATGAATAGTCAAAACATACTTAAATTTTGGGGGAGTAAATTAGATTTACAACTCGATTCTTCGGAATATTACGATTACGAAATCTCTAAAACTGAATTAGATTACGATGATTTGGTTTTAGATTTAGATAACACTATCGTGTATACCGGATTGACTATTAATACAACGGGTTTATCGGGAACCGATTGTACAAGAGATACAATATCTTTGGTTGAATATAACAATACAGTCAATGATGCTTCCTATGTGTATTTGGGACTCTCTTGGACTTTACAATATTCTGCATTTACGGCTACATTAGGTAATTCCGATACTATATTACAAAACGACGTTTATTCTTATACACTGAATAATAACACTCATTATTTAATAAATAGTGGTTATAACAACGCTTTATCAAATCCATTTTCTTTACAAACATCGGGATTAGGTTCTTCGTCATATGCGTGTACTGAACAATTAGGAGGAGATGATTGTTGTCCTCAGGATTTAATATCTGAAGCAAAACCTTGGGCTTATCAAATAAATCATGGTGCGGGGGTTGATAATTGTTCCTACAAAGTCAAAAGAAGAACAGAAAAAGGATGGACAATTGATTTGGTTTTAAATAGAAATAATTCAGGTTGGTCGAGCGGAAGAACCATTTATTATTTAGGTGTGAGAGGTGAATCTGATTTAAGAAACTACGCAGATAATAACCTATCTTTTTCTTTTACAAATGACGGTAGAATTCAATGGAGAGCAATAAGATATTCGGGTATTTGTACAACAAACAGTGGATACAGTGAAACTTTTTATACATCTTCAGGTCAAACACCTGTTTTATGTACAAGTGGAACATCTAAAGATTTTAATATCACAATAACTTTTGAAAGAGATAAATATTTTAATGATTGTGAATTAGAAAATGATGGTGGTTGGAATGATTTGATTACAGGTCGAACATTGACCACCCCGATTAGTAGTTGGTTAACGGGAGCGACTCCAACATATGAAGAATGATTCAATCGTGGGCTGGTGGTACACAATATTCTGGTGGCATACATAATATGGGTATTTCTTGTTTTAATTTTAAAAGAGTACAATATTATGAAGAACCATTAAATTTTGTAAGAGTAAGACATCATTATCTTGTTGATACTAAACCCAACTATGACATAACGGAATGTGTTGAAAATTGTGTGGATAGTATGATTGGCCTTTAAAAAAATGATACAAATTGATATAATTTAAATAAATGGATACTTTAAAAATAGTTTCGACAAATTATACAGGTCAAAGTGCGGTTATTACTTATTATCCAGATACTGGTGGTACTATTAATCTTGGCACCCAAGTATTACCCTATGATTATGTTGCGTCTTATTTTTATGGAACATATTCTTTATTTTTTCCCGCGTTTGGTAGTACTTGTACACTGTACGTAGAAGATTTATCAGGTAATTTTTTACTACAAGAAAACGGTGATTATATTTTCCAAGAAAACTATTATAAAATAAAAATAGAAACAGGTCCATCTCCGACCCCAACAGTGACACCTTCAACAAGTGTAACACCATCGATAACACCATCTGTTACACCGTCTATAACCCCAAGTGTAACACCATCTGTTACACCGTCTGTTACACCAAGTAGAACACCTTCAACAAGTGTAACACCATCAATAACACCAAGTAGAACACCGTCGGTTACCCCAACACCAACACCAACACCATCAAGACCCGCATACACATATTATAGGTGGCAGATTACTGAAAGTAAAACATCACCACCTAATGCGAATTGCATACAAGCATCCGAATTCGTTTTTCAAATAGGTGGTGTAGACCAAAGTATGGCTGGTGTTACGGTAACTAACCCAAGTGGTAATAACCCTGTTGGTGAGGAACCTCCAAAGTTAGCGGATGGTAATTTAACAACTAAAGCTTTGGATTTGAATTTTGTAACAAATGGAAATGTAAGTAATTTTATTTTTCAATTTAGTAGTGCAAAGGCGTTTACGGGTTATAGATGGGGTACCGCAAATGATGAAGAAAGTAGAGACCCTAAATCATGGACGATTGCCGGTAGTAATAATGGAACAACTTGGACAACGTTACATACGGTATCAGGATTTAACTCTACCACCACAAGAAATACGTATCAAACACCTCAAACGTATTAAAATATAAAAATAGATATTTATAAAATAAGATGAATTTACCAATATCCCAATTACCCGAACTTACAGGTTTAACCGCAAATGCGGAGTTTGCTGTTTCTCAAGGTGGAACCACATATAGAGTTAAAAATAGTGTTTTAGCTCCATTTCCAACGGTTTATGGTTTGTTTTCTCAAACAGGAAATAGTGTAACTATAAGTGGTACAACATCAGAATTAAGTGTTATTGACGGTGGGGTTGGAACCTTAAGTGTTCCCGCTAATGGATTTAGGGTTGGTGATAGCTTTAGAGCGGATTTTGGTGGTCTTTTATCCGCAAAAAATGGTGATGATATAAGAATAAAAGTTAAAACTGGTTCGGTAATTTTAGCAGATTCTGGACTTCAAAATATGACAACATCAGTTGATGACGTTTGGCAACTTTCTATAAATTTCACAATTAGGTCTCTCGGTGTTGCGGGTGTTGCCAGTATAGTTGCTCTTGGTGTATTTCATACAACAAAACAATCTAATGGTTCACAAGGTGGGTTTGCGTTCAATACGGTTAATAGTACTACGTTTGATACCACCGTTTCAAATACAATTGAAGTAACAGCTCAGTTTAGTTCAAGTGACCCCGCAAATAAAATATATAGTGACATTTTTGTATTAAATAAAATATATTAAATAAGATGGAATTTTTTATAAGACAAGGTGCTTCACAACCGATATTAAAAATGAGACTTATTGATGATGGAAAAAATGATAAATCCGGATTCAACGATATGTTGGAAAGTTGTGATATTACTTTTGATATGTTTGATGTTGAGACAGGTGAACCTGAAATCCTAAACTCAACTTGTTTAATCACCACAAGAGACAAAAAGTACAATCAAACCACAGACGAATATTATATTACCCACCAATTCACAGAATCACAAACCGCAAGAATTGGTAAGTATGAAGGTAAAGTTACAGTTCAATTTTTAGATACCAACTTAAATCCAACCACAAAACTGATTCTTCCTGTAAAGGAAAAATTATTTATCACCATATTTTGATATGTGATGATTATTTCGTATAATTGTTAGCAAGACAAACTACAACACGGTGTTGTAAGCAAATGTGTCAAAACAAAAATATACGATATGTCAGAAGTTATTTCTCAAGAGGTAATCGAAAGTTTTTTAAATGGTTGGGACCCTGAAGAATACATTGTAGGGGTTGAATACGATTACCAAACCAACAAAATTTACAAAATTATTCAAGACCCTGTAAGGGGTAAGGTAGTAAAACCCGACACTTTAACTCCATTTCTATGGGTTGGTGATTTAAGTTCTTGTAATTTCTATCAAGGAAGTAAATCCATACAAAAGAAAAAAATGGGGGAATACGGTATTATTATTGATAAACTTGAGACCCAAGGTAATGATAGACTTGAAAATGGACAAAATTTTTTAGTAAAAAGTCTAAAGGGTTATCGTGAATTAATTAGTTTTTTCAAACAAGGCGGTATTGACCCGTGGGGTGATAATTTTAAACACTTATTTACTATTTTATCACCTGTAGAACAATATCTTATTCAAAAGAAAAAAAGATTATTTAAAGGTATTGATGATTATTCAGGTGTTCATCGATTTGTATTCGATATCGAGACCACGGGCCTTGAACCTGAGACTAATGAGATAATTCTTATTGGAGTAAAGGACAACCGTGGTTTACAAAAAACCATACCCGCTTTTGGTCCTGATGGTGAGAAAAAATGTATCGAAGAATTTTTTGAAATAATAAAAGAATTAAAACCAACAATTATTGGTGGGTATAATTCAGCGTCATTTGACTTTCCATTCATATTAAAAAGAGCCGAAATTTTAGGTGTTGATATTGTTGAGTGTACATCAATACTCACATCGGATGGGATTAAACAAAAAGAAGGTGTATTAAAGTTAGCAAATGAAATTGAACCTTACACTCAACATATCATTTGGGGTCATAATATTGTTGATATCGCTCACGCAGTAAGAAGGGCACAAGCAATTAATTCGGAAATTAAATCTTGGGGATTGAAATACATTACCCAATATTTGGAAAAAGAAAAACCAAATCGGGTATATGTCGATGGTGCTTTTATTTCAAAAATATATTTGGAAAATGATAGTTATTACGTTAACCCTAAAACAGGTAAATACAAAAAGATTGGTGAACCCGGTACTGAAAATTTATTAGACAAATACCCTAATAAATACGAAATATGGCCAGGTCAAAGAATTGTAGAACAGTATCTTGATGATGACTTGTACGAAACAATGATTGTGGATGATTCGTTCTCTCAATCTACGTTCTTACTTTCTAAATTGGTACCAACAACTTATGAAAGAATTGCAACGATGGGAACTGCAACACTTTGGAAAATTATCATGTTAGCTTGGTCATATGAAAACGGTTTGGCAATACCCACCAAAGATGAAAAAAGAGCAATTACAGGAGGTCTTTCAAGATTATTAAATGTCGGATACTCCAAGAATATTGTAAAATTTGACTACGCATCTCTTTACCCATCAATCCAATTGGTTTATGATGTATTTCCTGAATGTGATGTTATGGGTGTTCAGAAGTCTATGTTAAAGTACTTTAGAAACATTCGTATCAAATATAAAAGACTTGCTGGTGAACTTAAAGATAGTGACCCCGTACAAGCAGAAATGTACGACCGTAAACAATTACCAATCAAGATTTTTATCAACGCTTATTTTGGTTCCTTGTCCGCACCACAGGTATTTCCATGGGGTGATATGAACATGGGTGAAACCATCACATGTACTGGTCGTCAGTGTCTTCGTATGATGATTATGTTCTTTGAGAAAAAAGGATATAAACCTCTTGTAATGGATACGGACGGTGTTAACTTTTCTACTCCCGATGATATTGATACCCACATATACATTGGTAAAGGTTTGAATGAATTAGTAGAAGAAGGGAAAGAATACGTTGGTATCGAAGCAGATACCGCGGAATTCAATGACACTTTTATGAGAAATGAAATGGGTCTTGATATTGATTACACCGCACCTGCGTGTATCAACGTTTCAAGAAAAAATTACATCATTAAACTTCTTAAAAAAGGTAAAGAAAAAATCAAACTTACGGGGAATACTATTAAATCAAAAAAACTTCAACAATATGTTGTAGAATTTTTAGATGAAGGATTAAAACACCTATTAAATGGCGATGGATTATCTTTTGTTGAGCTTTATTACAGATATGTCCAACAAATTTATGATAAGAAAATCCCATTGTCTAAAATGGCTAATAAGTCTCGTGTAAAACAATCGGTCGAGGATTACAAAAAACATATTAAAAAAACCACGAAAGCTGGTTCTTTGATGTCTCGACAAGCACATATGGAGTTGGTTATTCAGAATAACTATCCCGCCAGTCTTGGTGAGACCATTTACTATATTAATAATGGTGAAAAAAAATCAGACGGTGATGTTCAGAAAATAACAAAACCAACCAAAAAACAACAAGAGGAGTTTACTAAATTACACGGTAAACCAATGCCAGATAATTACATACAGATTAATTGTTACATGATTTCTGAAAAGGAGTTAACAAACAATCCCGACATGACTGGTGATTATAACGTGGCGAGATACTTGACTAATTTTAATAAGAGAATAGAACCATTGTTAGTTGTTTTCAACCCTGAAATACGTCACGATATTTTGGTTGAAAAACCCGAAGACAGACAATATTTTACAAGAGCTCAATGTGAATTAGTAAGTGGGTTTCCTCTTAAGGAAGATGGTCAAGATAAGTACGATGAGGTAATGACACTATCTGATAGTGAAGTACTATTTTGGAATAGAGTAAAAAGAGACCCTTTCTTTATGTATGTGGAGGACAGTTTGAAGTTAGCAGACCCTTATTGGGTGGATTTGAATAGAAAAGTGGTATCTCTACAAGCTGAAAGTATCAAGAGTAATGAGGATGAGATTATTCAGACCAACGGTAATGATTACGCTTATCACGCAACCAATATCTAATTAGATTACGTTAAATGGTGATTGGAAAGGTCTGTACTTAAGTGCTTTGTTTAGGTTTTCCGCTTCCGCTCCTTTTCTTTCCATTAACTTATCGGGTCTTAATCTTTCTAAACGATTCATTAATTCCTCAATAAGTTTTAATTTTTCATCTTTACCTTCTTGTAACAATGTTGAATAATCTAACTTAACAGAACTATCAGGTACTTGTAAATCACCTGAGAATTTACCCCATATTCTACCTAAACCTTCTTTTGAATATGCGATAAGATATTTCCTAACCCAGTTTTGTGCTGGTTTATTTAACATGTCCCAAGTAAGTTCTTCGGTTTCAACATCAGAAGGTAATTTTACAATACCACTATTTTTGTCTAAACAAGTATCGGGGTCTGTGGTATCATAATACCAATACCACACTTTTTGTCTATTGTTTTGAATCGAACCAAAATCAAATCTACCACCTGGTACATTGTATAGGTGAACTATTTTTGTTCCGTTTGGTCCTGCCGTAATTCTATATGTTAAGTCACCACCAATTAATCGGTTTTTAATATTTCTATCGCCCATTCTTAATAATAAATCATAAGCTGGTAATAAGAAATAAGAACCCGAAGCTCCTTGTTGTGCAAATCCACCGACACCACCAAAAGCAACACCCCCAAGACCACCAAAACCGCCTAAAAATGGGTCAACAATTGAGTCTGTTAATTCCGCTCTTGAGAACCACAATAATTCATTAATCTCTCTACCAGCAGGAATCACATAAGTTTGTGTGTTCGCAGATAATGAAATATAATCTTTTTTTAATTCACTATTACCACCCGTCTGTAGACCTACAATCTTAGAGTAAGAATGGGTGTATTGTGTCTCGTAATCTAAACTCCTTGTGGTAAACGCTCTTGTTAATGATTGTGTATCCACATTAAGACCAGCGAGTGCTGACCACTGTGATTCAATCAACCAATCACTTACATATTGTTCATATTCAGATACTGACAACTCTAAAAAGGTGTCCATTTGTTCTTCTGTGAGTTCAACTCCCCTAACGGGTAAACCCAATAAATGAAACACTTGGGTGTACAATTTTTGTTTTTCAGTATTTGAAATGACAGTTGTTGACATTAACTTTGATTTATCAATAAATATCTGTATATTTGTTTTAATATTCCAAATATTAATGTATTCCACCGGAAACTTAAGAAACATAGAAAACCACGTAAAAAAGATTTGCACAATAAAGGGACCTATCAAGGACCTTTTTTTGAGTGAATGGAGAGAGGTTTTTAAGGAATGCTACTTGAGTAAAAACCAATATGGTTTTTGTCAAAAAAATGGGACATATGGTGTTTTAACCCCAAGGGGGTCGTGGTCTCCTGTAAATCAGTTTAATACGAACTATATTGTCAACATAAAAATTGTTGAGAAATTAAACGAATGGATTTTTCAAGATTATTTTCTTAAGGGAATAAACAATCTAAATGGCGTACCATTAAAAGAAATTACTTTTGATGGTAATAGTTCAAGTTATATTGAAGAAGAAATAAAAAACTATTTTAAATGGTTTCGAGTATACAAAGACAAAATATTGATAGACCATAGGACTGTTGGTCCTAGCGATTTTTTATATGAACTTTTTCATATTGCATCCAAAACGATTGGTACGGGTACATATGGTGAATTGTGTATTGAACATTATTTTAAAAAAAATGTAAAAACAGCTAAGATTTACAGGACATCATTGGTGAGGGGTTCTTCGATTGACATGGTTAACGGTTGTGATTTATTCACGGTCAACAACGATGATAATACAAAAGTTAAAAGAATCCAAAGCAAGGTTGTTAAATTTCAAGGTGATAGTTTTAAAAATATTATAGATGTAAGGGATTACATTGGTAAAAATATTGATTATTTAGTTTTGGTATCATTGAACTATGATTTTAGATTTCATACTGTGAACCCAACGAGAATGATTTTTTTACATCTTAAAGAAGATACCATTATAACCGAATTAAATGGTTGGTATACATATAACAAAAATAATATACTAATGGAAGAAAAAATTGATGATATTTTTAACTCAAAAATTTTCTTTGAGTTTTTCATGTATTGTTCAAAAAACGATGTAGAGTTTTCTCTTGAAGTTTCTGAAGACACAAACTTAAATTTTATAAAAGAAGAAAGAAAAGTTTGTGTGAGTTTGCCTTCAAGTAGTGAAAATTTTGATATTGATAAAATCCACGATGTGTGGGTTGAAATAATTCAGAGTATTTCTCAAAAACAAGAGGACATTGATTTCATGATGAATATCTTAAAGAATCTCTTTAAGAATTGATTGTGCAAAACTTTCTGAGAAATCTCCATCACCCATTACTTGGTCGATAATATTCTTTTTCTTTTGAAGCATATTATACACTATCTTTTCAATAGTATTTTCGAAAATCGGATAATACACTAATACATTTTTCTTTTGTCCGTATCTAAACGCTCTGTCTTCTGCTTGACTGTGATGTGCAGGAACAAATGATAAGTCATTCATAATCACACATTCCGCAGCGGTTAAGGTGATACCAACTCCACCTGCAATAATATTTGAAATAAACACTTTTACTTTGTCTTCATTTTGAAAACGGTCAACAGATTGTTGTCTTTTTTCTTTAGACATTCTACCATCTAAAACCACCGAGTTCTTTTTGTATTTCTCATGTAACATATCTAAAGACATGGTGAAGTTCGTAAACACAATAACCTTTTTACCTTGTTCTAAACATCTATCAATAATCTCACAAGTATAATCAATTTTTTCCTGAGAGATAATTTGTCTAACTTTCATTAAACGATTAATAGTAACAGATAATGATTCTTTGTTTTTAGATTCACTTGTAATTCTTAAAAAGTCCTCAAGTTCTTCATCATAGTATGTACTCTTTAAATCTAAGAATATTGGTGTGATAATTTTATCGGGAAGGTCTAATATGTCAGTTTTCATTCTTCTTAAAACAAGATTTTTAGTTCTCATTCTAAGTTCATCTAAATTTGTTGCACCGTTAGTATTCCATATTTTCTTTTTGTTTACCGTGAATTGATAACCACCACAATACCTTTTAACATAACCTTGCCAATTTAACGTAACATTTGAATTTACGATTCTTAATAGATTATAATAATTGATTGGTTTTGAGGTCATGGGTGTACCTGTAAGTAACCAAACTTTTGGTATATTTTTTAATATATCATTTATTAATTTAGTTCTTTGAGCGGTAGTATTTGATATGTAATGAGCTTCATCTACTATTGCCAAATCAAATTTTTCATTGGCAATTAAATTAGTATTTTCTTGACCAATTTCAGGTGTTTCAGTTGAGTGATAGTTTTTTACAATATCATAATTTATAATATAGTAATTAAATGTTGAACCCCACTTACGACCTTCAACAATTAAAGTTTTCTTATCTGAGTAATTTTCAATTTCTCTCTGCCAATTAATCTTTAGAGATGCTGGGCATATTATTAAAATCTTTTTTGCTCCACTTTCTAAAGAGGCAATAATCGCTGATGTGGTTTTACCCAGTCCCATATCATCAGCGAGAATATATTTGTCGTTGGCCAATAATTTCTCAATAGCTTCTTTTTGGTGAGGTAATGGAGGTCGGTTATCGTAAGATGAATAATCAATCTCTCTGTTTAATTTTTTTTCCTCTTGGATGATTGCGGATTTAGGAACCCACATAGCTGAATTTTTTTCAGTTTCAAAAATTTTACCCCATATGTGATATGCCATATCACTTTCACATAATAACTTTTCACACCATATTTTTTCGGGTGGTTTTGTTAGATGTTTAGATTCCATTAACTTGTCTGCAAATCCATCAACAATACTGATATATTTTTTTGCAACCCGAGGAACTACCTCATGGTATTTTAAAACATACTCAGCTTGGGGTCTTGTTAACTGAAAACCTTTAACTTCAGATAACTTTCTTTTCCACTCAATTAGTTGGTTGTTAAAACCTTCGTAAGTGGACAAAATTTCCCTTGCTTCTATCTCAGGAATCTTACTCTGCATACAATAAGTTAAATATAGTAAAATAGAATCAATAAATGAACTATTTATAGTAAATGAAGAATAAACTACCGATAACCAGATTAAGTAAATTTTTTTCTCAAACTGATTTTGATTTAAATGTTCAGTTAGGGGAAGAATACTTGCATGGTGATTTAGGTATGAAATTAGTTTTATTTAGAGTAGATAGACAAAAAACCGACACTGATGATGTATACGGTGAAGTTGGTAAAGACCAAATTAAATTTTTACCACCTACCGAATTTTTCGGATTGGTTAAAATTGAAGAACCTAAAAACAATTCATATACTAAAGGTGTAAATAGATATTTGGAACCCGGTAATATGACCATTTCAGTTTATATAAAACACTTAGAAGAAATGGGTATTGATATTAGATATGGTGATTTTATTGGGTACCCCGAATCGGAAGAAAGAATTAGATACTATACGGTGGTAAACGATGGAAAAGTTACTTCCGATAATAAACATAATATGTTTGGTTTTAGACCTCATTATAGAACTATCACCTGTGCAATTGCACAAGAATCTGAATTTAGAGGAATTTAATTATGGGATTACCAAAAAGAAAAAAAGATATTAAAGTATACGGTGTAAACCAAAACGCGGATGGTCCTGCAATTACCGGTAGAAGAAAAGAATTATTAGAAGAAATAATTAAATCTGATACTTTTCTTCCTGATTCGATATTGCACGACGACCTTGATTTGGGTATGTTAGAATTTGTAAAAGAAAATTTTAAAGTAATATCTGACGGGGACCAAATACCAATGATTCCAAAAATTCTCACAATTCAAAGATGGGGTGAGTATACCAACAATTGGTCTTTTAGTGATGAAGATGGAAATATTAAGTTACCATTTATTGCTGTTGTAAGAAAACCTGAAGTTCAGTTAGGTACAAACCCATCTATTCAAAGAACTATTCCTGATAGAAGAGACTTTTTTTATGCATCGGTTCCGACTTGGGATGGAAATCAAATGGGTGCGGACATATACAAAATACCTCAACCAATTGCGGTTGATATTAGTTTTGATGTAACTATTGTTTGTACAAAATTTAGAGATATAAATAAGTTCAATCAAAAGGTTTTACAAAAGTTTTCATCTCGTCAAGCATACACTCGAGTAAAAGGTCATTATATCCCAATTGTATTAGATAGAATCGAAGATAATACTCCGATGGATACTTTAGATGGTAGAAGATTCTACATTCAAAATTACGGGTTTACAATGTTAGGATTCTTAATTGATGATGAAGAATTTGAAGTTTCTCCTGCAATTAACAGAAGTATTACCATGGTGGAACCCGATTTAAGGTCAATTCCATCTATAAAAAAAATTGAAAACTCAATAACAATATCATCAAATTATAGTAGTGGTTCAATCGTTGCGGACTACACCGCAACTGCAACAAATAAGGTAGATAAGACGGTTGAAATTTCATTTACTGACACTTTATTAACTGTGACTGGTAGTTCAATATCAATTCCTGTTAAAATTTTTATTGAACCAAATCAATTAAGTGGTACTACACAATATACTGTCGATGGTACGTTTAGTAATTTAACTTTGGTTAATAATTTTAGTTCGGTAGATATTAATACGTCGTCTAAAACAAAATTTAGATATGATTTTACAACACAATCAACTTTTACAATACCAATAACACCGACCCCAACACCTTCAATAACACCATCTTCATCTGTAACACCATCAATAACCCCAACATCAACACCTACGGTTACCCCTACTTTAACCTCAACCTCTATTATCACCCCAACCATAACTGTAACACCTTCAGTTACCCCCTCAGTAACACCGTCAATTACTCCGTCACTTACATCATCGGTTACACCAACCCCTACTTTAACCTCAACACCCACAGTTACCCCTTCGGTAACAATTGAGTCTTCACCGACACCATCACCAACTCAATCAGTAACACCATCCATTACTCCCAATAGTTCTGTCACACCATCGGCCACCCCAACACCATCATTGATGGTGGATGATAAACTATTAATTTCTGGTGGATTCTCATTATACAATGGCACATTATATAATGACATAATTAAATTAAACTCAAATGGTTCAGTTGATAGTTCATTTAGCGGTGGAACCGGATTTGATAATTTCTTAGAAAATCACATAATATATAATAACAAAATTTACGGTGCGGGTTATTTTACAACATACAGTGGTGTATCGTCCAATTATATAATTAGATTAAACTTAGACGGTTCAATCGATAATACATTCAGTATCGGAACGGGATTCAATAGTATCACAAAATTTGTTGTACCCCAATCTGATGGAAAACTATTAATCGGTGGATATTTTACATCATATAATGGCACGTCGGCGAATAAAATTATTAGGTTAAATTCTGACGGAACAATTGATAATACATTTAGTGGTTCAACGTCTACTACTTATGATGCAAACTCAACTGTTCAAGATGTTTCTTTACAATCAGATGGTAAAATGATTCTTTGTGGTAGTATGACCACAAGAAGAATTGAGAGACTTAATTCCGATAAGAGTCACGATTCTAGTTTTACAACTACAGTCGGTACGGGATTTAATGCCTACACATACATGTCATCGGTACAATCAGATGGTAAGATTGTCGTTGGTGGAGATTTTACATCATATAGTGGAGTGACATCTAATAGAATAATTAGATTAAATTCCGGAGGAACTATCGATGATACATTTATTATTGGAACCGGATTTAATAATAGTGTTTATTTTGTCTCGACTCTTTCAAGTGGTAAAATAATGGTCGGGGGAGCTTTCACATCGTATAGTGGTGTAACATCTAATAGGATAGTTAGACTAAATTCTGATGGAACTATTGATAATACATTTAGTATTGGAACCGGATTTAATAATCATGTACTCAGTATTGTTGTTCAAACAAATGGTAAAATACTAATTAGTGGTAATTTTACATCATATAACGGCACATCGGTAGGAAACATTGTACGTTTATTTTCAGATGGAACTTTAGACACGACACTTAATACCGGTACAGGATTTGGTTCTGGAGCAACAATCACAACAGTAACCCCAATAAATTAAACAACATGACAATACAAGAATTTTTATACGAAAAAACATTATCTCATATTGAAATATATGAAAATTTAATAATCAATTTGGTTGTTGATAATGACATCTATGGTCTTAGTGTTGATACTAGTCATCTTGAATCATTATTGGTTTTAGAAAGAACTGACAATTTTATAATTGATGGTAATTTATTAATTTGTAATAACATTACCGTTGATATGACGGAGATTAGTATGTTATAAAAAATTAATCTCCATAGATATCTTTTTTCTTAGGTGAATCATTCACCTTTCCTGTTTTACAAACTTCATCAATCCATTTCTGAACAACCTTATAAATTTTTAATCCATTTTTGTCGCAATATTCTTTTAACATTTGGTGGTGATTTTCACTAACCTTTATGTTTTTTAGGGTGTTTTTCATGATAAAGATAAATATAGATACTAAAGGATAAATTAGTATCCATAAGTGCCATTTTTAAAAAAATCAAGGGAATCTTTGCTAAAAACAAAGATATTTATTGATAAAGAAATAAAATTAATTAACCAAACAAATTAAAAATGGCAAATTCAAATAGAGTTTTTGTATCTCCGGGTGTATATACATCTGAAAAAGACTTAACATTCGTAGCACAAAGTGTTGGTGTGAGCACATTAGGTTTGGTGGGTGAAACCTTAAAAGGTCCCGCTTTTGAACCTGTATTAATAACTAATTTTGACGAATTCAAGTCATATTTTGGGGGAACAAGTCCGTTAAAAGACAACAATAACAATCCAAAATATGAATTACCTTATTTCGCAAAATCTTATTTAGAAGAATCTAACCAAATGTTTGTAACAAGAATATTAGGTTTAACGGGTTATTTACCTGTCAAAACTTATGGTGTTAAAACAATTGGTGGGGTTACATTGGGGGCTCTTAGTGGAACAACCACAAGTTTAACAATGTCAGCATCGACCACAACAATTACAGCAAGTACGATTTATAGTGAACTATCAGATAAAATATCTGTAGATGGAAATTATATTACAGAATATATTGTAGCAAACTTTAGTGGTAACACATCATCTAACCATGGACAATGGTTTGTGATGGGTGAAGTACCAACTTCAGGAACAAGTGGTCAAACATCATCACTTGAAGAAGTTTCTCCTTTAACAGGTTTGAATAACGCAAGTAATTACAACAATAAGGAATGGTTCAATAAACTTTGTAACACCACAGGTTCTGAAGTATATTCTTACTTATTTGTTTATAACAGCGGTGCGAGTAGATTTGATGTGACTAAGTACACATACTATGGAACATTGAACACGGCGTATGATGGACAAGTGGTTTTAGCGTTCAGACCAAGAGGTTCTTACAATGGACAAACATTAAACTTGGAAACTACCGCAGATGTAAATTTTGTGGTTACAGGTTCAGGAATCACTACAAATCCATTAGCTGAATTTACAGTTAATGTTACAGGTTCAACAAGTGGACCAAAATCATTCACTTGTAGTATGGACTCTTCGTCATCAAAATATGTAACAAAAGTTTTTGGTACCGATGTTTATGACAAATTAAAAAGTGATGTACCTGTGTATGTTTTTGAATCTTATCCAAATTACTTACAAAGAGCATATGAACAAGGTTTAATTAGAGGTTTAAGTTTAACAGAAGTTTTCGAACATGTTGGTAACGACTTTAAAACATCTTGGGATACCCCAATGACACCAACTGTTGTATCAGAGGTTAGAGGTGGTGAAGTTGATGATTTATTTGATGTAATCACAGTATCAGATGGTGATTCTGCAAACTACGAAGTAAAAGTTTCAATTATTAATATTGATGTAAACACTGGTGACTTTGACTTAATCGTTAGAGACTTTAATGATACAGACGATAATTTAGTTGTACTTGAAAAATTTGGTAGATGTAATATGAATCCAGATTTACCAGGATATGTTGCTAAAAAAGTTGGTACATCTGATGGTGAATATGAATTACGTTCAAGATACATTATGTTGTCAATGGCTGATAATCACCCAACCGACGCATATCCTGCAGGATTTAAAGGATTTACAAACAACACATCTTTTGGTTCAAGTACTTTAGGTTCGGTGATGTACAAGACTACATTCTATAACGCTGGTGATACTACATCTTATCAAGCCGATGGAACACCTGTTTTATCTTCAGGTGACAAAGTAAGAAGAACATACTTTGGTTTATCAAGTCCAACAAACGCAGTAACATACGATAGAGACTTGTTTAAATTCAAAGGAACATCAGCAGCTGGAACAACTAAGGGTTTCCACTTATCAACAAACGCATCTACAATCACAGGAACAACCTTCTTAACCACGTCGTATGATTTAGAGGGTCAAACAGGTGGAGCGAATAACGTATTAACAAATATCAATTATCGTAAATTCACATTCGCAGCGGCTGGTGGATTTGACGGTTGGGATATCTACAGAAATGTGAGAACCTACGGTGATGGATACATCTTTGGTAAAAATACTTACACAAGTGGTAACACTAATAATGGTGGTGTATTTAGTACAGTATCAGGAAACTCTGACTACTACGCTTACACTCAAGGTATTGATACCTTCGCAAACCCTGAAGCTGTTGATGTAAACATCTTCGCAACACCAGGTATCAACTTCTATGACCACAGTTCATTAACATCTTACGCAATTGATATGATTGAAGAAGATAGAGCGGATTCACTTTATGTGATTTCATCACCAAACTACGGTACAGCGGATGAAGTAATAGACGCTTTGGACGGCGTAGCAATTGATAGTAACTACTCAGCGGTTTACTGGCCTTGGATTCAAGTTAGAGACGCAGACAACGCTACACAATTATACTTACCACCAACAGGTGAAGTATTGAGAAATATAGCATTAACAGATAACGTATCTTTCCCTTGGTTCGCGGTAGCGGGTTATTCAAGAGGTTTAGTAAACTCAATCAAAGCTTATAAGAAATTAACTTTGGATGAGAGAGATGACCTTTACAAAGCGAGAATTAACCCTATCGCAACATTTGCGGATACCGGTACAATCATTTGGGGTAATAAAACACTTCAAGTACGTGAATCAGCTTTGGATAGAATTAACGTAAGAAGATTACTGTTAAGAGCAAGAAAATTAATTTCAGCAGTAGCGGTAAGATTGTTATTTGAACAAAACGACGAACAAGTTCGTAATGAGTTTTTGAGATTGGTTAACCCGATATTAGACGCAATTAAGAGAGAAAGAGGTTTGTATGAATTCCGTGTAACGGTTTCCAACGACCCTGAAGATATTGACGCTAATACTTTGAGAGGTAAAATTTACATTAAACCAACAAGAGCTCTTGAATTTATCGATGTTGAATTCATAATCACACCAACAGGAGCATCATTTGATAATATCTAATAAAAAGGGGAGGGGAAACCCTCCCTATTTTATGTTCCACGTGGAACATTATAATATAGTGTGACCTACGGAATTACCAAATATAAAAAAAATAAAATTATAAATTACCCAGTATATGCACCAGTATTCTAGTTCTAGTTCTAGTTTATTTTTATCTAGTTTATTTCTTTATAGTTATTCTAGTTTCTTTAATCTAGTTCTTAATTTACTAGCATCTAGTACTAGTATGGAAAAAATACGAAATAATTTTCACAAAATCAAGTATTGAGAAGATTTTTTTTGTTTTTTCATATACAACATATTTATAAGAAAGATTAAAAATAAAAAAATTAAAAAACAAATATTGACATGGCAGATTTATTAATGAAAATGCCGGTTCCTTACGAACCGAAGAGAGTTAACCGATTCATACTTAGATTCCCATCATCATTGGGTATTAACGAGTGGTACGTAACCTCAAGTGCAAGACCTAGTGCAAAAATTAACTCAGTTGCAATTCCTTTCATCAACACATCAACATACGTAGCTGGTAGATTTGAATGGAATGAAATAAGAGTAACCTTCAAAGACCCTATTGGTCCTTCAGCGGCACAAGCATTGATGGAGTGGTTCCGTCTACACGCTGAATCAGTTACAGGTCGTATGGGTTACGCAGCTGGTTACAAAAAAGATATTGAATTAGAAATGTTAGACCCAACGGGGGTTATGGATAGATGTATATTAGTTTACTAATCAAATAATAAAAAATCTGTCAATAAAAGGTCTCTCAAAAGGAGACCTTTACTTTTTTTATAAGTTTTTGTAAATTATACTAGTTATTAAATAAAACAAATATGGAAGAATTTAGAGTCGACCCAACAATCGCTTATGATGTTGTTGAACTACCTTCAAGAGGTATACACTATCAAAATAAAAAGAAATCACTTAAAGTTGCATACTTAACGGCTGCGGATGAAAATATTTTATCCGCGCAAAATTTAATTGCGACAAATGGTGTAATTGATGAATTACTTAGAAGAAAAATATTAGATAGAGATATTCAAATTGAAGACATTGTTGAAGAAGATAGACAAGCAGTGTTAATATTTTTAAGAAACACCGCTTTTGGTCCCGAATATAAATTTTATTTAACTGACCCAAAAACTGAAAAGGATTTTGAGATTTCTGTTGATATGAGTGAATTAAAATTCAAAGATTTTAATTTAGAATCAGATTCAAACGGTGAATATCCATATTTTATGGAAAAATCAAAAGTTCAAATCACATTTAAATTTTTAACACCAAAACAAGAGAAAGAACTTGATGATTTAAGAAAGAGTTGGAATGGTCAAGGTGTTGCACCTGTTGTCACCAAACAATTAGAAATGATGATTAAGTCTGTTGCCGGCAATAGAGATATGATGAACATACATAATTTTGTTGAGAGATTACCAATTAAAGACTCTCAAGATTTCAGAAAATTTCTAAAAGAAAATAAACCAGGATTAGATTTAACAAAAACAGTAAAAACCCCGTCAGGAGAAGACACCCAAGTTGAAATTGGGTTCGGGGTTGAGTTTTTTCGCCCTTTCTATGGCTTATAAGAAAGGACAGTTAGACGAAATTTTATTTTTAATCAAAAGAGGTTTTAGTTATGGTGACATTATCACCATGCCAGTTTTCATACGTAGATATTACGTGGAGTACATTATTGAATTAGAAAACACTCCTAAATAATATTTATTGATATGACAATTAACGAAGAAGTATCCAAATTAAGAGCAGGTTTAAATTATACTCAATTCAAAAACGAGTTCTTGAAATTTGAATCCGTGAAGAATAACAGTTCTTTAATGGGTCAAGTAGATACTTATTGGTCATTTTATAATCAAAAAGAACCATCAAGTGGAGGAAATACAGGAAGTGGTGGTAGTAAAACAGCCGCTTTTGCTACAGACCTACTTAAAACTCAAAATATTGCGGACTTAGGGTATTCAAACCCCGTTTCATCATTATCATTATCAAAAGATACTGTATTCCAATTTAGTACCATATCTGAAACAATAGGTAAAATTGCAAGAGAATCAAAAAATCTACCTGATTTTATGGTTCAATTAGGTGTTAAAGGCGCCAAAGAGATGGTATCTTTTCTTGGTGATGAATTAATAAAAATACAAACACAAGAAGTAGAGTTAAGAAATAAAATTAATTCTGAACTTGGATTAACAGGTGAATTATCAAGAGAATTTAGAAACAATATATTTGAAACATTACCAGCCGCTACCGCTATGGGATTTGGATTTGAGGATGTAAAAGATTATGCGGTACAAATGGTTGAACAAACAGGTAAGATGACAACATTTGGTAGTGATGTTTTACAAGAATCACAAAAAACCGCTAGAGCTTTTTACGGTGATTTATCTAAATTGGGAGCTGCACTGGATTCGTTTGAAAAAGTAGGTATTGGAGCAAAAGACGCAATCAAAGAAATTGACAGGGCGGGTAAAAGTTCATTAACTCTTGGTTTAAACGCGAGAAAGGTGGTAGCAGATGTTGGTGCTAATATGGACAAATTAAACACTATTGGATTTAAAAATGGTGTTGAGGGATTAACCAGAATGGTTCAGAAGTCTATTGAATTTAACATGAACATTGAAAAGGTTAAATCAATGGCGGAGAAACTTTTTGACCCCGACCAAGCAATTGCGTTGTCCGCAGAATTACAAGCTATAGGTGGAGCGATTGGAGATTTCAACGACCCATTGAAACTAATGTATATGGCAACAAATGATGCCGGTGGTCTACAAGATGCGATGATAGGTGTTGCGGGTTCATTAGCGACATATAATTCCGAATTAGGTAGATTTGAAATTACAGGTGCAAACTTAAGAAAATCTAAAGCTTTAGCTGACCAAATGGGTATGAGTATGGAGGAAATGTCCAAAACCGCAATTAAAGCTGCGGAAAGGTCATCGGCGGCTACCGCGTTATTATCCTCAGGTTTACAAATAGATGAAAAAGAAAAAGAATTCTTAACCAATATCTCCAAAATGGAAGGTGGTAGAATGGTTATAGATATTCCTCAATCTTTAGCAGATAAGATGGGATTAAAAGATACCAAAGTCGCTTTGGATGAACTAAATCCTACGATTGCAAAAGGGTTATTGGAGAATCAAAAAGCGTTTGAAGAAATGTCTGTTGAGGATATTGCGAGAGACCAATACACGGTAACTCAAAATATGCAAAAAGACATAAGTGCGTTATTGACGGTTGCTAAAGTACAAGCCGCCGCAGAAATAAGAAAACCTCTGGCTGAGTTTGACAAATACATTGAAGGTTTAGAATTATCTAGAAATTTAAAAGAAAAGACAAGTTTAGGTGGTTTACAAAAAACAGACGAAGGTTTATTTTCCAAAATGGTTAGCGAAGCGGTTGCACCTGCTAAAGCTTTAGTTGCTAAAAGTATGGGTGTGAGTGAATCTGATTTAGAGAACAGATTAAAAGGAAAAGAATCATCTACCACACCAACAACTTCAACAGTAAATGTTAACCATACACATACTGTTAAATCAGACGGAGCCGTTGTTGATAATGTTGTTAGGGCGATTAATAATAGTCCATCATTGGCTAATGATATGTCTCAAAGTTTTATACCATCGGATTTAGATTACACATCTTTTACCTTACCACCTCAATTTAATTAAAATTAAAAAGTTTCTATTTATAATATAAATGCCAACATATTTAGATTTTAATAACACCAAAACTTTCAGGGACTTTTTAATTTCAAAAACTCTGAATAGACCGAATGGACCTCAAACGTTCACGGATGCGAATTATAGTGTTCAGAATCTAAATAATTTTGCTAATGTCGACCCCGGTGACGTTAAAACAAATTGGGCGGTTTATTTTGGACAAAATTTTATCAATTTATATGTTCCACCCAATAACACAATTGAAGAATATACTGACACATCTTTACCGTCTTTAGCTTTATTATTAGGTGGTATAAATCCAGCTGGATATGTAAATTCATTCGAACCCCAAACAACAAATTTAATTAGTATTATGGCGGGCCAAAACTTCGATAGTGATTCGAGGTTAATGAAATTCGCCACACAAAACATTAGAGAAAACAAACAAGGACCTGTCTTTGCTAGATTACAACAAAATTTGGAATCCGCAACATTAGGTAGGGTTAGGGCGTTAGATGCGTTAGGTGGAAATACCGCGACTGCAATTAATATTGTTACAGGTAGAGAACCTTTAGTTGAAAAAAATTATAAGATTACCGTTGCTAAAAGTTTATTAGGAAAGGGTGTTGATTTTCTTCAAACAGTTGCAGGTATTGAATTCCCTTTTAGTGAAATACCTGGCGATTATTTAACCAACCCAAGAAACCCTATTGAAAATAGACCAACACCAAAAACAGAAGCCGGCGCTATTTTACAAGACGTTACTGGTGTTTTAGGAAGTTTAGTTGGTATTCAAAGAAGACCTAAACTCGGAAGAAAACCTTCCGATTTAATGATTGAATACATGGGAGAGGGTCAGAAACAAATATTATTTGACCAATTAACATATTCAACATATGCTCCAAATTATACAACAACAGCGAGGTCACAACAGTCATCAAAAATTTTCAATTTTGCGAATAGTTTTGCTCAAGGGGTAAAAACTGTTTTAGGATTAGAAGCACCAAAAGGTGTCGCATATATTGGAGACGATAGAAGTGAAGACGTGAAATATACCATGTCAGACTTTAATGACAACATGGTTAAAAGTAGTTACTTCTTAAGTTTAATGTTTGACCCGGTACAAGCCGCGTTATTCGAGAGACAAAGAAATATTTCCCAAGGTGGACCAATTAGTGGTAAACTGACGTGGATTAGTAAGAACTCACAAAACAAAATTGGATTATGGAACGAGGAATTCCAATCAAGAGAAAGTGATACGTACAACAATTCAATTTCAACAAAATACGGATTTAGAGAAGATTCAATTTTGGGTAAAACTCAAGAAATCTTGGATTCAATGCCTAAAGATGGTCAAGCCACAAGAACACACGTTGGTAATGTTATTGACCAAACAAGTAGAATTTTTAAAGAAGGTGACAGTATGTTGTCTCGAGGTTCCGCAATTAAATTTGTTGACAAGTATAAACAAGAAACAGGTGCTGAATATTGTAGGGTGTGGACCAAAGATAGGTCTTATATGAACTATTCAGACACAATGAAAAGAACCGCTAATATCAGAAAATTTGATGATAGTGTAATGGGTGGTGAGAGCAGACCTTGGAATATTAATATCGCACCAATGTCAAGCGGAAACTATGATGCAAAAAATAGTTTTAAAAACTCATTTGGTGCAAAGAATTCAACAAACATATTTGAATCACCCACAGGTGATGGATTTTACGCTAAAAAATATATGTTCTCAATTGAGAACTTAGCATGGAGAACATCTAATACACCTGGTTTCACATACAATGATTTACCATTCTGTGAGAGAGGTAATAATGGAGGTAGGGTTATGTGGTTTCCTCCGTATGATTTGAAAGTTAGCGAGAACAACCAAGCTAGATGGCAAGACAATACGTTTTTAGGTAGACCTGAACCAATATATACTTATCAAGATACTTCTAGAAGCGGTCAATTATCATTTAAGGTTGTAGTGGACCACCCAAGTATTTTAAATTTATTGGTTAGAGAATACTTTAAAGGAATGTCCGATGAAGAATCGGAAAATTATATCAACGCATTTTTTGCGGGGTGTGAGGAATTAGATTTCTACGCATTAATCAGAAGATTCGCTCAATTAGATACAAACGATATAAAACTAATTCAAAGTTTCTTAAATCAAGGACAAGACCCCGAAACTATCAAACAATATAAGGTAACCACTGAGTATCCAACAGAAACAACACCAACAAACACAACAACACAAGGTAACGAAGCAGATTCTAAAGCTGTTGATGAGGTTATAATTAAATTAAAGTATGAAAACGATATACCGGGACCAAGAGATAAAGTTGATACCACACAAAATTATACACAATTATACAAAGCTTACAAAGACCAAAAACAAGCTTATATTAATGAATTAGGTGCCGCGTTAAATACTTTAACTGGTTTGTCTCAAACAGACACTCAAGTAAAAACAGAAAAATCTTTTATTTTTGGTGATGCTAATCACGTTATAACACAATCCGACATTGATGCTCAAAAAACAAAAATCGGTGATTATTTTGATGAAGCCGATGTGTCATTTAATAAATATGAATCTAGTTTAAATAGTTTAATATCAGACATATCTGGTAAAACAGCGGAAACAATTAGATTTCAAATTTTATCTTCATGTTCATCAGTTGCAACCAATGATTACAACGAAAGATTATCACTAAGAAGAAGTCACTCCGTAATTCAAGATATTTTTGATAGATTATCGGCTGTCGGAGGAAAAAAAGAATGGCAAATAAAATGGCCAACAAATTTAAATTTAGTAAATAAAAATAATTCTGATAACGACAAAGAAATAATTCAAAAAGGAGAACCTATTGTAATTGTAAAAGAATATAGTACAAAAGATTTTGGTTTTGAACATGATACTAAAATTATTGTAGAATCGGTCAATTATGGTGAAACATTAACTGGAACCCAACCTGATAAAGATTGTGTTAATAAAGATTTCGTTAGAGTACCAAAATTAAAACAATACTCACCAATTGCGTTCTATTGTAGACAAACTGCAATGTCTTTAAAGTACAATAATAAATCAGAGAAGAAACAACCCGAAACACCCGCACCACAACCACCCATAACAAAAATTGAGGAAAATGGACAAGTTGTTGTAAATCCACCAACAAGGAAACCGGCAATTGACCCATTAAAAAGAATCATTGCAAAAACACTATCTGAATGTTTTTACTTTAAAAAATTAGAAGATAGTGACCCTGTTGTTTTTTCATCACTTAAAGAAAAATTAAAATATTTTCATCCCGCGTTTCACTCAACAACACCTGAAGGTTTAAATGCGAGACTTACATTTTTACAACAATGTATAAGACCGGGTGATACCATACCAATTAAAGGTATATCAGAAGATTCGGATGTTAGAGCAAGAAATACCTCTTTTGGTCCACCACCTGTTTGTGTATTAAGAATCGGTGATTTTTACCATTCAAAAATAGTCATTAGAGATGTGAACATATCTTTTGATGACGGAGGTCAAATATTGTGGGATTTAAACCCTGAAGGTATTGGTGTACAACCAATGATTGCTTCGGTCACACTATCGATAAACTTTATTGGTGGTCAAGGTCTTTCAAAACCTGTTGAACGACTTCAAAACGCTCTATCATCTAATTTTTATGCCAACACCGAAATGTACGATGAAAGGTCAATTGCAACAAATGAAACAATCGGTGGTAAGAAGGCCGAAGAATTTACTCGTGAATTTTTAGAAGATTTGAACAAAACTTATGGTAATGCCATTAACAAAACCAATCAATCTCAAAATACTAAAAATGTAAAAGGTGGAAATTATATGGGAGCCCTTGATGGTAACAGTATAAAATATACGGACATAATTAAATCCGTCTTCGCCTCAACAGAAAGTTATTTTGATAAGTACCAAGACACGTATAACAAAGTTTATACAAAATACGGTAAAGATATTACCGCTCTTTTATTTAAGGGTGAATATAGACCAATAAATCAATACGACATTTACACCTCAACATCACCAACACCGGGTAAAACATTATCATTACTTGGTTTATATAAAAAGACACAAGAATTAACAGTTTACACAACTGGATTAAAAACAGGATTAGCTAATTTTCTTAACAATTCATCATCAACTTATTTAGTTGATATGGTTGGTTTTAATAAAGAAATGACCGGCTCAATACTTACAGATACGAATGTTAAATTAAAAGATTTTATAACTAAAGAGATAATTGAAAATAAAATAAATGAACTTACCGTTTCCACTCAAATATTAGATGAACTTGAAAAATCAAGAAACCAACTAATATCTGATTTAGATAGAGTTAATTTCGTTATTAAAAATGGTAAGGATTCAACAGTACAAGACAGTGTTGTTAAATCTGTGGCAATTAGTGGATTTACTTCTGATTTATTATATAATGAATATAGTACCTGTATTGATTATATTGAGACAAATGCACCGAAATTAGTTGATGGTCTATCTACCAATATTACATTTTTAAATCCAACAATACAATCGGCGGATTTTGAATTTATGATGAAACAATTGTTATACGATAAAGTAGATGCATTTATATCAGAGCTAAAAGACCCTTCGTTATATAAAGACCCTCTAAAAAATCAATTGAAAAAGAGATTAAATAAATTTGTTGAAAAACCAGAAGAAAAGAAATTTAAATTAACCAAATTCAAAAAAAGGAAAAGTGATAAAGAAATTAAGTTTGGAATTTCATCCACAACAGATGAAACAAACCAAACAATAATAGATGAAGCGAACCAAATCTTTTCAACATCAAACGAAGTAAAAGATAAATTAAATTATTATAGACCACAATAATGAGTAGACAGTATTTTGATAGATATCAGTTTTTTGTTGAAGATGGTAAATTTAGGATTGTACCAGGTATTGAAATCCCAATAAAACCTTCTGACAGATATATGTTTTATAAAAAAGGTAGAGATAGATTCGATAAGATATCTCAAGATTATTATGGTTCACCAGTATTTGGTTGGTTAATATTACAAGCAAATCCAACCGCTGGTAGTGTTGAATTTCAGATACCTGATAATTTTGTTATTAGAATACCTTTTCCTCTCACAACGTCTTTACAAGATTATAAAAGAAGTGTAGAATTGTATAACCTATATTATGGCGAGCAATAATGATTACCCAAATAATGAAAACATACTTGTAAAAGTTGACCAAAACAATCTTATTTATGTTGACCCAAATAGTGTTGTTGATGCAAACGGAGAAGTTCAACCAAGAGGACATAAACAAGAAAACTTAGTCATGTATGTGAACTTGGAAGCTGATTTGATTCCAAGAACGACTCTTATTGCTGACGATAACGTAGGAAATACACTAACTCAAGTTGCAAAAGGTAATCTCAATTTTTTAAGAAACGCAAGTGGTGATGGGAACTTTGATGCCACATGGACTGACGCTTTTGTTCCCAAACCAATTCAGGGTCAAGAATCTACATATAAAGATGGATATGACGTAACATTCGGTGAGGACCAATTCAAAGACCCAACAGGACAATCTTTTGGTATTGATTCAATTAATATTGACGTAAAAGGTGCCAACTTTGTTCCACAAATCACTATAAACTTTGTTGACGTAAGAGGTAAAACTCTTTTCGAATCTTCTGAAAACTCACCTTATCGAGCTTTCTTCCATTTACCGTGGCCAATTTTTTATTTAACAGTTAAAGGTTACTACGGTAAAGCCATTCGTTATAGATTACATATGACCGATTTTAAATCGAGATTTAATGAATCTAATGGTAATTTTGAAATAACAACAAAGTTTGTTGGTTCAACTTTTGCATGGTTAAACGATATCCCATTGTCTGCAATTATCAACTGCCCTTATATGTTTTTGGTCGAAGAAAAAGACAATACAAAATTTAATGAAAGTACAGGATTATATGAAAAAAGAGTAAAACAATCATCAAGAGGTTATACGATATTAAAATCGGTGTATAGACAATACGAACAAAAAGGTTTAATCCCAAAAGGTTTTCCTGTTCGTACCCTAAAAGAAATTGGTTACATCGCTGAAACTCTTGATAAAATACTTGAACAACAAATTTTTAGTAAAGTCAGTATGGATGTCTTTTCTGGTATAAAAGAAATGGACACCCTTCTCAATGATTTTGAAAATTCAATTAAGGCTTGGGGTAAACAATATCTATCACAAGAATATACATCATTTACTAAAACTGCAACCAATAATGAAACAATTAGTGATTTATGGTTTTATTTGAACGCGAAAGATAAGACAGAGACAAAACATATATTAGGTAACGGAGCGGGTGCTCTTGAACTCCTTTTATCTAGTTTCAATGCCGCTATGGGTAAAACCAAACTTTTAACTCAAGAACTATTAAATCAAACAAGTGGAGACTTCAAAAGGATTTCAATTAGGAATGTTAAAAACGTAAGTTCATATTATAAAGTTCTTAATGATAAAAAAGTAGTTGTACATATTGATGGAATTTTTGAAGACATTTTTCAAATAAGAAAATCATTTGAGGAACAAAGAAAAAAAGTCGAAGATGATGTTGAATCAGAAATGAATAAGGTCATCAAAAGTAAAGAATATGGATTTGGATTCGAACCAACCGTAAGAAATATGTTTGCGGTTTTATTAGCTAATGCTGAGGTTTTTATTAGGTTAATGAAAGATGTTCATAACAAGGCTTTTGATGCTGCTAATAATAGAAAAAAGACTTTAACAAATTTATCAAAAGAATCAAAAGGTGAAAACATATATCCATGGCCTGAAGTAAAAAAACCCCAAGGTGGTGGTAAACAAAATGTAATTGCGTATCCCGGTGATGAAGAATTAGTTCACAAATTAAAATCTTATGACAAAACCCTTTGGCCTGAAATTGACTTTATTGAAGAGTATATTAAAATTGTAACCAATAGGGTAGAAACAAACGTAAATGGGGAACCCACAAGAAATGATGTAAATTATGTTTTTGATTCAAATACTGAAAATCAAAAAATTGAAGACTTATCAGGTATTGACGTTATAAATGAATCTATACCATTTATTGATAAAAGTTACGCGGGATTTGTTTACGAATTGTACGAAAGAGCACTGTATTCAACATTGTTTGATTCTTTTAATGACCAAATGATTAGACAGTTGGCCAATGAAGAATTTAAAAATATTCAAGAATTAATAAAAGACGATAACGATATTATTGAGTTAGCAAAAAAAATAACCAATAAAGACCAATTAATTGCTCCTGTTACAAAAACAGAATTAAGAGAAAACGGTGTTATTCAAAAAAATGAAGATGGGACACCTAAGACCACTACGGTTTATGATGGATATCTACCTGGATTATCACCATATGAAAGATTCAATTATTTTAAAGACCATCTACCAACAACCAATTATATATCTTCAGTCATTGACGAACCATTTAAATTTGAAAAATATGACGAGACAGCAACTAACCCTACGGGTGATTTAAAAGAAGATGATTTAAATAAAATTTTAATTGATTACGAACCTGAAACATACAGGACAGACATATACCCCTTCAATTCAACAACATATTTGAATTATTTAGGTAAAACAAATTTCACAAGAGATAATTTTAAATTTAATGGCATTTTAAAAGTTAACAGTTCTCAAGGTTTTATATGTTCACCAATAGAATCTAAATCATGGGTTAAACCATCAGCAGACAGCACTGACTTTTTTAAAAATACGATTAATGTTACAGGAAACACAACCTCAATATTAAACACACCATATTTTCATAATCAATTATTTAATGATTTTAATAAATCAACTTTACGAGGTAAGTACGCTGGTTCATCGTATTTGTTATTAAACTCATTACCTTTCATTGATTTAGATGAACAAATAACATTTGGAGGTCAGTCAATATTAACATCTTCTTTATTTAGAGAAGTATCGTCTACACATTTTATACCATATCATTTAATGTTAAAATGGGGTTCAATTTATCATAGATATAAAACACACTTAATAGATGGTTACGATATTTTGAATGGATGTGTAAATTCAAGCTATGTTACAAAACCATTAACAGGTAAAACCCTATTTGATAATAATGGTGCACTAATAACATACACATCAACAAACGCAAGTAGTAGTGGTACTACGATTAATGTACCAAGTACAATAGGACTACAAACAGGAATGACCGTTACGGTTATTGCTGGTACAGGACAAACAGCGCCGAATACGTACATTACAAATATTACAAGTACTACAGGATTTACAATTTCACAAACTCCACTTACAGGACTAACAGGTGCCACAGTATTTGCTGTTTATGATGAATATGTGACCTTTGATATAGTACCAAAAATTTCCACATCATCAGGTTCAACTTCAGGTGTTACATATACTGGTTACACTAATGCAGGTATTAGACCGTTCTATCAAACTGTGTACAGTCAAATAGTAAATGACTATGCAACTTATGATATAACTTTAGGTAATGTTTCATATTCTTCCACAAGTACATCGGGTAAATTATTACATAGGGTTACACAAAAAAGCGGTATGAATTATTGGGACGTGGTTATGGATAATTCCAAATACATAACCTCAGACAAAAACTACACTTTATTACCATCTCTTGGGGGACATAAAAATAGTGACATATCCAATAGTAACACATTCACAGTAGCTGAGGAGTTGACATTTAAAACACTTTGGTACCTAAACGACACTCTTTCAACTAGTTTTAGTGGACAAACGTTCCCAAGTCCGTACGATTATTTTAGGACAACAGGTAACACATATTCAATATCAACTAATTACAAAAAGGCGTTAGATTTAATCGGTACATTTAGCCCTCAAATACTTGAGTATTTTGAAAGTTTCTTTCTTGATTTTGCTAGTGAAAAAATAAATGAAGAAATACCGTATAACATTTTTAGGAATATTAGTTATCCTAAATTCCAAGATATGTTAAAGAAATTATCCGTTGTTGAAAAGAAAGACGATGATAGTAATGATATTGATTTATTAATTGGTAACACATTAAAAGAAAGACAAAAAAGAAACGCTGAATCTATCACTACAGATATATTAAGTGCTAACAACTTAATAAAATTTACGTTAGCAAACCCAAAAGAAATTGATGCCAATTCTTTATATGGTTTGACAGCGGTTCAACCTTATAAGTCTTTGACAACTTATAAACCACAACCTTTCAGTGCTTCAGATTTAACAACCCCAAATCTTAATTTTATTAAATTATATATTGGTGAAGATATTGATAGTTACTATGTTAATTTCTTTAGTTTATTGGACGTTAAATTAACTGAAGATAACATAAAAAAACATAGGCCGTTGGCTCAAATATATGGTGGATATCGAAAAGCGGGAGGAACCAACACCAAAGCCGCGTTTTTAACTTATTTACAAGATTCAATAATACTTAAAAATACAGGTGGAACAAATGTTCCAAAAGGGGCTGAAGCTAGACTTGCTTTGTATTTGAATACACTTTTACCATTATTAGGTAATTTAACGAGTAACGCCACGGGTAATCCTGCTGCTAGTATTGATATGTTTAGAGGTTACAATTCAACTCAAACAAAGTTAGAATTGTATAACACTTTCAAATCATTTAACGATAAATGGACCGCCGGTAATTCAATTGGTCAACGTTTGTTACTTGAGGAATTTTTATTCTTAGACAAAGCCAATAGAGACATTGGTGATAAATTTTATTTAAACATAGATAAGTTTACACCTTTATTGGACCCAAACAACTCTAAACTTCCTTTGTACAACGCCATTTCTATGATAATACAAGGTACTGGATTAGATATGAGAGCGTTACCTGCCTATATAAATTTTTATGGTAATAACTTGACAAATAAGAATAAAATAACACCATCAAAAAAAGTGGCATCAACTTTATTTGGTACATTCTTAGAGGTTGATTATCAAGAGGCGACACCAAAAGTTATCATACAATTAGTTGGACAAACATCGAAAAGAATTGATATGTCCAATAGTAAGGCGTATAAGTTTGTTGACGATAGTTTTTATATTGGTGGACAAACTCCAAACCCATTATTAATAACATCATTAGAAGGTTTCTCACAAAACGATTTATCAAAATCTAATAGGGTAGTTGCGTTTGAGGTGAGTTTTGGTGACCAAAATCAAGGTATATTCAAAGGAGTTACATTAGACCAAAGTACACTAAAAAATACATCAGAGTCTTTTCAAGTTTTAGAAAATCTATCAAGGTCGGCTTCAGGTGCTGGTGTTCATAATGTAGACACAAGTTTATTCGATTATTATAAACAAGCATCATATAAATGTGGTGTAACTGCCATGGGTAACGTTATGATTCAACCAACAATGTTCTTTTACTTAAAAAACATACCTATGTTTAGGGGTTCATATTGGATTACTGAGGTTTCTCATCAAATCAAGGGTAATAACATCTCAACAAGTTTTTCAGGAACACGAATACCATATACTTCATTACCTGACCCTAAAGACTCATTTGTTGCAAGTTATCGAATTCTATTTGATAAAATTCAAGCAAAAGCTATTGCTAAAATCAAACAGAGAGCCGCTAACGATACCGACACCGACCAAGAAGTTATATACCAAGGAATACCATATGTTACGGACAGACAAGGTAAAAATATACAGGGTGAAACGGTTATTCAAGAAGTTGGTATTAACAGATTTGGTGTACCATATAATGGATATAATGAAACTCGTCTAATACAAAAAGTTAGAAACGGTAATGAGGAATGGTTTAGAACTATTGTATATAAAATGGGTGGAGAAAAATACCCAATAGATGACGCACAAGGATTTAATCTCACAAACGGAATTACATGGTCTGACGTTAAGGATTCAAGTTATAAATTCTATAATGTGGATTTTCAATTGTCAAGAACCATTACTAATGATGTTATAAAAACTGCTAAAACAACATTTAAGAACCCTAAAAACAATACTCAATTAACAGTAAATCCTAATTACCAATTAGACAAAACTGTTGGTTCAATAGTGGTTGAAGGTCCAATTAGTAGAGGACCGAAGTCTACCGAGATTGGTATGGGTATGTCACCGAAACTTATGTCCGAATTAGGACTATACGATGGAGACGTTGTATACTTTAAAATGGATTAATTTTTAAGTTTTCCACTTTTTTAGATATTTATTAAAGAAAATACCATGAACAACGAAAAATTGAATAATACTTTGGATAACTACATGAAAAATCCAAAACAAGTAAAATCCGTTTCAAAAGACGGAATGGAAACAGAAGAATGCGACCTTCAAACCGGTGAATGTTATGTTATCAGGTCTAAGGATGGTATAGTAGAAAGAATAAACAAAAAATTTATAACCGAAGACGGTAGACAACTTTTACAAGACTAACTATGAAAAAATTAGAAAAATCACTTATGGAAGAACTCGCGAGATACAACGCGATTAACAAATATGCAAAAACCTTAATGGAACAAGGTGAAGTACCACCTCCTGTTGGAGATGTACCACCCCCACCACCTGGTGATGTACCACCTATGGACCCAGCAGCACCGATGCCCGCTGAAGTCCCACCAGCACCGGCAGCACCCGTGGAAGATACCGAAGAAATCGATATCACAGATTTAGTTAATATGACTAAATCAATTAAAAAGGATTTGGATGATAGCAAATCTAATAACAATGATGTTGTTGGTAAAATGGAAACAGTATTTACTAAACTGACAGATTTGGAACAAAAATTATCTCAGATGGATGCGGTAATGAACAAAATTGATGAATTAGGTAGCAAGGTTGAAACCATGAAAGAAAAATCACCACAAGAAAAGTTGGAGTTACGTTCTTTGGATTCATACCCTTTCAATCTAAATCCCCAAGAGTTTTTTGCTCAAAAACAAGGTGAGATGCAACAAACAGGTAAAAACGAATACGTCCTCACCAAGCAAGATATTGAAGATTATTCAAACGACACAATAAAAGATAGTTTTAACGCAGAAACAGAGGAAGATGAATTTAAGTTCTAAAGTAAACTTCTTATTAGGTTTACAATTACAAATGAAAATAAACCATTGGCAAACAAAAGGTATTGCCAGGCACGACGCTTTTGGTAAAACCTATGATGGTTTATCAGACCTTATTGACGAATTTGTTGAGGTTGCCATGGGTAAATATGGTAGATTTACACTTGAAGAGGATACAAATACTATTCAGTTAGTAAACCTTTCAGAGGTCAATCCCGTTGACATGGTCAAAGTTTGTACTGAAGCTCTTGTTGAGTTCTCAGATGACTTAGATGATAGATTAGACACTGATTTGTTAAATTTAAGAGATGAGATGCTTGGTTTATTGAATAAATTACTGTATCTTTTAACTCTTGAGTAACCCCTTCCCAAAACAATTTTAAAAAAAAAGAGAGTCAGATTTTGTAATCTGACTTTTTTTGTCTATACTTTACATAGAAACATTTTCTAACTTTTAAAAAACAAACATATGATGTCAACAACAGAGTCAGTACTGGCACAGTACGAAAAAGACAAACAGGTCGCAAGCGGCAACACAAACAAGGTATCCCAAGAGGATAGAATGAAGAAGTATTTTACCACACTCCTACCAAAAGGTGAAAGAAGTGGTGAAAGAAGAATTAGAATCCTACCTATGAAAGATGGTAGTAGCCCATTTGTTCCCGTGTATTTCCACGAGGTACAGGTTGATGGTAATTGGGTTAAACTGTATGACCCAAATCAAGAAGGTAAACGTTCACCATTGAACGAAGTACATGAAGGATTAAAAATGACAGGTGACGAACAAGATGCTATTTTAGCTCGTCAGTATAAATCTAAAATGTTCTATATCGTAAAAGTTATTGATAGAGATAGAGAACAAGATGGTGTTAAATTTTGGAGATTTAAAAGAAACACTAAAAGTGAAGGTGTTTTGGATAAAATTGCACCTCTTTTCAGAAATAAAGGTGATATTACCGACCCACAGAAAGGAAGGGATTTGATTCTTAATCTTAACCTAACTAAGGCGGGTAACGGTAGAGAATACACAACAATTACATCTATCATCCCTGAAGACCAATCACCACTACACTCTGATTCAGTTATTGCAGATACTTGGATTAATGATGAATTGGTTTGGTCTGATGTATATTCTAAAAAACCTGAAGAGTATTTAGAAATGATTGCTAAAGGTGAAGTCCCAAGATGGGATACAACAACTGGTAAATATGTTTCAAATTCCACTCAAGAAATTGAAATGTCTAAACCATCTTCACCAACAAAAACATCAGTTCCTCAAGTTGACCCACAAGAAGACATGGAGGGGGATGACGACCTACCATTCTAATTAAAATGAACTTGGACACATACTTAGACATTGTGTCCAAGTTCTTCTTTTTTAATTAAAAACAATAGAAAATATACAATGGCAATCAAGAAAAAAGAATTCGATTATATATCCAAATTCTCATCAAAAACAAAATATAAGGATGAAAACTTTTATTATTGTGGTGAGGCGTTTAACAACGCATGTGGATTACCAGGACCCGTGATGGGAGGTATTAATATGTTCTTAGGACATACAAACTCATCAAAAACAACCGCAATGATTTTAGCTGCGGTTGATGCACAAAAGAAAGGCCATTTACCCGTACTTATTATCACTGAAAGAAAATGGAAATGGGAACACGCAATTGAACTTGGTTTCCAAGCTGAAAAAGATGCGAATGGCGAGTGGACAGGTGATTTTATTTTCAATGATTCATTTGACTATATTGAACAAGCAACCGATTTTATAAATGACATCATTGATGCTCATGAAAAAGGTGAAATCCCAAGACACATTTTATTTTGTTGGGATTCAATTGGTTCAATACCATGTAAGATGACTTTTGATGGTAAAGGTGGTAAACAACACAACGCAAGTGCATTATCCGATAAAATTGGTATGGGTATTCACTCAAGAATTACCAAATCAAAAAAAGAAGATTACCCATCTAAAGACTCGTCATATTATTTGACAATGGTTGTGGTGAATCAACCATGGGTAGAATTACCTGACAATCCAATGGGTCAACCTGAAATCAAACCAAAAGGTGGTGAAGCATTAAAATTAGCGTCTTCACTTATCTTCTTATTTGGTAATCAGAAAAAATCAGGTATCAACCACATTGATGCAACCAAAGACGGTAGAAAAATTGTTTACGCTGTTAGAACCAAAATTTCAATCCTTAAAAACCACGTTAATGGATTAGGTTACAAAGACGGTAAAGTTATCGTTGTCCATAATGGATATATTGCCGACACCAAAGAAGCTTTGGAGTCGTATAAAAAAGAATATTCAAGTTTTTGGAAAGAAAAATTAGGGTCTAGCGACTTTGATTTAGCGGAATCAACAACTTACGATTTCGAAGAAGAAGATTAATTTTTGTTTAACCCTATAAGAGTGATGATTAATGTCTAATGTATTATTGGTAGATGGTGACAATTTACTTACTATTGGTTTTTTTGGATTAAAAAATCACTTTTATAAGGGGGAACATATTGGTGGGATATATCATTTTATAAACACCTTAAGACGAACAATTGAAATCCATCATTTGGATAAGATTGTCGTTTTTTGGGATGGACAAGATGGTTCTATAACAAGAAAAAGGTTCTACCATCAATACAAAGAGAATAGAAAATCTCGTATCAGGTCTGAAGAAGAATTACATTCTTACGGAAAACAAAGAAACAGAATTAAACAATATCTTGAAGAACTATTTGTTAGACAAGGTGAATATGAATTCTGTGAGTCAGACGATTCAATCGCATATTATGTTCAAAACTCACCAAAAGAAAACAAAATAATTTTTTCTTCAGATGGTGATTTGACTCAATTAGTTTCAGAAAATACCAAACTCTTTAATCCCTCACACAGTAAAATATACCAACCAAATGATATGTTCGTTTATGACCATGAACAAATTCTTATACAGAATATAAAATTGGTCAAGATGATTTGTGGTGACCCATCGGATAATATTGCGGGCATCAAAAATTTAGGTGTCAGGAGATTAATTTCATTAGTTCCTGAAATTAAAACCGAAGAGATTACCGTTGAATTTATTCTTGAAAGATTTAACAATTTATTTGAGGAAGACAACGATAATCGTCTTGTAAAGAATCTTCTGACAGGTGTTACCAAATATGGGATATTAGGTGAGGAATTTTTTGATGTCAATAGTCGTATTGTAAGTCTTGATAATCCTTTCTTAACTGATGAAGCAAGGGAATCTATAACTTCATTAATAAACGATTTGATTGACCCTGAAGGTCGGTCATATAAAAACACCATGAAGATGATGATGGAAGATGGTATATTTTTATTACTTCCAAAATCGGATGATGCGTGGATAAACTTCCTCAATCCATTTTTAAGATTAACAAGAAAAGAAAAGAATAAAAAATTAATTAAAATCAAAAACAATGAGTAATCAAGAAGTAACAAAGTTCGAGTTCCTTTTGACATTAGAAGGAAACATTATCTGTCAGCGCTTCTTCAATGTAAGAGAGCATAACCCAAAGTCGAGACGTTCTATGGATTTACACTATTACGTTAAAAATATTTGTGACGATATTGGTGTAGATTTGAAAACAAAAACATTGGATTATCTACATGAAAATCGTGATTATTTTTACGGTTTGGATAGTGCAGAAACCGATGAACAAAATGAAAAAGAGTACTTTTTGCTCGAGATTAAGATGGGTGACGATGTATTTATTCAAAGGATGTTTTCCGCTAAAGTCTATCACCCAAAGGTTAGATATACGGTAGACATTCGTCCTTATTTAAAGAGATATTTGTCAGATTTAACCGACATTTTATCATCTAGAGATTTGGAAACAACTTATTTAAACTATCAATTATAAAAAAATAAAAAACTATGTCAGAAAAAAATTTTGGTTTTCTCGGAGCGTCATTTCAACAAACGTTAATTAAATCAATTGTAGAGGATAAAAAGTACGGTGAACAGATTATTGATGTAATCGAGAGCAAATATTTTGATAATAGTTCTTTTAGATTTATTACCTCCCATATCAAAGAGTACTATCAGAAATATGGGAAAATTCCTGATTATCAAAGTTTGTGTCAAACTATAATTCTTGAAATGGGTTCACAAGAAACCGCGAGAATACATTTAGATACAATTCACGACATCAAAGAAAATACCGTAGATGACCCAATGGTCAGAGAAGAGGCTTTGAATTTTTGTAAACAACAAAATTTAAAGAAGGAACTTAAAATGGTAACAACCATTATTGAAAATGGTAAATTCCAAGAGTATCATAAGATTGAAGGTATTATTCAAAAGGCACTACAAGTCGGATTACCACCTGAAGAATGTATGGATGTTTTTCACAATATCGACGCCGCTTTAGAAAAAGATAATAGACAACCAATACCAACAGGTATAGAGGGTCTTGACACCGCTTTAAAAGGTGGTTTGGGTATTGGGGAACTTGGTGTTGTATTAGCACCAACAGGTACGGGTAAAACGACCATATTATCATTATTTGCAAATACTGCTTACTTACATGGGTACAATGTTCTTCAAATATTTTTTGAAGACAATCCCGATAACATCAAAAAGAAACATTACACAATTTGGTCAGGAATTGCACCCGATGAACAACCTGAAAATAAAGATTTTGTAAAAGAAAAGATAAACGAGGTTCAAACTCAAAGTAAAGGAACCTTGGATATTTTAAAGTTACCAAGTGATTCAGTTTCAATATCTGAGATTAAATCTCGATTGAGAAAAAGAATTTCAGAAGGTAAAAAGATTGACCTTTTAGTTATTGATTATGTCGACTGTATCAGTCCCGAAAAATCTAATTTCGGTGAAGAATGGAAAGGTGAAGGTTCAGTAATGAGAAGTTTAGAAGCGATGACAAGTGAATTTGGAATTGTTATATGGACGGCTACTCAGGGTAACAGAGAATCTATTTCATCTGAAGTTGTAAACAGTGACCAAATGGGTGGGTCAATTAAAAAAGCGCAAATTGCCCACGTAATTTTATCAATAGGTAAAACCATAGAACAAAAAGAACATAACTTAGCAACCATGACTTTACTTAAGTCAAGAATTGGTCGTGACGGAATTATTTGGCAGAATTGTAAATTTGACAATAGACTGTTAGTCATTGATACTGAGTCTCAAACAACACTCCTTGGTCATAAAGAGGAGAAACAAAAAAACGCTGCTGACAGGGTGAGAGAAGCTTTCACCAAAAGACAGGAAACTTTAAACAGAAATTAATAATTATTATCACCATGACAGAGAAGATTTTGAAAGAAAATCCAGGACGTTTTGTCCTTTTTCCAATCGAACACCACGACATTTGGAAACTTTACAAACAACAAGAAGCATGTTTTTGGACTGCTGAAGAAATTGATTTAGCTCAAGACATTTATGATTGGGAAAACAAACTAAATGAAGATGAACAACATTTTGTTAAAAACGTATTAGCATTTTTCGCCGCTTCGGATGGTATTGTAAATGAAAACATTGCAATGAATTTTGTGAATGCGGTACAATATACGGAAGCTAAAATGTTTTATGGTTTCCAAATCATGATGGAAAATATTCACAGTGAAACTTATTCTTTGTTGATTGATACATATATCAAGGATAAACAAGAACAAGGTAGATTATTTAATGCAATTGACACAATCCCTGCTGTTAAGAAAAAGGCGGAATGGGCGTTAAAGTATATTGAAAAGGGTACCTTCGTTGAAAGACTTATTGCCTTTGCTGCTGTTGAGGGTATTTTCTTTTCTGGCTCATTCTGTTCTATTTTCTGGCTCAAAAAACGTGGTTTAATGCCGGGTTTAACCTTTTCAAATGAGCTTATTTCAAGAGATGAAGGAATGCACTGTGACTTTGCTTGTCATTTGTTTAATCACCATATTGAAAATAAATTAAGTGAGAAGAGAATTAAAGACATTATCTGTGGAGCTTTAGAGATTGAAAAAGAATTTATTTTAGAGGCACTACCTGTTAAACTAATTGGTATGAATTCAGATTTGATGTCTCAATATTTGGAATTTGTGACCGATAGACTATTAATGTCATTAAATTGTTCAAAGGTCTACAATGTTGAAAATCCATTTGATTTCATGCAAAATATTGCTCTTCAAGGTAAGACTAATTTCTTTGAAAAAAGAGTTGCTGAATATCAAAAAGCTGGTGTGAATAATAACGTTTCCATTGAAGATATGGATACATCATTTGAAGATATAGATTTTTAATTAGATTATGAAAGTAAAAAAGAGAGATGGCTCATTGGAAGAAATGAGATATGACAAAATCACCAGAAGAATACAATATTTCTGTGATGATTTGAATTTAGAATACATTGACCCAACATTAGTGACTCTTAAAGTTACTCAAGGGATTTACGATGGTATATCTACAACTGAGTTGGACACATTAGCAGCCGAGACGGCTGCGTCTATGGTAACAACACATTCAGACTATGCTAAATTAGCTGGAAGATTGGCGGTGTCAAATCTACATAAAACGACACCAAAAAAGTTTTCCCAATGTATTAAAGAACTTCACTCATTTATTGAACCAAGAACAGGAAAAGATTCATCTTTAATATCAGATGAGGTTTATCAATTTGTGATTCAAAACAAAGAATCTTTAGATGGTGCGATTGTTCAAGAGAGAGATTTTGATTTTGATTATTTTGGATTTAAAACTCTTGAACGTTCTTACCTTTTGAAAATCGGAAGAAGAATCGTTGAAAGACCTCAATATATGTACATGAGAGTTGCTGTTGGTATTTGTAATGGTGACTTAGAAACTGCTTTGAGAATTTATGACGATTTATCACAACATTTTTACACTCACGCAACTCCAACTTTGTTTAATGCCGGTACTCGTAGACCACAAATGTCTTCTTGTTTCTTAATTGGTAATAAAGGTGATGACATTGATGGTTTGTTTGACACAATTAAAGATGTTGCTAAAATTTCAAAATGGGCTGGTGGTATCGGACTACATGTTCATGATGTTAGAGCCAAGGGTTCATATATTAAAGGAACAGGTGGTGAATCAGACGGACTACTCCCGATGATGAAAACATACAATGAAGTCGCTCGTTGGATTAATCAGGGTGGTAAAAGAAAAGGTTCTTTCGCGATTTATCTTGAGCCATGGCACGCAGATGTTTTTGAATTTATTGATTTGAGAAAAAATCACGGTAAAGAAGAATTAAGGGCTCGTGATTTATTCTTAGCGATGTGGACACCCAATCTTTTTATGAAAAGAGTTGAGGAAGACGGGGAGTGGTCACTATTTTCACCTGATGAAGCTCCTGGTTTGTCAGACGCTTATGATGACCCATTTTCTTTTACTCAAGAATTCACAGAATTGTACGAAAGGTATGAGAAAGAGGGTCGAGCAAGAAAAGTTGTTAAAGCGAGAAAATTAATGGACGCAATTTTAACGGCACAAATTGAGACCGGTACCCCATACATGTTGTACAAGGATGCTGCTAATTACAAATCAAACCAAAAGAACTTAGGTACAATTAAATCATCTAATTTGTGTACCGAGATTATTGAGTACTCAAGCCCAACAGAACAAGCGGTTTGTAATTTAGCGTCAATCGCATTACCAAAATACATCATTAATAAAGAATTTAATCATGAACTACTTTATGATAATGTATATCAAGTTGTGAAAAACCTAAACAACGTTATTGATTTGAATTTTTACCCTACTGAGGAAACAAAACTTTCAAACATGAAACATAGACCAGTTGGTTTAGGTGTACAAGGATTGGCGGATGTGTTTTGTATGTTAAAATTACCTTTTGAAAGTGAGGATTCGGACAAATTACAAGTAGAAATATTTGAAACAATTTATTTCGCGGCTCTCACATCGTCTAAAGACTTGGCTGTTGAAAACGGGGCGTACTCTTCATTTGAAGGTTCTCCGTTATCTAAAGGTCAATTTCAATACGAGTTATGGGGTAAAACAGACAAGGACACAAGTGGAAGATGGGATTGGAAGTCACTAAGAAAAGATGTTGTTAAACATGGTGTAAGAAACTCTCTATTAGTTGCTCCTATGCCAACAGCATCTACCGCACAAATTCTTGGTAATAATGAAGCATTTGAACCATTTACATCTAACCTTTACTCAAGAAGAACATTAGGAGGTGAATTTATTGTAATCAATAAACATCTCGTAAATGAATTACTTGAAAGAGGATTGTGGTCTGACGAATTAAAGAAAAAACTAATCATGGAAAATGGTTCTGTTCAAAACATTCCTGAGGTACCTGTTGATGTGAAAGAAGTTTACAAAACAGTTTGGGAAATGTCTCAAAAAAGAATCTTAACCATGGCGGCAAACAGGTCAATTTACATTGACCAATCACAGTCTTTAAATTTATTTATTGACAACGCAAACAAAACCAAAGTTTTAGCCGCACATCTTTATGGATGGAAACTTGGTTTAAAAACGGGTATGTATTATTTACGAACCAGAGCTGCTGTTGACCCATTAAAGGGTTTAGGAATCGACACCTCAACAGCAAAACCCACAGTTGAAGCTAAAGAAGTACAAAATACTTCATACAACCAAAATAATCAAAAAGAAGAAGAAGTCGTGGAGATGTCAATACCATCAAGACCAACAGATTCTCCTTTTGAATGTGAAGGTTGTGGCTCGTAACTGTAGGTGGCTCCATTGATATTTTATAATTAACCATACATCTACTTTGTTTGATTATACAGGAGCAAAAAAATCAAACAATATATAATCCCAACTTCGGTTGGGATTTTTTTATTTATTAGTATTTGTTCTTTAGTTATATTTATTAGTATGGCGATTACATATGGTATAGATTTTCCATTCAGAATTAGTCCTAAGGGTGATTTTTTGGTTATGACCGAAACCCCTGAGAGAGAGATTCGTGCAAACTTGATTCACTTGTTATTAACAAGAAAGGGTTCAAGATATTATTTACCTGATTTTGGGACTAGATTATATGAATTTATTTTTGAACCAAATGACGCTGTAACATGGGGTCAGATAGAAGATGAAATAAGAACTGCGGTGAAATTATACATACCTAATTTAGAAATAAAATCAATTAGAGTTACACCCGCTGACCAAGACCCTGAAGAATCTATGAGCCCACAAGAAGATGAGGACTCAAGATTGTTTAGAGTTTCTGATTATTCAACCAAACCATATACCGCAAAAGTTCGAATTGACTATGACATAAATAACGAACCTTTTGTTTCGTCCGATTTTATAATTATTAACATATAATATGGCTAAAAAAATATCATACGCCGTCAGAGACTTTGCGAGTTTAAGACAGGAACTAGTTAATCTCACAAGGGAATATTATCCCGATTTGATTAAGAATACAAATGACGCATCAATTTATTCTGTTTTATTGGATTTAAATGCCGCTGTGACAGACAATTTACATTTTCACATTGATAGGGTTTGGCAAGAGACAATGCTAGATTTTGCACAACAAAGACAATCATTGTATCATATTGCCAAAACATATGGTATGAGAATACCAGGTAATAGACCATCGGTTTCTTTGTGTGATTTTACAATACAAGTACCTGTTAGAGGAGATAAAGAAGATGAGCGTTATTTGGGGACTATAAAATCAGGTGCACAAGTATCGGGTGGGGGACAAGTTTTTGAAACCATCGACGATATTGATTTCTCAAATCCCTTCAATAAAAGAGGTGAACCAAACAGATTAAAAATCCCAAATTTTGATGGTAATAATAGACTCATATCATACTCAATTGTAAAAAGAGAAGCTGTTGTAAATGGTGTAACAAGAATATATAGAAAAGTTATAACAGAAGTTGACCAAAAACCTTTCTTAAAAATATTCTTACCTGAACAAAACATATTAGGGGTGAGTGGAGTAATTCATAAAGAGGGAACAAACTTTGTAAATAATCCAACTAACTCTGAATTTTTAAGTTCTGAAAATAAATGGTACGAAGTAAAATCATTAATACAAGATAAAGTATTTGTGCCCGACCCAACATCGGCATCTGATAGTGATAATTTCATATCGGGAACATACGTTCCAGTTACAAATAAATTTATTACAGAATATACTCCCGAAAATTATTTTTCGGTAACATTTGGTTCTGGTAATGTTAATCCATTGGATAATTTGGACAACTATAACCAAGGTACTTTAAGAGTAAGTCTTGGAACGTATTTGAATAACCTATCATTAGGTGCTTTACCGAAATCAAATACAACGTTATTCATAAAATATAGAATTGGAGGAGGTAAGGATAGTAATCTCGGTATTGATATTATTACAAGTGTAGATAATGTTGAATTTTCTATTAATGGACCTAACTCATCAACGAACACTCAAGTACAAAATTCTTTAACCGTAACCAACGTAACACCAGCTGTTGGAGGTGCGGACCAACCCACAATTGAAGAAGTTAGAAACATGATAGCATATAACTTCTCTGCACAAAATAGGGCGGTAACTCTTAATGATTATAAATCTTTAATTGAGACAATGCCATCAACATATGGGGCTCCCGCTAAGGTAAACGTGATGGAAGAAGACAATAAAATAAAAATTAAATTATTGTCATATGATGAGAATGGTAATCTTATTGATACTGTTTCAAACACATTAAAAAACAACATTTTATCTTACTTAGCCGAGTACCGAATGGTTAATGACTTTTTAGAAGTTCAAAGCGGTGAAGTGGTTGATTTCACACTAGAGATTGACGTTGTTATTGATAAAAATGGTAACCAAACAGAGATTGTTAAAACTATTATCGAGGATACTGTTAGTTATTTTTCAATTGAAAAAAGAAAAATGGGTGACCCATTATTTGTTGGTGATTTATATAAAACAATAGGTGAAGTAAATGGAGTGGTAAACGCTGTCGATATAAGAGTTTTCAATAACGTAGGTGGAGAATATTCATCTTCTGAAGTGTTACAATCATATATTGACCCAACCACAAAAGAAATTGCTCAATCCGATATGACTATCTATATGAAATCTAACCAAATATATCAAATAAGATTTCCTCAGAAAGATATAAAAGTTAGAGTAAAAACATTAGGAACGACTACATTCTAATTTAATTTTTATTTATTTTTCTGGAAATCCATAATTTTCTATTTATAGAATAATGCAGAAACACAGAATTTCCACAAATATAGGTAAAGACCAAAAAGTTGTTGTCGAATTAAAAAACGACTTTGACTTATTGGAAATATTATCCCTTAAATTCACACAGACGGAGGTATACTCCTCAATGTGTGCGGACTATGGTGTTGTTTGTGGAAGAATCTTTGTAAACAATGGATTCGGTGTTCCAAATGCTAGAGTTTCTATTTTCATTCCAATATCCGAAGAAGATTCAAACGACCCCGTAATTTCTGAGTTATATCCATTTACCACGGTAGATAGTAAAAATGATGAAGGATATAGATATAATCTTTTACCAAGTCGAAAACAACACGGTGGACACGAACCAACCGGTACATTCCCTGACCAAAAAGATATTTTAACGAGAGAAGAGGTTCTTGAGGTTTATGAAAAATATTACAAATACACTGTAAAAACAAACGATGCTGGTGACTTCATGATTTGGGGTGTTCCTGTAGGGACACAAACAATTCATGTTGATGTAGATTTATCTGATATTGGGTGTTTTTCACTTAGACCTGACGATTTTATTAGACAAGGTTTAGGTGTTGACAAATTCAAAAATACATATTCGTACAAAGCGTCAAATGATTTAGACACTTTACCTCAAATAGTTTCTTTTAATCAAACTATAGAAGTTTATCCTTTTTGGGGTAACGAAGATTTATGTGAAATTGGATTAACCAGAACTGATTTTGATTTATCAAGTAAAGGGGTTAAAGTAGAGCCAAAAGCGTATCTATTAGGTTCAATATATTCGGATAAAGGTAAAAATACAATAAATAAAAATTGTAGACCAAGAGGTGAGATGGGTCGAAAATGTGATTTAACCACATTTGATGCTGTTATTGAAATAATAAGGTTTACACCAAATAAAGACAGTAGTGGTCGACCAATACTTGAGAGATACGAAATACAAGAAGATATCGAGGACGATGGTTCATTTGTGGTCCCATTACCCATGAACATGGATTTTGTGTACACAAATGAATTTGGTGAAAATGAAACAACAAATGACCCTAACAAAGGAATACCAACATCGGCTTGTTATAGATTCAGAATATCAGGTAAAAATGAAACTTTAGGTAGGGTTAGATATGTTGCTAGTTATTTGATACCAAACATTAGGGAGTACAATTCCGACGTTGATGGTTCATATGCGTTTTCATTAAATTGGGACGACTACCCAACTTCAGCCACAAGTTCATCAGTAATATTCAATCAGACTTATGGAAGTTATTATCCTGAGGATTATTTCTATAGATTTACATATAACAAAGTCTACACTGTAACATCTTACATGGGTGGGCATTTTAAAGGTGGTAAAGACAACTTTTTAGGTATAAAAGATATTGCACCAAAAGCGGAAGAAGATTGCGAATCAAGTGTTGTCACCCCACCAATAAATTATGCGTGGAGAAAGTTTAGTTTTGCAATTCTTTTGGCGATTATTATTAATGCGTTCGAAAGAGTCATATATACCGCCTTTGTTGGTGCTGTTCAAATTATCATTGCTCCATTTCAATTAATTTATGAAAAAGTTAGAATTGGTCCTTGGAATATTTTAGGATGGACTTTTTATTGGGCACCTTTTGACGGGTGGGATGAATCAATTATTGAACCATTACAAGCATTGGGAACAGTAAGATTAAGTTTAACAATATATCCCGAATGTGAATCTTGTGATGAAATTCAAGTTTTTACGGAAGATTCGTCGACTGACACCGACCCTTCTAACATATATCAAAAAGTCGCTAGTGGTACCGCGGTTCGAGACAAACTTACTTTTTTGGTTAATTGTACAACATACACTTTACCACCACCAACTACTGGCACAACCACCTATACTTGGAGAGATTGTACTAATAACTCAATTCAATCCCAATCAATACCATTTAGTGGGTCATCAGTTACAGGTGTTTGCGCTAGAGATGGTTCTATGTCCTACGCTGGTGGAGATGGTGTACCCGTGGTAACAGGAACCTGTGATTCCACGGTGACAGATATTTTTATATGTGACTATGACCCAACTGAAAGAGAATATTTTTTAAGTGAATCACCCTCAAGTGGTTTAACATCTTATTATTATACGGGTTACACGTATGGACAATCATTATCAACAATTATAAACAATATAATAGTAAATCCTAATAGAAATTATTACATAAGGGTTACTTCTTATCTAGCTCATTCAGGTGCACAAACGGCCGATATTACAGCATTAAGTGGATTAACAACAGGAAATAGTTATACTTTTCTTTACAGAAACTATACTTGTGGTTCAACAACAGGTGTTTTAGGTAGAGATTTAGCGTCCGCAAATTCGTGGTTACAATGGAACGACCCAACAATCCCAAAAGATTATGTTTGGTCGGGATTCACTTACGAAATATACGATTCAAATTACCCGATAACCGGTTCAACAACAAGCTCGTTTGATTCCACATCTTTACCCGAAGGGTGTTTATCTCAAAATACAATATATGACGATAGTGGTATTGTAAAAATAAGTTACTGTGCAAGCGGTACTACTGCCGATTATAGTGGAACAACGGCAAACCCTGGTACAAATTGTAATAATTTAAACTTAATGGTAGTTGGACAAGCAGCAGCTAATGACTTGTCCAAAAACCCTTGTTCGATAAAATGTGACACGAGAAGTGGTTTTTCTGAATTTAGATTTGGTGTTTACACAGTAATTCCCGCGGCTCATACAGACAATAGAGATGTACAATTTAAATTAATCAGAGAATATGCAAGAAGAAAATTGGTAAATAAAGTTTTCTGCGAAGGTATTGCTAATTATTCCTTTTTTGACAACTGGTTAGCGGGTTCTCTTTATATGTTCCCTTTCAAAGCTAGAGTGAGATGGGACAATGAAGAAACTTTAGATTTGAACGTCAGAGGGACCAATTACTGTCAAAATTTACTATATTATAAAGTTTCAGAAAAAACATCAAATGACGCAGTAAAAAAATTTTATTACAGGTCCACAAAATGGAACGGCTCGATTTTCCAAAAAACGGCATCAGGTTCTGAATTCAGTACCCTAAGACACCCAACAACAATAATGGATTTAGGTCCAAGAGATGAATTTATTAAAGAAATTTGTGTAGACCCAACATTAGACCCAAATTGCTCTATTGTTAGAAGTATAGGTTCAACATCGTATCAAAATTTTAAAGAAATGTTGGGTCTTTACATTAATTACAGACTTGACACAAACGCCAATTATAATTATAAAGATTTTTTCTCTAATAATGGATACACTTCATACTACCCGTTTAACACTAATAAAGAAATATTAAATGGTGACGTTTTACAATTAATATCAATTAACAATGAAGCCGGTATTGAGGAATTTGATTTACAAAATAGATATTATGGTCAATACAGTCCTGTAATTCTTGACCCTGATGATTATGTTCAATTATTTAAATCACAATCCGGAACAACGAATGGACCAATGCCGATAAATTTTGTTTTAGACGATGACGGTTATAGGGTTAGAGTTTGTCTAAATGAACCAGGTAGGTTAACAGAATCGTCACAAATTGTTCCATTTTTTTATTGGGATAAGGACGGACAAGGTTTTGGTGAAGGATATGGACAATCTTGGGATTATGCCACTGTTGTTTCTCAGAGATTACAAGGAATGACGTATAATTATGCGTTTACGGGTGATTCAACATATAATTATGTTTTATTTCCGATGACAAAAACATATTCGGGAGATACATTCACAATCGCAGGTGCTGATGTTAACGATGGTTCGTTTGATGTTGAAGATACAAACGACGTGCATCTAAACTACAACAATCAAGAGGAAGGGTTTACTGTTTTACATATAACATCAGGAACCACTTTATCACCGGATGCTGGTACTTTGTGGATTAGAGTTGGAGAGGTGGGGGGATGGGCTTCAAAACCGTGGAATAATGATGTTGATTTTATATTAAAACCAACACAAGTAAATTATACTGGTAATAAACAAATATTATCAACACCATTCTTATTTTATTTTGGATTAAGACCAGGCGCAACTGCGGTTGATAAATTTATAAAATTATTTGGACCAAAAGGTGCGTTCCCATCTCAAGAATAATGGATAAAAAAAGGATTATATTACCATCTAAAAAATTTTTTGGTTCAATCAATGAAGACCAAACAATTCGTGTTGGGTTAGAGGAAACTGAGAATCTTTTAAGAGAAGGTGACAGAACAATTATTCTAAGTAACGCGGAGCTCTTTAATAAAGAAAGGAACGAAAGTAATAGCTATAAAATTCATGGTAAACTAAAAATGGTTTTTAGAAATCTTTATAGTGGTTCATCTGAATATAATCCATTATTAAAAAGACTGTATTTGGTTGGTGACGGTGGTAATAATGATTTTACAGGTTTCATACCCTACCAAGAATTTGCTTTTTTAAGAAAAGATGTGGTAAGACAAATAAACACTATACAAACTATTTCATCATTAACAACGTACAGTCCCATTTTTGCTTATTCAGGAGAAACTGAACACACCTCAATATCGTCCATACAAGCACCATATCACAATTGGAACATATACCTTTCATATGTTTATGGTCAAGACAGTGCTTATCCGATGAAATATTCATTAAGTGGTGGAACTTATTTTAGTTTTACATCAGGCGATGGAATACCTTTTAGGGTTGAAAGCAATGGTAACACATACAAGTTAACAAGTCCTGTAGAACACGGAATGTTATCGGGTGAATTTATTACACTAAGCGGAGGTAGTTTTAATAACGCGGTAAATGTCACGGGTAAAACATTCACAATTATAAGTGTTGGTGACTCAATATATAATTCTGAAAAATATGTTTTAGAAATATCTAAATCCGAATTACCCTCTGGTTCAACACTTTCAACAGTTGTTTTTGGTAAACGATGTCTTGACAGAAATGACATAACAGGTTCCACATCTAATTATTACGTTCACAAACACAAAACACTAACAGAAAGGGAAGATTATATATTAGACAAAATTGGATTTGAGTCATCTATTTGGGAAAACGAAAGAAAATTACTTTTAGAAAATAGTGCTGGTGTTTCTGATGTTTTGGTTGAAAGGAATATGATGGAATCATTAATTTATGATTTCAAAGAACCATTTGTTCTTACGGGATTAACTAATAATTTAGGTTATTTACCAACTGAAGTTTATGTAAGTACCATTTTGGCCAATAGAAACGGTTATTTTGAATACCCACCTAAAGTTGGTTGGAAATTCAATTTTCATGATACATGGGTTGACGAACATTTTAATGGTACAGGAACTACTGAAACGTCCATATTAACAAGTGGTTTCTCGAGAACGATTAGTGCAACAACCTATAATTTTACAACAGGTGTAGATTTACCTGTTGGTACAGTTTTACATGGTGCCTTTGTTGAATACAATCGTTCAGAATTAAAAGAAAGAATTATAAGTGAATCATATCACAGATTCTCTAATCCTTTATTTGTTTTTGATTATGGACAAACGGGTACAACTGTAACCTTTTCAGGTGGTTCAATGACAAACATGTATGGTCTTTATTATCAACCACACCATAGAGTAAAACTAAGACAATTGTCACCATATATTGAAACTTCAACAACAAATCAAGTATACGGATTACCACAGAATTCAAAATATTTTGAAGACGAGGCGTTATGGAAATGGAGAGATTTATACGACCATGGATTTATTGACCCTGATGGTTTCGGTACCAACTTTCCTTTTATTAATAATATACATTATGTAAAAAGTGATATTGATTTTTATTTACGAAACGAAAATATCTACAGGAATAAACAAGATAAAGTTAAGAACGTAAACAAGTTTAAATGTTAATATGAAAATTCTTGCTAAAAATAATGACCAAACAATTATAATTCCATCAAACCAAATGTTTAAAACAGATTTGGGTTGGACTGATAATGCTGAGCAGATGGAGCAAGAGATTTTATATGAAATCATCAACCCAACTGAAAATTATGAAACTGTAAGATACATACATACCGCATATGACCAAGTTTCACCGGTAACTGATAATACTTTTAACCAAACGGACATATGGTATAATTTTTATTTTTTGAATAGTTTTGGTAATTACTCACAAAATTATGAAGACGTTGGAATAACAATGGAAGAAAATTCTAAAATGTTAAAACAGTCAACAGAAAGTTTTTTCAGATTAGAGTTTTACAAAACTAATAATGACGCATCACCAAATCAAACGAATAGAAGATTGGTTTTTGCAAAGAATTTATCACTCCCTCTTGGTGAAAGAATATATTATACAGGCACACCGTCGGGAGCTACGTTACCTCTAAACGATTTTGTTTATGTCCCTGTTTTCACTGGTTCAAACTACAGAAATACGGAAAATATGTACTTTTTTTGGTTTGCGGATGATTCACCATTTGATGAAACAAATATTACGGGAAATACATTTTATATGACCGCCAAGTACTATAATGCAAAAGACGGAAGTGTTATTGATTTTGTAAATAAATCAAAAAATGTAAATGCAACAACACCGTATGCTGAAGAAGAAGATGTCTACTATAAAGTAATTATAGATAGAACAAATTATTCATACATAGTTTATGCGTATAATGGTTCATTAGGTACAAGAAAAGGAATAGTAACCGCACCAATAAATTTTTATGAAAGAAAACAATAATGGATATTAAATCACCAACAAAATACGAAATACTTAGGAAAAATATTCCTAATGTTAAATTGTATTCAAACGATGGTCCATATTGGTACAATAGTTTGGGTAGTTTAATATCGTGGTCGGAGTCTCAATATCTTGACCCTTTAGATGGTTTTATAGTGTATAACGTCACTGGTGGTACTGTTAGTAATGGATACTACATGTGGACGGGAACCACCATACCAACCAACTCTTACGGAGACGCTGGTTGTGATTTAACTTTAGAACTATATGGTTGGAACAATATTACAAAAGGGGAGGCGTATGGTGAACACATGTTACCGATATTTTTAGAAACACACGTTGACGAAATGGGTGTAATGGTTGGTTTTGATGGGGAACTTGAACAAGTTGAACAAATTTGTAACTTTTCTTATACTCAGACCGGTAACACAGTTCAGGTTTACAATACGGTGGACACGAGTAAAGTTTCTGAAATACATTTTATCGATTTTACTGTCAGTTGGGGAGACGGGACTACAAGTATTCTATCAACAACTGGAATTACCGCAACAAAAACATATTCATCCACCGGCGAAACAACCATATCAATTTCAATCAACACACCATGGAGTCAGTTTGAAACTAAAAAGAAAGTACAAGTACCTTCAAATACCACTGTCTCTAACCCATTAGGGACATTCTCCGGGTTCACAATACCATACACCAACATATCGGGTCAAAGTCAAAATTATCTAAACGATTTAGACTATAATGGAACCAACACAGGTTATACCACATTTACATATGCTGCAATTGGTAAAAGTAAAATTAGCGAATTAAAATTATACGGTTCAAATACATACTCAGGTGTAACTACAGGAGTAACAAATGGTGTGGCTTACAGTGCATACACAATTGATAATTTGTATTATCAAGATTTTGAGGATGGAATCACTACAATTACTGGTACAACATCAGGATTTACAAAAGAAGAAGTCATCAATAAGGTTATTACAAGAAATGAACATTTCTTAGGATTTATTGATGAACCAGTAATCTATTCTGACATTTTTGTTGAAAGAGGAAAACAAGGTGTAATGGAAAAAACATTACGATTATCTGAAATTGACAACACAGGTGAATTATCAATTTATGGAAACGGATATTTTAATATTAGAAAACAATAATTTTCATATTTATTATAAAAAAACATGGCAGTAGGTAGTTACGGTATAATTAGACCATCAGATGTGTCACCCGAAGACGTTGAAATTTATTTTCATTACGTTGCGGATAGAAATAGCACTTCGACTGTTACTCTTAAGAAATTAAGTTCAGCTGAAGTATTAACCCCTGTTTATCATAATTCGAACACCACGGATGATACTTCAGCACCTAATGTTGAAATCTTAGGTGGATTGTACAACTTAAAATTAACCGCATCCGATTTTGCGGATTTAGGTGTATACACACTCCATATAAGACCAAAACAAATAAGAACTTCAATTACTGATTGTGGAATTTTAGCGTCTCTACCTTCAGTTAGAGGATTGGTCATTGACTTATCCAATGTTCCTGCTGATGATAGAAATAAATTTACACCACAAGGACTTGTTGGATATAGAATTGAGTACATTAATTCATCTGACAATAAAAAAATTCCAAATTTTTATAGAATCGTAACATCTTCGTTCTACTGTACACCAATTGTTTCAAATTTAACAAGTACATCACAAAAAGCTATCAGATATCAGTATAGTGAACAGGCAACCAATTTGATGTTTTTAACAGTAACACCATCTTCAGCACCAACAAATAAACCAAATACGGTTCCATTTATTGGTGTACCATCACAAAAAATCATATTAACAAACACATATTTAAATCCCACCACAATTGAGGTAGAAATGGTTGAACATGATGCTTCAACATTGGCACATGCTCTTTATGGTAATCAAAGTAAAGCGGTTTCACAAGGTATCTATACCATCTATGACAATAATAATAACATCTATAGACAATACAATCTTTACGAAGTTAAAGACGAATTTAATGAAACATTATATGAGATTCGTGAAGAAAGAAATGACGTAGACGAAACCTTAAACTTTGATACTATAACAGAATAATGGCAAGGAGAAAAGTACCGAGTCAAGCGTCAAGCGGAGCGGAAACATTTAATGATTTCTTAGTTGGTAGACAGATAACTGATGGTTCATCTGCACTAACCAACACCGTATTTGCGCTTGATAAGTCTATCCCTGACAAAGATTCTAAAAATTTTACGAGTAACCCATTCTCTCAATTTTTAACATTAGATACGTTAAAAGAGGTTGAGGGTATTCAAACAACATCAGCAACACCAAGAAAAAAGAGAACTGACGAAGTAAGGTTTAAGGGCAACAAAAAATATGCCGATAAATCTTTATTTGGTTCGTTAACAAGTAGAATTTTAGTTTCATTAACTAGAATTATAAACAAGTTTCCGGGTGGAATTTCAATCTTATCGGACAGTCCTATAGGTGTTTCTAATTACAGTGCTAGTGGAATAACATATAACGATAGCACCAATACCACAACTTTTTACATCGAAAGAAGTAAAATATTCAATCCTTTTGATTTAGTTTTTGTTGAGCCTAATTCAGTAGTTAAACCAGAAACTGAAAACGAATTAAGAAATTTTTATTCGTCTTATACAAAATATGTTGTTGTTACAAATAACACACCATATCCAATTTTAGAATACAGCGAACCGAATACAAACAATAGAATTTACTTAAAGGTATATGGACAACCATTTACTGGTTCAACATATTCAGAAAATTTATTGATAAGACCAAACGATGGTTTAGTTGAAGAATTTTTCGAAGGGTTAGACGATTTAGAGGAATCACTTTTAAATAGAGAAACAAATCCAATTTATACTTCATCATTTAAAGTACCGAGAGATGTTCAAGACAATTCAAAAACATCTTTGGTTGATGTTGTAATAACTTGGCCAATATCTAATGATGGTTATAACATACAAATAACCGGTTTTGATTACGATTTATATGTTGGTAAATTAAAAGATATTGCTGATGAGATAGATGTGTATAAATCTAATCTAATGGTTAGATTTTTAGCCGCACCACAGTTATTTGAATTTGACACCGAAGATAAAAGAGCTGAAAGTGTATTTCAATTATATGGTCAAAGCTTTGATAGTGTAAAGAAATACATAGACAACATAGCTTATATGAGAAACGTAAGTTATGATGGAATTAATAATTTACCTGATGTACTTTTAAAAAACTTAGCAGAAAATTTAGGTTTATCAACATTAAATTTATTCGATGAAAATAGTCTAAATGATGTTTTATATTCAAGATTACAATCAAATTATGACGGAGTATCAACCGGTACGAATTTAATTGAAGCTGAGTATGAGTTTTATCGAAGATTACTTATAAATCTTGCTCACATTTATAAATCAAAAGGAACAAAATCCTCTATTGATTTCTTTTTAAAATTTTTGGGGGCACCCGAGCCTTTGATTAGGATTGATGAATACATTTATAAAGTAACGTCAATTCCATCTAGTTTTAATTTACAACAAGACATATACGATGCGATTCAAGGTAACAAAAGATATTCTTACGCCACCTTTGATAGTACAGGTTTCACATATTCTAAAGTTTACTACTCAGCGTCAACAACATTTGACAGAGAGGGTTACCCTGTAGACGAAAAAACTGGACTACCAAGAAGAGCATATAACGAAACTGAAAACATATTCTTTGGTAAAGGTTCAGGATGGTACGATATTACATTATCACACCGTACTCCACTCGTTTTAGACAGTAGTAACTCAATACTAACGGGTAACACCAAAACAATTAAAACAAAGAATAAAAACTACACATACGGAGAAGAATACTTTGATTTATATAGAACATTACCAGGTTTAGATACCGGTTATGAATTGGTTTCCGCGGTCGATAATAAAGACGGAAAACCAATTGAGGATGATTATTTATTAATTTTAAATAGAAAAAACATTGGAATTTATATCTCACCATCACGAGGTATAGATTATGATATCTTTAGACAAAGTAGAGAATTATTAATAAGTTTTGGTACAAATACTTTATTACCCCAAACAGGTAAAACTTTTGCTGAATTTTTAGACACCTTTATTCATGGACTTGTAACAAATTCTAACAAAATTCGTTACAAAAAAAATTATATTCAATTAGAAGATGTCTATAGAGATTATATATCACAAACAACAGGTTTTACACCATATAATCAAATAAATGTTATTGAATTTGTTAATAAATTATCACCTTATTGGCCACAATTAGTTGAACAATTAGTACCATCAACCACTCAATGGACCGGCGGTAATTTAATAGAAAATAACGTGTTTGGTAGACCAAAATATCAATATAGATATGATTGTCAACCATTAGAATTTATTGAGGAACTATACCCTGATTTTGAAAATGTAATTGAGGAAGATTTAGAAAATATTTTAGGTGAAGAAAATAATTTTAGAGGTTTAATAAACCTTACAGGTGTTACTTACTATCCTGTAATTGAAATTGATGGAACAGTTTATGGTGGGGCCGACTACACGGGTCTAACATCCTCTATGTATGTGATTGTTAGTGGAACAAGTAACACTTCAAACAGTGCAAAATTATTTGATGCACAACCATTTACAGGATGTACAAGTGGGGTCACCAGTGGTGATACGGTAAATCTTTCCTTAATATGTGATTATAAAGATTATCTTGAACCTGATGTTACTAAAATTAAAGAACTATGGTTATCGGCGTTATCTGTATTGATTGATGACGTAACTATTACAAGAAATAGTGCAGGGTATGAACCCTATTCTGCTTTCACGGGAACCACAGGCCAAACATATTTTTCAGAAACAATACCATTAATAAAATACACAACATACACTGATGAAAATGGTGTTGAAAAAGTTAAGTTTTCATCCGTAAAATTAGGTCCAAACGAATGTTCAGTGGTCGACTATTTTGATTATCGATTTGATGCCGATTACAAAATCACAAAAAATACAAATGGAATCAGTGTTAAAGTTTATACTGATAATACCGTTTATTGCGACTCAAACAGTGGATGTACATTAGTGAGTGATGTGTTTTTTGAAGTAATTGGATACAAAACAGGTATCCAACAAGGTTCAACATGGCCATTTAACATTTATGCTAATTGTGTAAGTGGAACAAATGAAAATGCGGATGTTTACATTCAAAAAGTTAGTGATTGTGTATATAAATTAACTGGTTTTTCAGAAAATGATGTAATAGATTTTAATATTGTAGATGCAGCAAATAAAGAAGTAAAATTCAAAATTGAAGGTCTACAACCCAAAATTGAACATGACCCATGTCCAACACCATCAGGAAAAAGTCACGTAGAATTATTTAGTATTGTTGGTTACCAAGGAACAATATCATCCCCAATTTCAGTTGTTTCAGGTGCAACATATTGTGACAATTACACAGGTTACACAATACAACCAAAAGTTGAATACAAATCAAACTTTAACTATGGTTTAAAATGTGACTCTATAGTTTTAGTAGTTGATAGCGGATTAACCATTGACAACCAAACTACAGATGACAATATTGAAAGTTATATTAGTGGTGGTACGATAAGTGGTAAAAGTGTTTGTGATTTAAATGTTGGGGAATATGTTTTATCTGCATCTTACAAACAATGTACAGAATATAGTCACCAACAAATTGTGAATGGACCTGTATCAGGGTATTCATTTACGTACAACTATCAAAAACTTGAAATTACAGACATTGAATGTTTAGCATCAATCAAGAAAAGTATCATTACAGGATTAACCCAAAATAATACTTATGAAGTTTTTGAAGTTTTACCAACAACACAACTAAGAGTTTATACAAATAGAATCATTGAAAATTTTGGAACACCTACAAATAGTGTTTACTTTTTTGACGATAGGTTCCCAGAGGAATTACAAAAAAAACCAACAGATTTTATTGAACCTTGTTGTGACCATCCGAAAGAATTATATAACCATGGGGATTATTTAATAAACAAATATGGTAAAACCATAGAAGTAATTGATGTCGACTTAAATTATTGCGATACAGGATTATACTTCAATCTAAATTTTGAATTAGACAATACACCACTAACTGATGAATTTGTTGTTGTTTTCAATGGAAATAACAGCGACCAAATTCTGATGAAACACAAATACGATAAACATCCAAATATTGGATTCAACCTCGGTCAATATTATATCGATGCCAACCATTGTCCTACAGAACCAACTAATGAGGAATTAAGTAGTTCCATTTTTGATTGTCCATGATAAAAACTGTAAAAATAGACGTTGACAATACCCGAATAAATGAGTATATTTTTATAATAAAAATAGATATAGATAAGACTGTAGATTTAAATGGCATTAATAAAAATAAACACAGGTAATTTTGATGGTGAAATTGGTGTTATCACATTTTATCCTTGTACTGGCGGTACCTTGAATTTAGGTACTGTCGTGATGCCATATTATTACGACACAAACTACTACTTAGGTACTTACTCAGTTTATTTTCCGTCACTTGATAAAACTTGTGTGGCTGAGATTCCTTGCCCTACACCTTCACCTACACCTTCACCAACACTTACACCATCATTAACACCAACACCAACAACCTTTACTTCAAATACCCCAACCCCAACAGTTACCAAAACCCCTACTGTTACACCTACGGTTACAAAAACACCTACTGTTACCCCAACCAATACTATCACTCCAACAAATACTCCTACGAATACCGTAACTCCGACTAATACTCCAACAAACGAGCCTACAGTTACCCCAACTGAAACTCCTACAGTTACTCCAACTAACACAGTAACTCCAACCAATACCCCAACAAATACCCCAACGGTTACCCCAACTGAAACTCCTACAGTTACCCCAACTAACACAGTAACTCCAACCGAATCACCAGCCAACACACCTACTGTAACTCCTACGAATACAGTTACACCAACCGAGACACCAACTGTTACTCCGACCGAAACTCCAACTGTAACCCCAACAAATACGGTAACCCCAACCAATACACCAACTGAAACACCTACCAACACCCCAACAAATACAGTTACCCCTACCGAAACTCCAACTGTAACTCCAACAAATACGGTAACCCCTACCGAAACACCTACCAATACACCAACTCATACAGTAACCCCTACCGAAACACCAACCAATACCCCAACTAATACACCGACTGAAACACCCACTAACACCCCAACAAATACTGTTACCCCAACTAATACACCAACCGAAACACCAACCGAAACACCAACCAATACCCCAACCAACACCGTAACTCCAACTGTTACCCCAACTGTTACCCCAACTGTAACTCCAACCAATACTGTTACCCCAACTAATACACCAACCGAAACACCAACCGAAACACCAACCAATACTCCAACCAACACCGTAACCCTAACCGTTACCCCTACCGAAACACCAACCAACACCCCAACTAATACTCCGACTAACACAGTAACACCAACACTGAGTCCAACCGTTACCCCTACCGAAACACCTACCAATACCCCAACCAACACCATAACACCAACTAACACTCCGACTAATACCTCAACTGTAACTCCAACCAATACTGTAACTCCAACCAATACACCCACTGTAACACAAACTGAAACACCTACCCTAACACCAACAAATACTGCAACCGTTACACCAACTCAAACCCCAACCAATACTCCTACCAATACTGTTACACCAACGGTTACCCCAACTAACACTCCAACTGTAACTCCAACAAATACGGTAGCTCCAACTAATACACCTACAAATACACCAACCGAAACACCAACAAATACCCCCACCAACACACCAACAAATACTCCCACAGAAACACCAACACTTACACCAACCAACACCGTAACCCCTACCAATACAGTCACACCAACCAATACTGTTACAGTGACTCCAACAGAAACTGTGACACCAACTAATACACCTACAAACACCCCAACTAATACACCAACAAATACGGTTACACCTACGAATACTCCAACCAACACAGTAACTCCAACAAATACTCCAACTAACACTCCAACATTAAGTCCTACCAATACCGTAACTCCTACCAACACCCCAACAAACACACCGACGAATACAGTAACTCCAACTCAGACACCTACAAATACTCCTACAAATACCGTTACACCAACCAATACCCCAACCAATACCCCAACCAACACCGTAACTCCAACAAACACTCCTACCAACACTCCTACAAACACTCCCACAAATACCGTAACTCCAACCAACACCGTAACTCCGACTAATACACCTACAAACACACCAACGAATACTGTGACTCCTACATTGAGTCCTACGGTAACACCAACTAACACCGTAACACCAACCAATACTCCAACCAATACACCTACCAATACTGTGACTCCTACATTGAGTCCTACGGTAACACCAACTAACACCGTAACACCAACCAATACTCCAACTAACACGCCGACCAACACTCCTACTAACACTGTAACACCAACATTGAGTCCAACAGTGACTCCAACCAATACAGTTACCCCCACAAACACCCCGACAAATACTGTAACTCCAACCAATACTGTAACTCCAACAAATACACCAAGTGTAACTGTGACGGTTTCACCAACACCAGCACCTTCTTGTGACATTGATTATACAATGTTACCCTCACCAACTCCAACGAGCACCCCAACACCCACCAATACTCCAACGGTAACACCAACCAACACTGTAACACCATCCGTTACATTAACCAATACTCCCACAAACACACCAACCAATACAGTAACTCCTACTAACACCCCAACTAATACACCAACAAAAACTGTTACACCAACTTTAACTCCAACAAATACTCCAACTAATACTGTAACACCAACCAATACACCAACAAACACTCCTACCAATACAGTTACTCCTACATTGAGTCCAACAGTTACTCCTACCAATACTGTTACCCCAACCAATACTCCTACCAATACCCCAACCAATACAGTTACACCTACATTGACTCCAACAGCGACCCCAACCAACACCGTAACCCCTACAAATACCCCAACATTAAGCCCCACCAATACTCCAACCAACACCGTAACCCCTACAAATACTGTAACACCAACGAATACCCCAACCAACACTCCGACAAACACCCCAACAAACACTGTAACACCAACCAACACTCCAACAAACACTGTAACACCGACCAATACTCCAACAAATACCCCTACTAATACTGCTACTCCTACAAATACACCAACTAATACTCCTACCAATACGGTAACCCCTACAAATACACCAACTAACACTCCTACCAATACGGTATCCCCAACACTGACACCTACTAACACCCCTACGAACACCGTAACACCAACAAACACACCAACTAACACACCAACTAATACTGTAACACCAACTAACACTCCTACCAACACCCCAACCAACACAGTTACTCCTACCAATACGCCAACTAATACTCCTACCAATACGGTAACGCCAACATTGAGTCCAACAGTGACTCCAACCAATACCGTTACACCAACTCAAACCCCTACAAATACCCCAACTAACACCGTAACACCAACCAATACACCTACGAATACCCCCACTAATACTCCAACAAATACCGTAACCCCAACAAACACGCCTACGAATACACCAACAGTAACCCCTACCAATACCGTAACCCCAACAAATACACCGACGGTAACTCCGACCAATACAGTCACACCAACTAATACACCAACCAACACTCCTACCAATACGGCTACCAATACAGTTACTCCTACCAATACACCCACAAATACACCAACAAATACGGTTACACCAACTAACACTCCTACTAATACTCCAACAAATACCGTAACACCGACACTGACACCTACAAATACCCCGACAAACACTCCAACCAATACAGTTACTCCAACCAATACTGTAACTCCTACCAACACCCCTACCAACACCCCAACAAATACTCCAACAAATACAGTCACCCCAACTAATACTCCAACCAATACTGTCACCCCTACCAATACTCCTACAAACACCCCCACCAATACTGTCACCCCTACCAATACTCCTACCAATACTCCTACAAATACAGTAACTCCAACTAACACCCCAACAAATACTCCAACAAATACAGTCACCCCAACCAATACTCCTACCAATACGCCCACCAATACTGTCACCCCTACCAATACTCCTACCAATACTTCTACAAATACAGTAACTCCAACTAATACTCCTACCAATACGCCTACTAATACTGTAACTCCAACCAACACCCCAACTGTAACTCCTACCAATACTGTTACACCAACAAACACTCCTACTAACACACCAACCAATACTGTTACACCAACAAACACTCCTACTAACACACCAACCAATACGGTAACTCCTACCAACACCCCAACTAACACACCAACCAATACGGTAACTCCTACCAACACCCCAACTAACACCCCAACAAATACTGTTACACCAACAAATACTCCCACCAATACCCCAACAAACACGGTGACTCCAACAAACACTCCTACTAACACCCCAACAAATACAGTAACACCAACATTGAGTCCTACAGTAACTCCTACGAACACAGTAACTCCTACAAATACTCCCACAAACACTCCGACCAACACCGTTACACCAACAAATACCCCAACCAATACCCCGACAAATACAGTAACCCCAACTAACACACCTACCAACACTCCAACTAATACAGTAACTCCCACATTAAGTCCAACTGTGACTCCTACTAATACTGTGACTCCTACAAACACTCCTACCAACACACCAACAAATACAGTTACACCTACATTGAGTCCAACAGTGACTCCAACCAGCACCGTAACCCCAACTAATACGCCAACATTAAGTCCTACCAATACTCCAACCAACACTGTTACTCCTACAAATACCGTTACACCAACCAATACACCTACCAATACCCCAACAAACACCGTAACCCCAACACTAACCCCAACTAACACTCCAACCAATACTCCTACAAATACGGTATCTCCAACCAACACCGTAACCCCAACAAATACACCAACTAACACTCCAACCAATACTCCCACCAACACTGTTACTCCAACCAACACCCCGACCAACACTCCGACTAATACAGTAACTCCTACCAATACCCCAACAAATACCCCAACAAATACAGTTACACCTACATTGAGTCCAACGGTGACTCCTACTAATACTGTAACTCCTACCAACACTCCGACCAACACACCAACCAATACTGTTACACCTACATTGAGTCCAACGGTGACTCCTACTAATACTGTTACACCCACTAACACGCCAACTAACACTCCTACTAACACTGTAACACCAACTCAGACTCCCACGAACACGCCTACAAATACAGTAACACCTACTAACACACCTACTAATACACCAACAAATACGGTAACACCAACCAACACCCCTACGAACACGCCGACTAACACCCCAACCAATACAGTCACACCAACTAATACCGTAACTCCAACAAATACGCCAACCAATACTCCTACCAATACGCCAACCAATACCGTAACACCAACTCAGACACCGACAAATACCCCAACAAAAACTGTTACACCAACATTGAGTCCGACTGTGACACCAACAAATACTGTTACTCCAACCAATACCCCCACCAATACTCCAACTAACACAGTAACCCCAACCAATACTCCAACTGTAACACCTACGAATACTGTTACACCTACAAATACACCGACGAATACACCAACCAATACGGTAACTCCAACCAACACCCCAACCAATACCCCAACTAGTACTGTTACACCAACATTAAGCCCGACACTAACACCAACCAATACAGTAACTCCAACATTGAGTCCGACTGTAACTCCAACAAGAACGGTTACACCTACTTTAACACCAACCAATACACCGACAAATACGGTAACCCCTACAAATACTCCCACCAACACCCCAACAAACACTCCAACCAATACAGTCACCCCAACAAACACCGTAACACCAACCAACACCCCCACAAACACTCCAACCAATACTCCAACAAACACCGTAACACCAACCAACACACCAACCAAGACTGTAACTCCAACCAATACCCCAACCAATACTCCAACTAATACAGTAACCCCAACTAATACACCAACCAATACTCCAACGAACACCGTAACTCCAACCAACACCCCAACCAACACTGTAACTCCAACAAATACACCTACAGTTACCCCGACTAACACAGTAACACCTACACTGAGTCCGACTGTAACCCCTACGAATACAGTTACACCAACTCAGACACCTACAAATACTCCAACTAACACCGTAACTCCTACCAACACACCAACTAACACACCAACTAACACTGTTACACCCACAAATACACCAACCAATACAGTTACTCCTACCAATACACCTACTAACACTCCAACTAACACAGTAACCCCTACCAATACCCCTACGAACACTCCTACTAATACAGTAACTCCTACAAACACCGTAACACCAACCAACACACCAACCAATACTCCAACCAACACTGTCACCCCTACATTGAGTCCTACGGTAACTCCTACGAACACAGTTACCCCTACTAACACACCGACTAAGACCGTGACTCCCACATTGAGTCCGACTGTGACTCCTACAAATACTGTTACACCAACTCAAACCCCTACGAATACACCAACTAATACAGTTACACCAACTAATACACCTACAAACACCCCAACAAATACAGTTACACCTACAAATACCCCAACTAACACTCCAACCAATACAGTAACCCCTACACTGAGTCCAACCGTAACACCAACTAATACTGTCACACCCACGAATACACCAACCAATACCCCTACGAATACTGTAACCCCTACCAACACCCCTACTAATACTCCTACAAATACGGTTACACCAACTAACACTCCAACAAGAACGGTTACACCTACTTTAACACCAACCAATACACCGACAAATACGGTAACCCCTACAAATACTCCCACCAATACCCCAACAAACACGGTGACTCCTACATTAACACCAACTGTAACTCCTACAAATACCGTAACACCAACCAATACTCCTACAAATACTCCTACTAACACAGTAACACCTACCAATACCCCTACAAACACACCAACAAACACTGTAACTCCAACTAACACCCCTACTAATACTCCGACGAATACGGTAACTCCAACCAATACCCCAACAAACACACCTACCAACACCGTAACACCTACAAATACTCCTACTAAAACTGTGACTCCCACATTGAGTCCAACAGTTACACCTACCAACACCGTAACACCTACAAATACTCCCACAAATACCCCTACTAACACAGTAACACCAACAAATACACCAACCAACACTCCAACTAATACCGTTACCCCAACTAACACACCTACAAATACACCAACAAATACTGTGACTCCTACATTGAGTCCAACAGTTACACCTACCAACACCGTAACACCTACAAATACCCCTACCAACACCCCAACAAATACAGTAACACCTACATTGAGTCCGACTGTGACTCCAACTAACACCGTTACGCCAACTAACACACCTACCAACACTCCAACTAACACCGTAACCCCTACCAGCACCCCCACAAGAACCGTTACACCTACATTAACTCCAACCAATACCCCTACTAATACCGTAACCCCAACAAATACCCCAACCAATACCCCTACTAATACCGTAACCCCAACAAATACCCCAACAAACACTCCAACTAATACCGTAACCCCAACAAATACCCCAACAAACACTCCAACTAATACCGTAACCCCTACCAACACCCCCACAAGAACCGTTACACCTACATTAACTCCAACCAACACACCAACTAATACTGTAACCCCAACCAACACTCCTACAAACACTCCAACGAATACAGTTACACCAACCAATACACCAACTAACACCCCAACCAACACTGTAACTCCAACATTGAGCCCTACAGTGACTCCCACTAATACAGTTACACCAACTAACACACCAACCAATACCCCAACCAACACCGTAACTCCAACAAACACCCCTACTAAAACTGTAACTCCCACATTGAGCCCTACGGTAACCCCAACAAACACTGTTACTCCAACCAACACCCCAACTAATACTCCAACTAATACTGTTACTCCAACCAACACCCCAACCAACACCCCAACTAATACTGTTACACCGACCAACACACCAACGAATACTATAACTCCTACTAATACTCCTACCAAAACTGTTACACCAACTCTAACCCCAACGAATACACCGACCAATACTCCTACAAACACAGTAACCCCAACCAATACCGTAACACCAACTAACACTCCAACCAACACTGTAACTCCAACTAATACACCAACCAACACCCCAACTAATACTCCGACAAACACTGTTACGCCAACCAATACACCAACAAAAACTGTCACACCAACTTTAACCCCAACCAACACCGTAACACCAACCAATACCCCGACTAATACACCTACAAATACTGTTACTCCAACTAATACACCTACAAACACTCCAACCAACACCGTAACCCCAACCAATACACCAACTAATACGGTGACTCCCACATTGAGTCCTACGGTAACTCCTACAAATACTGTAACCCCTACTAATACTCCTACCAAAACTGTTACACCAACTCTAACCCCAACGAATACTCCTACCAATACTGTAACCCCTACCAATACTCCTACCAATACTGTAACCCCTACCAATACTCCTACCAATACTCCAACAAATACTGTTACCCCAACTCAGACACCTACTAACACTCCAACGAATACAGTCACACCAACCAACACACCAACTAATACTGTAACTCCTACATTGAGTCCTACGGTAACTCCGACCAATACGGTAACCCCAACAAACACACCAACTAACACACCAACTAATACTGTAACGCCAACTAATACACCAACAAAAACTGTTACACCAACTTTAACTCCAACCAATACCCCAACTAATACTGTAACACCTACCAATACACCAACAAACACTGTTACGCCAACTTTAACTCCAACCAATACCCCGACCAATACCCCAACAAATACCGTTACTCCAACCAACACAGTTACCCCGACCAATACCCCAACTAAGACAGTCACCCCAACTCAGACTCCCACCAATACTCCAACCAATACCCCCACAAACACTGTAACTCCAACAAACACTGTTACGCCAACAAATACTCCAACTAATACGGTAACACCGACTAACACTGTAACGCCGACCAATACCGTAACCCCCACTAACACTGTAACTCCAACGAATACAGTTACACCGACCAATACTCCAACAAGAACTGTTACGCCTACCTTAACCCCTACAAATACTCCAACAAATACGGTAACTCCGACCAACACACCAACTAACACACCAACTAACACAGTTACCCCGACTAACACCCCAACCAATACGGTAACCCCTACTAACACACCTACTAATACACCAACCAAGACTGTTACTCCTACATTAACTCCTACCGTTACTCCAACGAATACAGTTACACCGACCAATACCCCGACTAATACTAATACCCCTACTAATACACCTACAAACACTCCTACTAACACAGTAACCCCAACCAATACACCAACAAAAACTGTCACACCAACTTTAACCCCAACAAATACACCGACCAACACACCAACTAATACAGTGACTCCAACCAATACTGTTACCCCAACAAACACTCCAACCAAGACTGTTACTCCTACATTAACACCAACCAACACTCCGACCAATACGGTAACCCCTACAAATACCCCAACTAACACCCCAACAAACACTGTTACGCCAACTAATACACCAACCAAGACTGTTACTCCTACATTAACTCCAACCAATACCCCTACTAATACCGTAACCCCAACAAATACCCCAACAAACACTCCAACCAATACTGTAACACCAACGAATACTGTTACCCCAACATTGAGTCCTACTAATACCCCAACTAATACTGTAACACCCACCAACACACCCACCAACACACCAACAAATACTGTTACACCAACCAATACACCAACAAAAACCGTAACACCTACATTAACACCAACAAACACTCCTACAAACACCCCAACAAATACCGTTACTCCAACCAACACCGTAACCCCAACTAACACACCAACTAATACGGTGACTCCCACCAATACCGTTACACCTACAAACACTGTTACACCTACTAATACTGTTACACCTACTAATACTGTAACACCAACTAATACACCAACCAAGACTGTAACACCTACATTAACTCCAACCAATACTCCAACAAACACCGTAACACCAACTCAGACACCGACTAATACTCCTACAAATACCGTAACTCCTACCAATACACCAACAAAAACTGTCACACCAACTTTAACTCCAACAAATACCCCAACCAATACTGTTACACCAACTCAAACCCCTACGAATACACCAACTAATACAGTTACACCAACTAACACAGTCACCCCGACCAACACACCTACCAATACCCCAACCAATACTGTTACACCTACCTTAACTCCTACAAATACTCCTACAAATACAGTAACCCCAACCAATACACCAACAAAAACCGTAACACCTACATTAACACCAACAAACACTCCTACAAACACTCCCACGAATTCCGTTACTCCTACTAATACTGTTACCCCCACTAACACCCCAACTAACACAGTAACGCCGACTAATACTGTTACTCCAACCAATACCGTAACTCCTACAAATACGGTAACCCCAACCAATACTGTAACGCCAACTAATACCCCAACCAAGACAGTTACACCAACTCAGACACCTACTAATACACCAACCAACACTGTAACACCAACTAACACACCTACCAACACTCCAACTAACACCGTAACTCCTACTAATACACCAACAAAAACTGTTACACCAACTCTAACACCAACAAATACCCCTACGAACACTGTAACTCCAACCAATACACCAACAAAAACTGTTACACCAACTTTAACTCCGACCAACACGGTAACCCCAACCAATACTCCTACTAATACTCCTACTAATACAGTAACCCCCACCAATACTCCGACCAATACGGTGACTCCCACATTGAGTCCTACAGTTACCCCTACGAACACCGTTACACCAACAAATACCCCAACCAAGACTGTAACTCCTACATTAACTCCTACAAATACCCCTACTAATACTGTAACCCCTACCAATACTCCAACTAATACACCTACTAAAACTGTCACCCCTACAGTTACTCCTACTAATACAGTTACCCCAACCAACACTCCCACAAACACTCCTACAAACACTGTAACCCCTACATTGAGTCCTACAGTTACCCCTACGAACACCGTTACACCAACAAATACCCCAACCAATACTCCGACAAATACAGTTACACCGACCAATACGCCCACAAATACTCCTACTAATACTGTTACACCCACTAACACCCCAACAAATACTCCAACAAATACAGTTACACCGACCAATACACCCACAAATACACCAACAAATACAGTTACACCGACCAACACACCAACAAAAACTGTAACACCAACTTTAACTCCAACCAATACACCCACAAATACACCAACAAATACGGTTACACCAACAAATACAGTAACCCCAACTAATACACCGACTAAGACAGTCACCCCAACCAATACCCCAACAAATACTCCAACCAACACACCAACTAACACGGTTACCCCAACCAATACTGTTACACCAACAAACACACCCACTAATACACCAACCAAGACTGTAACTCCTACATTGAGTCCTACAGTTACTCCTACTAATACAGTAACACCCACCAACACACCAACTAACACGGTTACCCCAACCAATACACCAACCAAGACTGTTACACCTACATTAACACCTACTAATACTCCGACCAATACTGTAACCCCTACATTGAGTCCTACAGTTACCCCTACGAACACCGTTACACCAACAAATACTCCTACAAACACCCCAACCAAGACTGTTACACCTACATTAACACCTACTAATACTGTTACACCTACATTAACACCAACCAATACTCCAACGAACACTCCTACCAATACTCCTACAAACACGGTAACACCAACAAACACTGTTACACCAACAAATACTCCTACAAACACTCCGACCAAGACTGTTACACCTACATTAACACCTACTAATACTCCTACGAATACTGTTACCCCAACAAATACTCCAACAAGAACTGTTACTCCTACATTAACACCGACCAATACTCCTACGAATACTGTTACCCCAACAAATACTCCAACAAATACACCTACTAATACAGTTACACCAACTAACACACCTACTAATACAGTTACACCAACCAACACCCCAACCAAGACTGTTACACCTACCTTAACTCCTACAAACACCCCAACCAATACTCCAACAAACACTGTTACGCCTACTAATACCCCGACTAATACGGTAACTCCTACAAATACCCCAACCAATACCCCAACAAATACCGTTACTCCAACTAATACACCAACAAAAACTGTTACACCAACTCTAACCCCAACAAATACTCCAACCAACACACCAACTAATACGGTTACCCCAACAAATACTGTTACCCCCACAAATACTCCAACCAAGACTGTCACCCCTACCAATACTCCTACAAACACCCCAACCAATACGGTAACTCCTACAAATACCCCAACCAATACTCCAACAAACACTGTTACGCCTACTAATACTCCGACTAATACAGTTACACCAACTCAGACACCTACTAATACACCAACAAAGACAGTTACACCAACTTTAACACCGACCAATACAGTTACACCTACATTGAGTCCTACAAATACTCCTACCAATACAGTAACACCAACAAATACACCAACTAACACCCCAACAAATACCGTTACACCAACGAATACACCAACTAACACTCCGACTAACACTGTAACCCCAACTAATACCGTAACCCCAACAAGAACACCAGCAGCTACTGTTAGTCCAACAAATACTCCAACAAATACTCCTACGAATACTGTTACACCAACCAATACACCTACCAATACACCTACTAATACTGTTACA